CTGGACGGCTGGGGTGGGTGCCGACCCTCCTTGGAGGGTCGCATATATGCTGACCGACCACCGACCACCGACCTTTGCACCCACTCTCCTCGGAGAGTGAAGCCCCACCGATGCCGACCTCATAGGAGCCGACCGCCAAACTCCATGGAGTTTGAGGGCTTAGCGGTCAGCAGTCGGCAACCGATAGAGGCCACTCCCCATGGGGAGTGGGGGCTGTATGGGGGTCGCCAGATGGGGTCGGACAGCCCTGCCCCCTAAGGGGCAGAAAAAGCAGGACGAGCCGAGAGCCGAAAGTCATGCGCGAGAGTGTTGTTAATAATTTTTAAGAGAAATTTTTCAAGAAAAATTTATTTTAAAAATTATCAACAAACCGCTTAGACCCTCATAAGAGGGTCTTCCTGCGTGGGCACCCTTTTTGCCGAACTTTGCATCGGCAATCAGCCACCGACGGCTGACCCACAAACGATAAAATTTTCAATTTTATGAAAACTCAAAATTCAGCACGTAACACCAAGGGTGTTAACACCGAGAGCAAGAACACAGTGAACAACAACGCAGCCAACTCTCCTAAGAGAGTTGTCGTAACCCGAGACGAGTATTCCGTGGTCTACGACCACGCTGTCAGCCTCGTGGTTGCCTACTCCTGTGGGCACAAGGTCGAAGACCCTCGCAAAGGCTTTGCCTTTGGTCCGGCCTCTAACGGCAGCCACACCCGTAACTACGCCAAATCTTTGATTTGGGGCTTCGCTACTAACAAAGCCCTAAAGGGCTTGAAAGCGCAGGACGGCAAGAAGGACCTTAAGGTCCTTGACGAGCTGACCGACAAGGCTAAGCGCGTTAAGATTGCAATGGCAATCTTAACGGACTGCTCCCTCGTTAAGGGCGATAGCAAAGCTATCGAGGCATCGCTCAACAAAGTTGAGCCAAAGCGCGAGCGAGTATTCGCCGAGTCAGTCCTTGCAGGACTGATGGCCGAGGAGACCAAGGCTACTGCCCCTAAGGGCAGTAAGGCCAAGAGCGAGACCAAGAAGTCTACCACCAAGGGTGGTAGCAAGTCTAAGAGCAGCAAGCCTGCCACCAAAGGTGGCAAGAAGTCGAGCAAGTAAGCCCACAAGCGAGGACGTTCACACGAAGTTTAACCCCGAGGGGGTTAAGGGCTAAACCGCCACACCCCCTCATAATTTTTTCAAAATTATGTCAAACAACACTCAGATTTTCCACATCCTGCTTAATGTCGTAGACATTAACACCCAAATCGTTCTCCCCTCCTACGAGTGGACAGGTTTAGCATCATCAGCACTTCGTGCTGAACGCAAGGCAATTCGGGGCTACAAGAGCCTTGCTCTTGCCAAGTGGAGTTACAGAATTTGCGACGAGTATCGCTTAACTGCAAAGCAGTTAAAGAGGCTCATCAACGACGGCCTCATTACCCCTCCTGACCTCTTCGAGGTCACAGTCGCTAATGTCGAAAGCGAGCCGTATATCCGACCCCCTAAAGGGGGTCAGGTCATCGGCTTTGAGACGTTCGATTGGGGCGACCAAGCCTAAAGGCTTGACAACCAACCCCATACAGCCCTCACCCCTTTGGGGTGGGGGTTTTTCGTTGCTGCCTATATAGGTGGGCGGCCAGGGGCGAAACGCAGGGGCGCAAATCGCGTGTCCACACATCGCGGGCGCGAAACGCGGGGTACAGTCTGTTTTTGTGCCCGCTTGCGTCAGGAGGAATGGTAATCGGGGGACGATGCCTGGGTGGTGCGCTGAGTGGGCGTCCACAATGGGGAGCCGAAACGTGGACGGCCACCGATGGGGCGAGGGCTGCCGATGTGGCCGCCCAATGGGGAGCCGAAACGTGGTCGGAATTGGTCGCCCAATACGCATGAGGTGGACGGCCAGAAAACCCGTGTGGTTCCAATGGGCTGCCGAAGTTTGGACGGCCACCTAACCGCGTAATGGAGGTGGACGGGGTCGGGGAAGTGGAAGCCCCTAACCGCGAGAGTTGGACGGACGGGGCCGGCCATGGTGGACGGTGGTGGACGGCTAACGTGGAGCCACAATGGACGGGGATGGTGGCCTAACGTGGAGCCAAGTGGACGCAGATCGTGGACGGCCAGCTGGACGGGGATGGTGGCCTAACCTGGTCGGCCAGGTGGTCGGGAGTGGACGCAGAACGTGGGGCCAAGTGGACGCAGAATGGCCGCCCTGTTTTGGACGGCCACCTAACCGCGAAGTGGGCAGCCATGTTGGGCGCAGATTGGGGGCCCATTATTGGGCGGACAGTGGACGGCCATATCGCCCTTGGAGATGGGCGCAGTTGGAGGCGCGTAAATTGGGCGCCCAGAGTGGGGTGGACGCTTGCGCTAAATCGCGTGTCCACACGCGCTATTTTTCAAACGTTTTTTTCACATCTTTGATGTAAAAAAAACTTAATAAAAATCGGCTCGAAAAAGTTTGGAGAACCGACGCAAAAAGCATTATATTTGCACCGAGATTTTTTAACGCCACATGGCACAAGTCAAACTTTCAAAATTTGCAATTATGGCAACACGTAACAACAAGCGCAATGGCGCACAGAACGAGAGCAAGCAGGCTGCAAGCAAGCAGCAAGTGAAGAACAACGGCAAGAGCAACAACGCTCCTGCTCCCGAGGTAGGCACCCCCGTACCCGCTAAGCTCGAAGAGCTTCAGAACCGCTACGATGAGTTCACTAAGGGTCTTAGCGAAGCTAAGAAGCAGTCGAAGAAAGCGAGCGAGAAACTTGCTAAAGCAAGCGACCTCGTTCTCAATGAGCGTTACTGCATAGCAGTAAGCCGCTTCAACATGGGCACGGCAACTGCCGAGGATATGGCAATCATCAGCAGCCGTAAGGCTGAGCAGAATGCTTCCGAGGGCTTGGCAAAGTTATTTGCCAAGGAGTACAAGGACTCCGAGGAGGTGCAGAACATGCGTAACCTCGCCAAGGGCGAGGAGGGAACCATCACCTCAGCTATAGCTGAGACGCTCCGCAACTGGACAAAGTGCTATTGCACTTTGTACAAGACAATCGGCATCTCTTCAAAGAAGAGCCTTACCCCGGCCCTCGTTAAGGACTTATGTCCTTACCTCATGGTGGCTACCGCTGACGGCCTTAAGGCCGCTACGGTCAACCGGACAGCCGTACGTAAGAACGGCAAGGCCGTTAAGGTCAACGGCAAGAGAGTGTACAAGTACACTCTTCGTGAGAAGAGCCGTTGGACCGCCTATGGTCTCTTCGAGACCTTAGAGCGCAACTTCCGTCTCGCTGACCTCTTCGCCGAGGACGAACTTAACGTTCGTCGTCAGCTGCTCGACAACCAAGTCGCAGCCCTTGCAGCCCTTAAGGCTGCTAAGGAGGCCGAGAAGTCGGACGTCCCCGAGCAGGCTACCGAGGCTGCTAATGCAGCCGACAAGTTGGCTGCTGCTGCTAAGGCAGCAGGTAAGGCAGCCAAGGAGAACATCGACACCACCACTCAGCACACCACCAAGGGTGGTGAGCTGAAGAAAGTCGCTAACGGCTAACTACCTACGGTAGGGTGTTCCCGAAAGTTGGCGGGACTGACCGATAGGTCAGAGGGGTTCGACTCCCCTGCTACCCACAATCCCACGCTTTATCGAGGCGACTGCCTCGAATGTGGCCGACGAGTTCCATCGGTTTCCCTTCGGGAAAGAGCGAAACCGAGCCACCTGCCCCTAAAGGGGAGCCTCGAAAGAGGTCGAGCCAAGTGCCCAGGATGCTCCGACCTATCGGTCGGGTGGTGGACGACAAAGGTCGTTGGTCTTACAGACCACACCCCCTAACAAGGGTGCCTGCTCTTTGATAGATTGAACAACTCGCAACCTTTGCCCCTATTGGGTGTGCTTTGCTCGGCAGGGGACTCGCACGAGAGGTCTATCAACCTCGGCGAGTGTGGACAAGGTGTAAGCAGGAAGATGCAGCCAAGTGGCAAGCGTTATAGGACGGCCATGCGTGGTGGACTCGGAATATGGCGGCCTCGTGAGAGGACGGCAAAAAGGACCCACTGCGTAGAGAGCAACCGCCAGGAAACGTAGCGCGAGTCCACATGGGGGCGGACTGAACTGCACCATAACGAGGCCAAGGGTGGACGGTGTCCCAGATGGACGCCTAATCCGAGCGAAACGGACGGCGGGAGAGACCGCAGAGGGACTGAGGGTCCATGCGCTGGGTAGTGGGTGAACACGAAAGCGGTGGGAAGTAGGAGACCTCGGCTATAGACAGCGTTGAGCCAGCCTATTGGCTGCAATGAATAGGCGGAAGAGAGACTGGAGCTATCGGGCAAAGGGTAGTGTTAGAGGCACGAAAAGCGCGGTAGAAAGGAGACCTCGACGAGCATCGAAGATGCAGTGGTATGCCAAGTTACGGGCGGTAATGCGTAACGGTGGGTGTATGATGTCCCCACTTGAAAGATGCAAAGCGTTGTATCCACGATTGGCGTCATCGTTTTGGCGGTTACTGAGCGTTACTAACCACCATGCAGACTATTGTGCGAGATTCCTATGCACGAGACGAAGCAGAAAACTTCCTATTAACGGAGGAGGAGTGTGTGATAGCGGATGGCTAATCATGCGTGTTATTATCGCGGCAATGCACCAGGTGGCGGAGTGCAACACGTGCGAGGAAACGTTTATGGGCTATTATGGGCGAAAGCTGGCGGTTCGAGTCCGCCCACTTCACTATTGAGTTTTGAGTTGCACTATGGGCGGAACGTCGGGAGACGCTGGGCACACGTTGCACGCCCATATATACGGAAAATAATAACGCATATATATAATAAGGTGTAAACTATGGCAGCTATTGTGCTACAACTGCGCCCCAAGTTCAAGGAACTTCGGGCGAACGAAACCTACTCGTATGAGCAGGTGATCGACATCCTGTGCGAGTTCGCACAGTCCCTCTACCCGGATATGGACGCAGAGTGTATCCGTGAAATCATCATCGACAATTTTTAAACTAAAAATTTGGAGGACAGAATTATGAAACAGAGAAAACAGATTACAGGTGCTATTCTGCTGGTGCTGGGGCTCGTGGTGGCTACCGGCGTGGACGTGAACGTATGGCAGGCTCCCGTGGCAGCGGCTATGCTGCTCGTGGGGGCTGCGTGGATCCAGGGTTATGGCGTGTGGCAGTTCGTGCGCCACCTCTTCGAGGACGAGAAGCGGGGCAGATACGACACTATCCGTCACCGCAGCGGCATCAAGTACAACCAGGCGGCTATCTTCGTGGGCACGGCCTGCCTCTTCATCGGCACGCCCAAGGAGTGCGAGGAGCTGACGGACGACCTGTGGCACCGAGGCGTGCAGGCGAAGCAGGTGGAGTTGACGGGCAACGAGGTGTTCGACGTGCTCTAAGGTCACACAGATTTCACAGATAACACAGATTTATAAACGTTCAAAAAACAACAAACAATTATGGCAACAAAAAGAACTAAGGCGATAGTTATCGCCATGGCCGCTATCTGCGGCACGACATCGGAGAGTATGGAAAACGTGGCTACTGCCGCATTGCGCGACATCAAGGCAGACCTCGGCAGTGACAAGACCTATAGCATCGCTACGCCCAGTCCGTTCGACCTGAACTACGACTGGCTCGGCAGCGACGACGGGGACATCTATGCGTAAACAATGGGAGGACAAGACTATGTATGACGAGACAAAGGCAAAGCTCTATGAGCGCGAAGTGGAGTTCGTAGAGACGGAGAGTAGGTTTATCAACGGCGGTCTGGGCCACACGAAAGAGGTGGCGCAGGCTATGGCGCAAGACCACCGCTATCTGGTGCAGGAACGCTTCAAGCTGATGCTGGAGTACTGGAAAGAATTAGCCAAGAACTATCGCAAGGGGCGGTATGACCCGCGCAACGAGTGGGCCTGCAGGTGTGCCGGCGTGGCTATCGACGCGCTCATCGAGAGCGGTGACCTGTATATCCCCTGGGACGAGCGTGAGGAATTTGGTATGAACACTAAAGAGGCATGAGGTATGAAAGCGAATCTTGAGAATTTAAAGGATGCTATGCAGAGGTGTGCGACGGCCCATGGGGCTAACTTCTGCGACTGGAGTGACGACGACCAACTGGCTATCGACAAGGCGAACGTGCCCGTGATGGCCGACGTGCGCATGATCTGCGAGGCATTCTTCGGGACGTTCTCGCCCCTGGACGAGGACTGGGGCTATACCGTGGTGTGGCTTCATGTGCCCTTCCTGCATGAAGTAAATGTATCGCTGCTGAACTCCGCCCTGCCTACAGGCATGGCTATGGCGGCATAAAACTATCAAAACGGAACGAATCATGAGACAACATCTGAGCAGAAAGGAGCGCGCCGCAATGGAGCGCTTCATGGAGTCGGTCGGGGCCGGGTACCCCGACGACGGAAGAAAGCGTGCCGGCCACATGACGGCATGAGTGTTTAACAACTAAAACCTTTACGACTATGGCAAAGGAAGCGATTGTAAAGCAGGTGGACGTGATGGGCCTGATGGGCGCATTGCGCACCAAGGGCGAGGCGAAGCTGAGCGACTTCGCAAAGCCTATCGAGAGCGACAACAACAACAGTATTAACGATCCAAACAGTACAATTATGGCAAATGAGACAAAGGCTGCCGACCTTATCGGCAAGGTGATTATCGTGGGCGAGAACCTCGCCACTATCGAGATTAAGAGAGTGCAGGACAACGGCATGCTGGCCTGCGAGTTCAAGCGCGGCGACGCTGCGCCTATATCCATGCCCGTGACCATCCCGAACCTGGAGGCGCAGGTGAAGCGCGGCACGTGGAAGTTCAAGGACGAGTGCCTCGCCCCCGACTCCTCTCCTACCGGCGAGGTGGAGGTGGCCGAGGTGGTGGATATCACGCCGAAGAAGCCGACTATTAAGCCTAAGGCTGAGGACAAGCCTAAGGCTGAGAAGCCGAAGAACACGGGCAAGACCAAGATCGTGGTGGCCGGTGTGCCCAAGCCAGGCGAGGTCGGGGACAAGCCTAAGGCTGCGAGTGAGCGAGAGGAGAGCGGAGCTGGCTCCGGCTCTGCCGAGTGTGAGCAGGCTCGCCCGCAGGGCAAGGGTAAGCTGACCTATTCGACCTATACGTCGAAGAAGGGCAAGACGTGCGCCAGGATATCGGGCTTCGGCGAGGACGACCCCGCCTATGTGAACGCCACGGAGATCCACGGCAGCGCGTCGTGGGAGAAGACGAAGAACGGCCAGCGCACCAACTACATCGTGTTCGGCCACCGCTATACGGAGGCTGCCAGGCAGGTGTGCGAGGCGCTCAATGCCGGCAAGAGCTTCGAGGGCTGCAAGGCTATCGTCGACGGAGCCACGGCCGAGCGCCAGCAGAAGCGCCAGCAGAAGCGCCTCACCCCCAGCCCCTCTCCGACTGGCGAGGGGAGCGAGGGCGCAAAGGGGTCAGGCACCGGTGCGTCCAAGACCTATACCCTCGACGAGGTGGCGGCGAAGCTGCGCGGCCTGCTGCCCGAGGGCGACAAGGCGACGGCCGAGGACATCAGGAAACTGCTGGAGGCGGCATGACGCTCTGCGAGCTAATGAATAGTGAATAACGAATAGTGAATAATTAACGCTGCGCTATCGGCATGACGGGCAACGACTATGGCAACGAAGAAAGAAAAGTCAAAGGGACTGCGGATGAACGACAACCAGAAGCAGAAGTATGCGGAGCTGTTCATCAATGCGCTCGACTCTATGGCGGGCGCGAAGTACAAGAAGCCGTGGGTGACGCCGCACGGAGGCCACCCCGCCAACTACAGGCACAAGAAGCCGTACAGGGGCGTGAACGACCTGTTCTTGAGCCTGCTGTGCGCCATGCGCGGCTGGAAGACGTGCTGCTTCCTGACCTTCGACCAGGTGACGGAGATGGGCCTGCAGCTGAACATGGTCTACGGCAAGGACGGCATGCCCGAGCTGAACGACAAGGGGCTGCCCGTGTTCGAGCGCCCGTTCCCCGTGGTGAAGAAGCTCATGACGGTGTGGCGCGACGGCGTAAAGCTCTCGCCCAAGGAGTACGACGAGCTCTCCGACGAGGAGAAGGAGGACTGCCACAAGGCGTTCTACAACAGGTTCTACAACGAGTTCAACCTCGAGCAGACGAACTTCGCCGAGGTCTATCCCGAGCAGTGGAAGCAGCTGACGGCCGTGCCGGAGCACGACTATGCCGAGGGCGTCAGGGACGGGGTGCTCGAGCGTATCATCATGGAGGACGGCGGCTGGCGCTGCCGCATCGAGTTCGGAGGCCAGGAGGCGTTCTACTCGCCCGGCCAGGACTATATCCGCCTGCCGGAGCGGTCGCAGTTCCTCGGCGACGAGCAGTTCTACGGCACCGCCCTGCACGAGATGGCGCACTCCACGAAGAAGGACGTGAAGCGCGACATCGGCGGCGTGTTCGGCTCGGAGGAGTATGCCCGCGAGGAGTTCGTGGCCGAGCTGACGTCGGCCTGCGTGTGCTCGATGCTCGGCATCGGCAAGCTGCTCGACGAGAACCACGTGGCCTATGTCGCCTCGTGGCGCAAGGCGCTCAAGGACGACACCGACTTCATCCCCAGCGTCATCGACTACGTTCAGACGGCCACGAACTACATCCTGCGCCACTACGACAAGGTGCAGAAGTCTATGGAGGCCGGCGAGCTGGCTATCGCAGCGTAAAAGTACGGCAGCGCACACTGCCTAACCGCGGCTGCGGGGCGGCGCGTGTTCAGGACATCCTGCCCTGACCGGCAGTCTTCGGCCTGCCTCCATCTCCGGAGGCCCGGCCGCCGACGGCTTACCCTGCCCTCCGGAGATGGAGGCGGGCGTCGTCTGCCGGCAGCAGGATGCTGTCATCGAACCGATAGAGAATTGTGCCGGCCGCCCGGCAACCCTAAAACGAAAAGGAATGATTACAAGATTCAAGCTCTGGGACGGTCGCAAGGTGACCGTGGAGCAGACGATGACGGGCTATACCGCCCAGACAGAGGGAGAGAACGAGAAGAGGCGCATCACCAGTACGGACTATATGCGCTTAGTGTTGAACGCTCAAATATGTTAGGCTATGGACGACAAGATTCTGAAGATGTTCTTTGAGAAAGAGCGGTGGGAGTATGCCATCGAGAAAGGGTGCGTCAAGGACGTGCCGAAGAACTGGCTCTACCAGCTCTGCAAGCCCGAGGTACGGGTGGCCATGTACCGGGCCATCGCCAACGGCACGTACGAGATCGCCCCGCCGCACACGGCGAGGATCCCCAAGGAGACGCCTGGCGAGTGGCGCACGGTGTACGTCAACGAGCCGGCAGACAGGGTGCTGCTGAGCATCGCGAATGATCTACTGTTCGAGCTGATGCCGGACTATGTGCATCCGAGGTGCAAGAGCTACCTGAAAGGGGTGGGTTGCGGTCGTATCGTCAGGGAGGCGAGCGCCGCTATCACGGCCACAGGGGCCACGGGGAAGATCGGCTGGAAGAGCGACCTGTCGAAGTACTTCGACTCCGTGCCCGTCGAGTATATCGACGCGGCGTTCGACGGCGTGGAGCAGCGGCACGGGGAGTCGAAGCTGGTTGACGTGCTGCGGAAGTACTACCACAGCGACCTGTATATCGACGGCCAGACGAAGCGGGTGGAGAGCAAGTACCAGTCGCTGAAGCAGGGCTGCAGCGTGGCCTCGTGGCTGGCCGACGTGATACTCTACCATATCGACGAGAGGCTCTCGCAGCTCGACGGCTACTACGTGCGCTACTCCGACGACATGCTCTTCATCGGGCCGGATGCCGGAAAGGCCATGGCCGTCCTCACGGACGAGCTGGCCAGGATGGGCATGTGCCTGAACCCCAAGAAAGTCGAGTGGCTCGACCGGGACCACTGGTTCAAGTTCCTCGGCTACTCCATCAAGGGCGAGAGCATATCGCTGAGCTCTACCCGCATCAAGACGTTCCAGAAGGAGATCGAGGCGAGGACGGTAAAGCGCAAGGGAGACAGGGGCAAGGAGTTTTTTGCCAATGCCGTCAGCAGGGTCAACCGCTATCTCTACCGCGGCGACGGGCAGGGCCACTCGTGGGCCACGCAGGTGCTCTCCGTGGTGAACGTCCGCCAGGACGTCGACACGCTGAACTGCTTCGTCATGGACTGCCTGCGCGCCGTCCATACGGGCAAGGCGAAGCTCGGCGGGCTGGGCTACGACCGGCAGGGCAGGGTAGGGTGCATCGTCCGTGGCAGGGGCAGGAATGTCAGCGCCAACCGCCGCAAGACGGGCGACACCATCGACGGCTATCTCACACTGGGATGCATGCAGAACGCCATGCGGACCTCCCGTGCTGCCTACGACACGCTGGTGAGGAGCCTCGCCCCCGGCCCCTCTCCGACCGGCGATGGGAGCGGCGGCGGAGAGGTGCTGCCGGTGTGCAGCGAGACGATAGAGGAGCTCTACGGCGTCTACAAGCACTCGATCCCGAGCGAGAGGACCATGCGCCGCACGGCGCGCTTCAAGGCGCTGCCGGAGAGCGAGCTCTCCGACGACGACATGCTCTACGGCGTGCCCCGCGAGGAAGCGGAGCGGCAGCTGGAGAAAGCACTCAAGGGCTTCTCTATCCCTGCAGGCGCAGGGTCGTGGTTCTGGCAGAGCAAGGCCGACCCCGACCTCGTGGTGCTGAAATCATGGACCAGCGCAGCGTGACGGCACGCTGCCACCCCGCACAGGGTCCGTCCGCGCAGGGCGGCACACTTCAGCAGAAGGCGTCTCTAACCAGAACCGGTAGCTTCAGTACCTCCGGGCATACCAGCGGATTCGCTGGTGTGCCAGGCGGTACTGAAGCACGTTCTGGCGAACGCCTTCAGTCATCGGACTCCTACAGTCCATGTGCCGGGCCGCAGGGCGCGGACATCTGGCGGCGCATACCGCCTCCGGCCGTCAGGGCGGAGCGATTCAGCGAAGCTGTACACGACGTCTTCTTGCGATCACCTGCAGACGGTCTGCCGACGGTCGTGCAGGTGATCTCGAGAAGACCCTTCTACAGCTTCAGTATCGGACGACTAAAGGACTATGCCGGTCCGCAAGGACGGCCGGATTTAATTGACCATTGACCATTGACCATTGGACACCGGAAATTATTAACCCATTAAACATTTTAAAGTTATGGCTACAACGAAGAAGAACGAGAGCAAGAACGCTTCCAGGAAGCAGGTTATCAACAACGCTAACGGCGAGACCAAGGTCGTGTGCCCCGTGTGCGGCACGGAGTTCGACGTGCTCGCCGAGCACGAGCACAAGGAGAGGAACGTGACGGTGCTGGGCGTGGACTCCGGCGCCGGCACCATCGTGCTGCCCGTGAGCAGGCGCGGCGAGGCCCTCGAGGCCGCCGGCGTCGACACCTCGAAGTACTTCAGCATCAAGCTCCCCACGGGCGGCGAGCAGATGATGAAGATGGGCGACGACGGCAAGGCCGTGCCCGTGACGCAGGACGACCCTATCATCAAGGCCATCCTCGGCGCCGGCACCGTGTCCAACCGCAAGCTGTTCCGCCGGTGGGTGATGTCGCAGGTGTTCCACGGCCTGCTCTACAGGTGCCGCTACTACGGCGACGGCTTCACGGGCTGGCTGAAGAGCCACGGCTATCCCTACCAGTGGGAGATGCTCGTCGAAGAGCTGCGCGTTCAGGCCACGCTCTACGGCCGTGACATGGAGAACTTCACCGCCCGCAACCGCTGGTTCGACAAGGCCCTGGCCGTCGCCATGGCCGGCGACTACATCGGGCAGCTCCGCAAGGACGCCAACTCCCGCCCGCGCCACAGGTGCAAGGGCGTGCCCTACGTCACCGTGGAGCACAAGCACTACTTCGTCGCCGACATCGAGAAGAAGCTCATCGCCCCGCTGTGGGCCTACGTCCGCGCCATCGAGAAGGCCGGGACCCCGCAGGCACTCTACGGGGCCGTGAAGGCGTTCTGGAGGGCGTGCCCCGTGAAGTCATGGAGCTACGCCCAGTGCCCGGAGTGGAAGGACGCCTACAAGGGCATGGGAGCCTATGCCGTGATGCAGAACCTACTGCGCTTCCACGGCTGCACGTTCCCCAGGGACAACGACTTCTACAGCCGCAGCCGCCGGGGTCTCGACGCCCTGGAGGAAGCCGCCAGCTGCTACGGCGACGGCGAGGGCTGGCGCCTGTTCGGCCTGATGAAGCAGATGCTGTCGGAGAACCACGTCGACATCGAGAGGAAGATGCAGCAGTGGAGCGAGGCCAAGAGGCTCCGCTGACCGGACGGCGGGGCCGCGCATACGGCCGCCCCGTGCAGGGCGACACCCGTTTCATGCAGATCAGCCTGAACGGAGATGGCCCCGTGAGACTATGCTACACGGGGCCGTTCTCCTGCGACTGATCTACGCCATCGGAGGACTACAGCGATATGCCGCTGTCGCAAGGCACGGGGCTTTCCAGTGCATAATCAATAATGCATAAGGCATAACAGGCGGCGTGCGCCGCCGCGTGCTGCCAGACGCGCGACGATTCAATGCTTCAGGATTGCAAAGCTCGAAACTCGACTCAGCCGACAGGGTACCCCCTGTGGGCTGAAGTCTCGGTTCGAGCTCTTCATCCTGATTCATATCGGGACCGTAAAGACCACGCACCATGCGCGGAGGGCAGCGCCATTGACCATTGAACTTTTGGAGCAGCGAGAACCATCGTGCTCGCACGTTTGGCCGAGTCGTGACAAAAGTCATGGAACGAAGTGACATAACATTGAACATTCCCGGCACAGGGACGGGAGGCGAGGACGGCACGCGTTCAGGCGACCGGCTCCGGAAAGCCGACGCTCAGTCCGGGTACCCGCGTGTATCAACGCGGGTACCGCCGATGAGCGTCGCCGGATGTCCGGTCGCTGTCATCAGGACGATAGAGACCATGTGCCGGGCCGTCACGGCCTCCCCTATGCAGCACAGCATACTACTACAGGCCTGCGGGACGGACACGATTCAAACCTACAGTGAGCACATGGCGGCCGCCTGGAGGCGCCGTCGTCACTGCCGAAACGACGGCGCCTCCTGGCGACCGTCACTTCTCACTGTATCTTATCGGCGACGTAAAGCCACGTGCCGGGTCCGTGAGCAGACCATCCGTCGGGAGCGTACCCTATGCTCCGCGAGGCACCCCGAGCTTCAAATTTCCATCTCACAGTTTTCCCTGGATTCCCACTGGGACACTCCCAGTCTTCATCCAGGGAAGTTGCGATGGAACTTATCGACGCACTAAAGAACTACGCCGGGGGATGCAGGGCGGAGAACAGGCTAATTGAGAATTAAGAATTGAGAGATATGGAGAAACAGAATTTCTACGGACGGATGAAGCTCCTGCACAACGAGATCGTGCTGGAGATAAAGCAGATGATGGCGATGCACCGCGTGACTGAGGTGGACCTGCTGGGCAGCAGCTGCGACCACGCCTATGTGACGGGCTGGCCCGGCGACGGCGCCGACGTGATGGAGATGGAGGTGAGCAAGGTGTATTCGGTCAACGGCGCATTCGGCGACCTGATGCTTGACGTCATCCTCGACGTCGACACCGAGGAGCTGGCCGCCCGGAACGAGAACGGCGACATCGGCGAGGCCTACCAGTGCTGGCGCGCCAACGACTTCACCCACTTCAAGCCCTGCGCCGGCATCGAGACGGTCTACGACAGCGTCTGGCAGGTGCTCGAGCAGGGGAAACGCTGACCCCTGCCCAGCAGCGGCCTTGACCTATGCTCTGATGCGACTGCGGGGACTATCTGTTGCCGTGCCACGGCAACACACTCAACAGACTGACATAATTGTAAGTTTTTGAAAGTTGAACGTTTGCGGGCTGACCGTCGTGAGGACAGGGCAGCCCTTTGAATGCATAATTCATAATGCATAATGCATAATAAAATATAACGCTTATGACAACGAAGCAGATCGAAGAGGCACTGCGCGGGAACAGGCGCGTAGTGCTCCGCGGCGACCCGTGGAAGTGGGTACGCCGGGACCTGTTCGGCGACCTGGTGGTGGTCGACGTCCGCCACAGCGGCGAGCCTGTACGAAAGGCCACACTCTCTGACAAGCGAAGAGCTACTATCATGGGCACCACGGTGCCCGCCAAGAAACATTGAACACTAAAACCCATACGACTATGGAAGAGAAGAAGAGACTTTACGACGGCACCGTGGGCATCACGGGCCGCAAGGTGACCGCCGACCGCACGGCCGACGGCGAGACAGTAACCTACACCCCGCACGGCAGCAGCGGATCCGGGCTCGGTACCAACGAGCTCGTCTACGAGCTGATGCTCATCGCCGGGCGCGACATGCTCGAGGCCGGCACGGCCCTCTACGGCGGCGACTATACCGCAGCGGAGCTGGCCGGCAAGGCCGGCTACCTGTACATGTTCACGGAGAACGGCAACCCCGGGTGGGAGGACTACAGGACCGTCCGCATCAGGACGGAGGCCTTCGACTGCTCGTTCCACGCCGGCGAGACGTTCGCCCAGATCGCGGAGTGGGAGGGCGTGATGGGCCTCCCGGCCCAGAAGTACTACAGGTTCCGCTGCGAGGGCAGGGAGATGCCCAAGGGCACGGTGCTGAAGAAGTACACCCGCTGCCACGGCTACAGGCCCGCGACGGTCTCGGTCGCGGCGGAGAACGACCGCCTCTCCCAGAACTTCAGCGTGCTGGGCCACCTGTGCCAGGCCCTGTCGGCCGAGGGCATCCGCAAGGCGATGAGCGTGCCGGCCGCCGCAAGGCTGTTCGAGGACAAGGGCTTCGAGGTGCTGGCGATGGTCAGGACGGCTATGCGCTGGAAGCTGTGGAAGGACTACGGCAACTGCGAGCGCCTGCACCGCCGCGAGGACTGGCTGAAGGGCGAGATGGGGCGCACGGACAGGACGGGCAGACGCTATAAGGAGATGGAGAAGGAGCTGCAGCTCATCCGGTGGAAGTACGCGGCACTGTCGCGGCCCATCCCCTTCGGCGAGCAGGACTTCAAGGACGGGCCGGAGTGCTACCGTCAGGTGGACGGCAAGTATGTGCAGGTGCTCGTGGACCACTGGAACGGGATGGTGGCCGGGAGCCCCATGCCGGAGTGGCCGAAGCAGGGCGACGTGGTGATGTTCAGGAACCGAGAGAACATGACGAAGAAGTACCAGGGGAAGTTCCTGTGCAAGGGGCTCGTGGCGAGCCTCTCGGCGTACGGCGACCGCATCGAGTGGCGTGCCAGCGTCAGGGTGAAAGGGTCCACGAACGAGTACTTTGCTCCGGCACTGCTGGAGCCCGCGCCGGACGACAAGAAGCCCAAGAAGGCTGCGAAGAAGACAACAGGCAAGGCGAAGCCCAAGGCTTCTACGGCTGCCGTGACACGGCAGCATACCCAACAGGCGGCACAGCCGTCCCTCGAGGAGCGACTGAGGCAGGCGCTGCTGGCCCGCCTCGCCGCGTGATACGTTGAACATTGAACATTGAACATTAAAACGATTACGGCTATGAGAAGATGTGAAGCACCCATCGACAACAAGAACCTGCTGGAGGACGCCTTCGAGGACGACGTCTTCCGCGACGGGTTCATGCAGGCCGCCGACCACCGCAGGAGGGACATGCGCCACCTGGTCGGCATCAAGGAAGTGAGGGACGACGGGGAGTTCGCCGACGTGAGCGGCATCGTGGACGTGCGGTGGTGCTACGGCGACAACTGCGTGGTGATCAGGCTGCTGGCCGTCTCCGGCGCGGCGGACACCTACGACTGGGAGGACGGCCGCAAGGCCATCTTCGACGACTACCGCAGGACGTTCAAGGCGTGGGAGGGCCCAGAGAACCCCGACCTCAGGGTGGAGTTCGGGCAGGACTGCGACACCCTGAGCGTGCTGTTCTACTGGGAGTGCGACTGACGACAACGAACCTAACGGATTATACGAACTATGAGACAGTACAGGGTATTCATCGACATTACGGTGACGAAGACTCTCAGCATCAGTGCTGAGAGTGAGGAACAGGCCAGGGAGCAGGCGCTGAAGCAGTGCCGCGAGCGGCCGGACTACTACGCCCGCGACAACGACGGCGTGATAGACGTGAGCGTGTCGGAGTGCGAAGAGGACGGGGAGCCGGACGCCCGCACGGTGATCGACAAGGCGATTGACTACGTGAAGGAGAATCTGGAGGCCGACGAGCTGGCGGAGATACGGGCACAGGTAGACCGCTCGTACCGCTACCACATGATGCCCAGCGACTGCGTGACTGGCACCGACAGGGTGATAGAGCTGCTGGGCGAGTACGGCAGGGACTACGAGGACGTTGGCGAGGACAACGCCGACTGCTGGTGGGAGCCGCACATCGACCTCGACGATATTCTATTGAGACTATAGACTACAGACTATTTTAAAACAACGGATTAAAACATTACGACTATGGAGACAAGGAAGTTCTGGTGCCACTATGTTGGCAGCGACGGCAATACGCCGAAGAGAAGAATCATGGAGCTGACGGCTATCGGCGAGCTGGTGCCCGAGCTGAATGGCGTGGGCACTACGCCGCTGTGGTATGAGCGCGAGGAAGAGGACTACTATTCGTCGCACTATGTGTATTACTACCTGTATGCCCAGCTCTCGGACAAGGTGGCGGTGACGATACAGCGCCGTCTCAGCGACCAGGATCTGGAGATGCTTCGGCTGACGGACGAAGACATCGAGCAGCGTGCCACGAACCTGTGGACGAAGGACATCGAGCGCTGCACTACCGAAGAGGCACGCAATCGTATGCAGGAGAACAAGCGATCGTGGAAAGAGAACTGTATTGAGAACCGTGAACACTACTTCGAGAGGTTGAAGATGTTGTGCAGCTTCGACGAGCTGATGATATCGGGCAGCCACTGGATCAGCAACGCCTGCCTGCGGGCTTTCATGGAAGCGGAGTCTCCTTACTGCCCCGTGCTGCAGGCCCTGCGTGAACAGAAGCTGGCCGAGCGTGAGGCCGACAGCAAGCGGCGCGAGGAGGAGCACAGGAAGCGCATGGAGGAGGAAGCGCAGAAGAAGGCCGAGGAAGCCCGCAAGGAGCGTGAGCGGCTGATCGGGGTGGCTGCCGACTTCCGCGACGGCAAGAGCATCAGCGGCGAGGACGTGGTGGAGCTGTGCCGGCGCTGCAGCATCGGCATCCATCTGCGCACCGTACATAACCTGCAGCAGGTCGTCGCCACCATCAACGGCAAGGAGGGCACCTGCCGGTACTACAGGCAGCGCGGCAAGCGCCGCCCGCAGCTCGACGGCTGCTACGAGACGGCCGGCAGGCTCTACTATCACCTGCAGGGGCACTACGACGAGCTGGTGAATTACATGAGGGCATTAAACAAACATTAAACGAATACGACTATGGGAAAGATCGTAAGACATGACTACTGCGCCATACATGGTGCGCTGAACAAGATGATCGTCGCTGAGCAGCGCGGCAGACAAACTTGTAACGGTATAATTATGCGACGAGGATAGCGCATAGAAAAGGGGAGCAGCGAGTGCTCTCCTTTACGGGCCGGTAGTGGCCGATGTCCAACCTAAAAGATTACGACCATGATCGAAGTAATTTATTTTAGGGTTTGGAAGGTTCTACTCTTCCGGATCCGAATCCGGTTGAGGTTCTTCTAAGACCTCGGGGACGGTGGTACGAACACCGCCCCTTATGGTTTTCAGCCTGCAAAGGTACGAAGAATATCTGAAACGAACAAATGTTTAACGAACTTTAAAACAATACGATTATGGCAACGAAACTACAGAGACTGCGCGACAACATCGCGGCAATAGAGTGTGCCCTGAAGGGCGAGAACAACAAGGAGGCGCTGAGGAAGTACAGCGGCTTCGGAGGGATGAACTTCATCCTGAACCCCGTGCTCGACAAGAGCAGGTGGAGCAAGGGCGACATGGCCTACTACGAGGACACGGCAAGGCTGGTGCATCTGCTGGCGGAGCACTCCCGCACCATGGAGGAGGCGTCGCGCTGGATGACGAGCCTGAAGCAGAGCGTGCTGACGGCGTTCTATACGCCGCGGGAGATTCCCGGGGCCATATTCAAGAGCATCTTCGGAAACAGGAAGGAGTACCATGCCAAGGGCTTCCTTCCCGGGACGATGCTCGACCCCGCTGCCGGCATGGGCGTGTTCGGCACGATGTGCAAGTATGTCGACACGGCCTACACGGGCAGCATCAGCGTGACCTACTTCGAGAAGGACATCCTGACGGCCACCATGCTGAAGGCCCTGCGCGGCGACGGGGGGAGCTTCGTCTATTGCGACGGCTTCGAGAACTTCCCAGGCGACGAGCTGGGCACCTACGACCTCGTGTCCACCAACGTCCCCTTCGGCGACATCGCCGTGTTCGACCCCGCCTATACGAACGGCGACAGCCAGGTGAGACGCGACGCGGCGAAGATGATCCACCGCTACTTCGTGCTCAAGGGCCTGGATGCGCTGCGCGACGGCGGCCTGCTGGCGTACATCATCACCTCGAACTATATCAACAACGACCAGGAGCAGCTGCAGGAGGCGCTGAAGCAGAGCCGCCTGATAGGGGCCTACCGCCTGCCGAACAACCTCTTCAAGGAGAACGGCACCGAGGTCGGCACCGACCTGCTGGTGCTGCAGAAGGACGTGAACAAGAAGGACCTCTCCGACGAGGAGTGCATGCTGCTGACGCCGATGGAGGTGGAGGGCTGCCCGAGCAGCCTGTACTTCCAGGTCTATCCGCTGCATGAGATCGCCACGAGCCGGACGGCCGGCACGGACGCCTACGGCAAGCCCGGACTGGTGTACTACCACGAGGACGGCGTGAAGGGCGTCGCAGACAGCCTGGAGACGATGCTGAGAATCGGGATGGAGAAGTTCGATGTCGCCATCTGGGAGAAGGGGCGTACCAAGGATGAGAGGCCGGCCGCCAAGGCAAAGTCCGGGAAGAAGCCGACGAAGCAGGAGGCCGACCTGCAGGTGCTGCACGGATGCTATCTGATGCTGTACGAGAACGAGATGAAGAGCCATACCGTTGACGAGGAGAACCGCCGTAACCTGAACGAGCTCTATCACGAGTATATCGGCATCTACGGCCATCTGAACGACAAGAAGACCCGTGATATCGCCAAGCGCCTGAATATGGTGGATGTGCTGGCGCTGGAGGTCAAGGGTGACGACGGGAAGTGGCAGAAGGCCGACATCTTCTATAAGCCCGTGGCCTTCTCCACCGAGGAGCGAACGGGACCTATGACGGCGCAGGAGGCGCTGGCAACGAGTCTGAACGACACCGGCATCGTGAACATCGGCCCGATGATCCAAATGACGGGACTGGACGAGAGCGAGCTTGTGGAGCAGCTGAGAGGAGAGATATTCTATAACCCTCTGGTGAAAGAAGAATCGACAGGCATTGCCCATCGTTGGGAAATCAAGGCGAAGTTTGTCTGCGGCAACGTGATAGAGAAACTGGCACAGATAGAGCCTATCTATGAAAAGGAGAAGGAAAAGGGTGAGAACCCATGCCTGGTGGCCGACCTTCATACGTCCGTGGAAGCCCTGCGCGCCGCCATCCCGACGCCCATCCCCTTCGAGGACCTCGACTTCAACCTCGGCGAGCGGTGGGTGGACCCGCAGGTCTATGCCGACTTCGCCTCGGAGTTCTTCTCCATGCCCGAGGACCCCGAGTGCTCGTGGCGCGGCGGTGCCGCCAAGGTGACGGTGAAGCTCGCCGTCGACCAGTACGTCGCGGCGGTCAGCGGCCCGAGCAACGAGCGCATCCGCACGCAGTACAGCGTGACCTCCGAGACCGGCAACAGGCTCGACGGCATCGACCTGCTGCAGCACGCCCTCAACGACACCACGCCGAAGCTGATGCGCTACAAGCGCAACGAGCGCGGCGCCTACGTCATGACAAGCAGCGACGAGCTGGCCAAGGAGGAGGACCCCGAGGCCGTGCAGGCCGCCAAGACGAAGATCGACGAGATACGCCAGGGCTATGCCGACTGGCTGCAGCGCCGTCCGAAGGAGTTCCGCGACAAGCTGGCCGCCAAGTACAACCGCCTGTTCAACTGCACGGTGAAGCCCGTCTATGACGGCTCGCACCTCCGTCTCGACGACGTGGACTGGAAGGGCGTCAAGGAGAAGTTCGGCTTCGACCGTCCCTACAAGTCCCAGCTCGACGCCATCTGGATGATCATCTGCCTGGGCGGCGGCGTCTGCGACCACGAGGTGGGCAGCGGCAAGACGCTGATCATGTGCGCCGCGGCCCACATCATGAAGCGCCTCGGCATGGTGCACAAGCCCATGATCATCGGCATGAAGGCCAACGTCTCGGCCATCGCCGACCTCTACCGCACGATGTACCCGCAGGACAAGGTGCTCTTCGCCACGGAGAGTGACTATTCCGCATCGAACCGCGTGGACTTCTTCAACCGCATGAAGACCGGCGACTGGAACGCTATCATCATGTCCCACGACCAGTTCGGCAAGATCCCGCAGAGCGACGCCATCCAGCAGGAGCAGCTCTACGACGCCCTCCGCCAGTGCGACGACGCCCTGGAGGCCGTCTCCGCCGCCGACGGCTACGAGATATCCTCCAAGATGCGCCGCGGCGTGGAGAAGCGCAAGGCCAACCTGAACGCGAAGCTCCTGAACCTGCAGAACACCATCCGCAACCGCAAGGACAGGGTGACGGACTTCGAGCAGATGGGCATCGACTTCCTCCTGTGCGACGAGTACCAGGTGTTCAAGAACGACGCCATCGTCACCCGCCACGACCGCGTGGCCGGGCTGGGCTGCACCGAGGGAAGCCAGCGCGCCTTCAACTTCCGCATGGCCGTCTATACGATCCAGAAGCGCCGCGACCGCGACCTCGGCGCGGTGTTCTTCTCCGGCACCGTCGTGACGAACTCCCTGACGGAGCTCTACGTGCTGTTCCGCTACCTGCGTCCCCGTGCGCTGAAGCGCCTGGGCATCACCTGCTTCGACGCCTGGGCCGCGATCTTCACGAAGAAGTCGGCGGAGTACGAGTTCTCGGTGACGAACACCATCGTCCTGAAGGAGCGCTTCCGCTACTTCATCAAGGTGCCGGAGCTGGCGATGTTCTACAACGAGGTCACCGACTTCAAGACCGCCGAGGACGTCGGCATCGACCGCCCGAGAAAGCACCCGATGCTGCTGAACATCAAGCCCACCCCCGACCAGGAGGTGTACATCAAGACCCTGATGAAGTTCGCCCAGACCGGCGACTTCTCGCTCATCGGCATCGACAACCCGACGGACGCCCAGCAGAAGGCGAAGATGCTCTATGCCACCGACCTGGCCCGCAAGATGTCGCTCGACATGCGTCTCATCGACCCGCAGTACGGCGACCACCCCAACTCCAAGGCCAGCCGCTGCGCGGAGATCGTCAAGCGCTACTACGACGCCTACGACGAGATGAAGGGCACGCAGCTCATCTTCTCTGATTTGAGCACCTGGCAGGGCAAGAGCGTCTGGTCGGTCTACGGCGCCATCCGCGACAAGCTCGTCGACGACTACGGCATCCCCGCCTCGGAGATACGCTTCATCCAGGAGGCGAAGTCCGACAGGGCCAAGCAGGAGATCATCCGCCTGACGAACGATGGAAAGGTCCGCGTGCTGTTCGGCTCTACCACGATGCTCGGCACCGGCGTCAACGCCCAGAAGCGCGTCGTCGCCGTGCACCACCTCGACACGCCGTGGCGTCCAGCCGACCTCGAGCAGCGCGACGGCCGTGCCGTCCGCAAGGGAAACGAGGTGGCCTCGGAGTATGCCGGCAACCAGGTCGACGTGATCATCTACGCCGTGGAGCGGAGCCTGGACTCCTACAAGTTCAACCTCCTTCACCTGAAGCAGGTCTTCATCAACCAGCTCAAGCGCGGCCAGCTGAACGTCCGTACCCTCGACGAGGGGGCCATGGACGAGAAGACCGGCACGAGCTTCGCCGACTACGTGAGCATCCTCTCGGGCAACACCGACATCAAGGACCGCTTCGTGCTGCAGAAGCGCATCGCCGCCCTCGAGGGAGAGCGGAAGAACTTCTACCGCGACCGCCACGCACAGGAGGCGAAGCGCGACGGCCTGCTGCACGACAACGTGCGCCACGGGCAGAACATCGCCGAGGCAGGGAAGGACTGGCAGCGGTTCACCGAGAGCCGCCGCGTGGCGGACGGCGTGACGGTGAACGACCTCCAGCTCGACAACTTCGCCACCGCCGAGCCGCAGGGCAGCGACGCATGGACGAGGGATATGGCCCGGGAGCTGTGGCGCATCGACAACGACACCGTGCTCACGCCGGGAGAGTACCGCACGATAGGCTCCGTATGCGGGTTCCCGATAGTGATGCGCACCGAGACGGCCGGCTACAGCCAGGCCGAGGGCGTGCAGCTCTACCAGAACCGCTTCATGGTGCAGGGATCGAGGATCCTGCACACCGTGAACAACGGCAAGCTGCCGCACAGCTCCTTCGCCGACACGGTGAGCTACTTCGTGGACTGCCTCGAGCTGATCCCGCAGCGCATCGCCGCCTGGGAGGAAGCCGTGAAGGCCAACCGCAGCGGCATCCGCCAGCTCGAGGAGATTATGAAGGCCGACTGGGGCAAGGACGGCATGCTCGCCGAGATGAAGCAGCAGCTGGCCCGTCTCGACGAGAAGATCGCCAGGACCGCCGGCAAGACCGAGGACGAGGTGAAGGCGCAGGCCGGGCAGGAGAAGCCCGCCGAGCTTCCCTATAAGTTCGAGCGCGACCGCGGCGACTACAGCGTGTCGTTCAAGCGCTCGCTGCTCTCGCTCGTCAGCATCGGCGAGATGCGGACGATGGCCGACGACATCAGCTACCAGAGCCGCGTCCGCGACTGGAGCGGCTGCTACGGACGGCAGGACGTGAAGCCCGACCGCGAGATAGAGGTGGTGTTCCACAACGCCAACTATCCCGACGCCTGGATCCTGAAGGCGATGGAGCTGCAGAGGCACCGCGAGAAGGACGCGTCGTGGCTCGCCGCCAAGGCCTCCGAGGACACCAGGGGCGGCACCGTCACCCAGGAGAACGAGACCGTCTTCGCCGCCCGCCTCTATCTCTCGGAGATCAGGAAGGCGGCGTGAGCACCAAGGGGCGGCGGCAGGCCGCCGTCCCGCTTCTTTGAGCCGATACGATTATTAACCCCATAAAATTTACGATTATGATTACAACAGCAAACTACATCCTCACCGCCCATGTCGGCGGCGAGAAGTACCGCTTCGAGTATGCCGAGGCAAGCATCATGTGGGAAGCCCTCGAGCAGTTCTGGCACGAGGACTATCCCGAAGTGCTGATAGACAAGGGCGGCGGGCTGTTCCCCATCGACGTGATCGCCATGGACGACGGCAAGGCCATCCGTAAGTACGAGTTCATGTTCAACGGCGTTGCCTTTGACCACTTCTTCGACAAAGGCTGGAGTGAATCGAGCACCGAACCTGGACAGCGTTATACCCTCGACCAGTTTGCCAAGGACATCGAGCGGAAGCCGGAGGACAAGCCGGACGTGAAGCAACTCACGGCCATGATGGACCGCTGGGCTGGCTTCTGCTACAACCACCCGCCATACGAAGAGGTGATACTCTGGATGGTGGGCGGCTCGAAGCAGCACTACCTCTACCAGCACTTCTGCTCGAAGTTCTCTCACCTATGCGATGTCTGCCACGACGACACGATGGGAGCATGGATGAAGTTCTACCGGTATCTCGACAGCCAATGGGCCGAGCGACTGATGCAGTATGTGTATTGCGAATGGAAGAAAACAAGTAACGACTAAAACATGTAACGACTATGACGGAACAGGAAATCATCATGCTCGGCGTGGCGATAGACACCAACGTCAAGATGCTGCTCAACGAGGAGGAAGTCTACAAGCGGAACGGCAACACCGAGGCTGTCAAGGACTGCCTCGATGAAGTCAGGAGATTCAAGGAACTGAAAGAAAAACTGGAGAATTATGGCAAAGACAATTAAGATCCGGAACAACAGGAAGAACTGCACGGAGTACCTGTACAGGCTCCGCCCGACGAGATTTATTGAAGACATCGTGTACTGCCTGAAGATGGACGAGGCAGAAGCGAAGCGTGCAAGCGACTGGCTGACGTTCATCGGCATCGCTCACGAGGTCATCGAAGTGGAAGGTAATCATTAAAGCAATACGACTATGATTGAAAACTGGATTCTGGCTATCCTCTGGATCGCAGCCGCGCTGAAGTGCGGATGGAAGTGAGCAACGGACGAACACGGAAGGACACGGACTTCCGAACCTCTCGCACCTCACAGTAGGGACTCCCTATTGTGAGGTTTTCTTTTACGACCACTAATTTTACAATCAAAACAACACGACTATGGCAAAGAGATTCACATACGGAGGCTACACCTTCGTGGAAGCCGGTACGTTCCAGGACTACGGCATCAGGAAAGGCAAGAAAGAGTTTGTAAACATCACACGCGCACTGCACTATCCCAACAGCGGGAAAGTGGCCGACGGCGACGAGCCGTTCGACTACGACGGCTTCTACAAGGCGGCAGACGGCAGCAAGGATGACATCTTCTTCTGCGAGGAGAACCTCGAGCGCTATGTACCCTGTGCAGCCGTGCTGGCTGTCTTCGACCAGACGTCACCCACAGAAGCGGTATGTGGGAGGTTCAGCCGCCGCCGTGCCAAGCGCGAGGAGCACGAGCGATTAGAGAAGCGCAGGGCACTGAAGGACGCGATGTGTATGACCGACAAGCAGCGCGAGGCACTCGACGTCCTGCGTGAGGCCGCCGTCGCCTGTTGTGAGGCAGGACTGAACTTCGCCGTGGACGGTAATGAGATGTTTGCCTTCCGTGCCGACCTGCTGGCCGACATCACCGACAACATGGTTCCGATGAACGGGCAGGAGCAGATAACCGAAGGTATGTTCCTCGCCATTGAGAACGCATGGGATGCAAGCGAAGGACTCTATGCCAACGTGAAGGAACCCTAAACAAGGAAAATTCACATTCAGAACCCTGATTTAGTGAGAATCCTACGAATACCGCAATTAAAAACAAACAAAATCGAATTATGACAACAATTATCTGCAAATTCAAGTCTGAGGGAAAGGACGTCCGCAAGACGGCCATCCTCAATGACGCGCTCAACGAACTCAGCAAGTCGATGAAGAACGAGGCTTACGACATCTACATGGAGGACTACGGAGAAGGTTACTGGTCGGTGTTCTTCGAGGGAGAACCTGGAACCCAGTACGAAGTCCAGTTCAAGTTCGATATTGAGAACAGGCAAAAGACGCTGGAGCCCATCAAGGCCGTTACATGGGGCGGCGATGATGCGGGTGTAGTCACGGACTCACAATTAGTAAGTGTCACAATAAGATAACACCTAAACAATACAACTATGGCAATACAGTATAATGGAACGACCATCGGCAGGCTGACGCTCTGCCAGGCCAGGAGAGTGAAGAACGACGACGGCAAGTACGTCGAGGTGAAGGACGAGAAGGGGCGTACGGTCTATAACGAGTACCCCATACAGATACGCGACGGCAACTGCTTCGCGATCTTCCTGCACATCTGGAAGGACCCGGAGCCGGAGGATCCCGAGCGCCCGTGGCATCACGACCTGCAGATGTTCTTCGTGGACGAGGCACACATGAAACGCTGCCTGAAAGACTACAAGCAGGGCGAGGCATTCGAGAAGGTTATCTTCGGGAAGCTGAAGAACATCCGTCTCAACATCTACTACAAGAACATGCTGACGCTGGCCAGGTACATGACCCGCGACGGCCTGAAAGTGACATGCTACTACAAGGAACCGAAAAAGAAGTAACGACAATGACAAAGCAGGAATTTATCCAGGAGGCGGCGCTGCGGATACTCGGCTCGCACTTCGCCTGCACAATGAGGGAGGTCGCCGAGAACGCCCGCCGTCTCGCAGACGAGATCTACGGGGAGCAGGCCGCGCCTTCCGGTACGGCCGGGACCGCCCCGGACCTGAGCGGGGAGCCCATAGAGCTCCTGCTGGAGGAGGTGGACAAGGTCGAGCAAGACCGCGTGGAGGACAAGATCCGGCGCCACGGGTGCCGATTCCAGAAGGGCGGCATCCACGTGCGGGTCGTGAAGGTGTTCAGCGCCTTCGACATCCGCACCGTCGGCGAGCTGCTGAAGCGGAGCAGGGGATGGTTCGCCAGGCAGCTGACCATCGGCCCGTTATGCGTGGAAACCGTCGACCGGGCGCTCGACAACCTGTACGGAATCAAAGAGTGGTAGGCTATGGACGGCATCTATGAACTGACCCTTCTGGCGGCGGACGGACGGGAGCGGCGCGTGCTCGCCTGGCTCCCCACCGACGCCTGCCGGAAGGACTTCCTCGACAAGGCCCGCCGCCGCGGGCTGGAGATTATCGAAAGCAACAATTAATTAAACGGGTTTTGCGAATTATGAAGATGAAACACGACAACACCGGGCCGCTGACCACCGGGCGGCTCATCGAGGCGGTGATGCGCTACCGCGGCATGGACTACAAGGGTCTCGGGGCGGCCATCGGCTGGCACCCGATGAACGTGTGCAAGCTGCTCAACGGCAGGAAGGACGTGACGCCCGCCATCGCCATCAGGATTGCGGACGCCCTGCGGATGTCGCCGCCGGTGATCATGCAGAGCATCAGCGTGGAGATTCTCGGCAAGCGCGACAGGAAGCAGCCATTACAGGACCCTAAAGCAACGGACCTATGAACTACCCTGACTATGTAGACCTCGAGATGCGCGAGATCCTCGACGCGCTCGGCACGGCCATCGTGCCGCAATCGAGACGAAAGGCGCGCTTCCGCACCGACTGGCGCGCGCCTTACTATTCCCGCTCCAGATACAGGAGGATATGATTTCAAACAATATAAACCCAAACGGCTATGGAGTATATCGCAACGATCATGTTCCTGCTTGCGCTCATGAAGTGCGGCTGGAAGTAAACCACAGATTAACAGATTTAACAGATTATGCTTGCAGGGTACGGAAATAATTCGTATCTTTGCAGGCAGTTACAACGAATTAAAATTTTGGAGGACTGACTATGAGAATTGAAAACGGATTTGAAGACCTGCTTGGCAGCATAGCTGCAATGGGGGCAGGGGCCTACCTCGTAGAGACCGAGGAACAGGCACAAGAACTTCTGGAATCTATCGAGGGCGCGACAATAGAGCGCGAACTTGAGGACGATGAATTCGAGACGGCAAAGCACATCCTCGACCTCGACGGTCATGACGTGGAGCGCATCTGGAGTTTTGTAAACGGCAGCGAGTTCCTCGTCTGCTTCTCAGACGATTGGTATTAGGCGGGAGGATAAGCCCGCACACATATAATATATATACGCGCGAGGGAAGGCCCTGCACCGTCTGTGGTGCGGGGCCTCCCTTTTTTGTCGCGCGCGCCCGTCATCTGTCGGGCCCCTGCTGCGGCAGCGGGTCGGCGGCGACGGAGGCGTAGCCGTCGCGGACGTGGTCGTTGAAGCGGCCGAGGAGCGCGCGGTGGTCGCCGAGCAGGTCGTCGTACCTCGCCAGCAGGTCGTCGTACTTCGCCGAGAGCGAGGCGACGGCGCTGCCGAGGCGGCCGACGTCCTCGCGCAGGGCGGCGATCTCCCTGAGCACGGCCGTGCCATTCCGGCGGTCCTTCCTTTCCGGCACGGGCTCCGGGTTCGGGTCGACGAGGATCGTGAACGGGTCGATGCCGAAGGCCTCGCAGACGGCGAGGAAGCGGACGACGGGCGTGCGCGTCTCCGACGACAGCGACCTCTGTGCGTGGCGGTAGGTCATGCCGGCGACCTCCGCGGCGCGCGTCCAGGTGGCGTCGTGCCGGTTGTTGATGTCGTCGCGCAGCGCCTCGCCGAGGTAGTAGCAGTCCGTGTACGGCTCGGCCACGTAGTCGTCTCGCTTGCCGATGACGTCGGCCTGGCCCGTGGAGAAGAGGCGGCGCACGGGGATGTGCAGGCCGTTGGCGATGGCGAGCAGGTGCTGTACGGTGATGGTGTCGGGCTTCGACGTGATGTCGTACCAGGTGGAGCGGGCGATGCCTACGGCCTTGCGGAGGTCTGCGGCCTGCATGAGCAGCACGCTGTGGAGCGCGCTCAGTAGTCGGGTGTTGAGTCTTGGTTTTTCCATAATGCTTCAAATGTTTAATATTACTTAAAACGGTATTAATACCGAGAAAAAGTTTGGTCAATTCCGAAAATACCTGTATCTTTGCAGCAAAGTTACAACTTTTTTCGGAATTAAACGCCGAAAAAGCTAATAAATAAAAGAGATGAAGCAATATTTCAGGAATTTGGCGATTGCCCTGCGGGGCGGCAACCCGTACCAGGAGGAGCTGGACAGGGTCAGGAAGGAGTACGGTCAGGCGGCCGAGAACGTGAAGCGGCTCGAGGACGCGTTCCTCGCCGCCGAGGAGAAGAAGGCGGAGGCGGAAGCCCTGCTGGACGAGTACAAGAAGGTGGCGGAGGGCGCCGACGACAGGCTCGGGAAGTGCGACGGGCTGCTGAAGGAGGCCGAAGGCAGGCTGAGGGAGAAGCAGGACCAGGTCACGAGCCTCCAGACGCTCGTAGAGAACTACCGCGACCGCCTCGAGGAGAAGGACGCGCAGATGAAGCAGATGAACGAGGAGTTCGCCAGCCTCGAGAAGGGCTACAAGAAGCGCATCGAGGGCTACAGCGAGCAGATCGCCCGCCTGCAGGCGCAGCTGGATAAGGCGAAGGCCCGCAAGGCCAAGGCCGCGCCGAAGAAGGAGCAGGCCGGGAAGGAGGCCAAGTCATGAACGGGGACGGGACGACCGGCGGCTGGCCGCGCTACAACGAGCGCTCGGCCTACACCGTCACGATACTAAACCATGTGTGGTACAGCTAACCGATTCAGCAGGCTATGGACTTCGGACAGGCAATAAGGAGGCTCCGGCAGGAGCGGAACATGACGCAGGCGCAGCTGGCGGAGCGGTGCTTCGTCTCCAACAACACCGTGAGCGCCTGGGAGACCGGCGGGTCGTACCCGCCGAAGAGCTCGGTTGAGCGGCTGTGCAGGGCCTTCGGCGTGCCGGTGGCCTACTTCGTGCTGGAGAGCATCGAGGACTGCGACGTCCCCGGGAAGAACCGCGACACGTACATCGCGCTGCTGAGCCCGTTGCGCAACCTCTTACTTGACAGGGAACCGTGAGCGACAACCGTATAGACACACTCAACGCCGTACCGCTGACCGAGGTCATGAGAGGGTGGGGCCACGTCGCCAGGCGCGACGGCGACCACTCCGCGTCGTACCTCTGCCCGTGGCACGACGACCACCGTCCGTCGCTGGTGGTGGACAAGCAGCCCCGCAAGGGGGCCGACGACCTCGGCTTCAAGTGCTTCGCCTGCGGCCAGGAGGGCTACGGGGCGGTCCAGCTGGCGGCGAGGCTCATGGGCCTGCCCGCAGGCAGGGTGCCCGCGGAGGACCTCCCGCGCGTCCTGGCCGAGCTGGAGACGCGCTGCGACGTGGAGCTGCCCCCGGAGGAGGGGGAGAGGAAGCGCTACGACACCCTCCGCACGTCGCTCGTGGGCTGGGCGGACTTCTGCAGGGACGAGCCGCAGTACGCCGGCATGGCCGACGGCGAGGCGCGCTTCGAGCGCGGCGAGTGGACCGAGGAGGGGCTGCGGGCCCTGGGCCTGAAGGTTGAGCTGGCGAGCCGCAGGGCCAGGAAGAAGGACACGGACGGACAGGGGGAGGCCGCCGAGATCAGGACCGGCGACCTGCTCACGCAGTTCGACCCCGACACCGGCGAGGCGCTGTACCGCTGCTCTTTCGGCAGGGACTTCTACCGCGGCCCGCAGAAGGCGGAGACCCGCACGATAGCGCAGTGGGGCGGGGAGATAGAAAGGACGTTCGGCGTGGAGCCCGTCGCCCGCTTCCTGAAGCGCATCACCCCGGAGAAGGGCGGCGCCGCCGTGCGCGTCGTCCGCGCCACGGGGAACTACCCCATATTCATGTTCCGCTACCCGTGGGGCGTGAAGAAGTACGAGCCGCGCGACGTCTACGGCAACAAGTGGACGTGGTTCAACGTCAGCGAGGACGCCGACCTCTACCACCAGTGGTATGCCGACGCGGCGCTGGCCGACGCCCTGGAGGGCGCCGTGCCGGAGCAGGACGAGCGCCACCCCTTCGAGTTCGTGAAGGACAAGGACGGCAAGGACACCAGGAGGGTCCGCTTCTCGCGCGTGGTGCTCTGCAGCGGCCCCCGCGACGCCGTCGCCGTGTTCTCGCACAGCGACGCCCACGTCGTCTGGCTGCACTCCGAGCAGGCCGGATTCGACCGCAAGGGCGGCAACGTCCGCCCGAACCGCTGGCTCAGGGCGCTCGTCCGCAAGCTGCTCTCCGTCACCGCCGAGGGCGGGCTTTACGTCTGCTACGACGAGGACGCCACGGGCCTGGCCGCCTCGCAGGCCATCGCCCTGAACTCCCCGCAGGTGCGCTGGCTCCGCCTCCCCAGGGAGCTCGGGCAGGTACGGTGCGGGCAGAAGCCCCTGAAGGACGTGACGGACTTCGTCACCCGCTTCGCCGAGGTGGAGTCGGGGATGCCGGCCGAGGTGCAGCACGACGACCCCGTGGAGTGGTTCGAGAACGCGCTCTTCGACACGCCGACGTGCAAGTTCTGGCAGTTCGAGTCCGCCCGCAAGGAGGAGGACGGCACGACGCGCAACCGCTACAAGTTCGACCTGAGGAACACCCCCGTGTTCCTCCGTGCCCGCGGCATGGTCCGCAGGGTCGTGCAGCAGGGCAAGGAGTCCTACTCCCGCTACTTCCTCCTGGGCAACGACAACCTCTACGCCGAGGTGTTCCCCGGCGCGAAGGGCAGCGGCAGCAGGCTCGTGGCACAGGCCCGCGAGCTCATGGCCGAGTGGCTCCGCGCGCACAAGGAGTGCAACGACGAGAAGGGCGCCCTGTCGCGCGCCGTCTTCTCCGCGAAGCTGGAGCAGGGCGTCATGGAGTCCATCGAGCAGGTGGACTTCGACGACAAGTCCTTCGGCGAGGACTTCGACCACTTCTTCTTCCGCAACTGCGCCGTGCGCGTGACGAAGGACGACATCAGGTGCGTGCCCTACTCGCAGATGAAGTGGTGGACGAACTCCGAGGCGGTCCTCGACGGCGACTTCACGCCGCTGAAGCGGGCGTGGCACGTGGAGCTGAACCCGCTCTACCCCGCGGAGCTGGAGAAGCACGAGGCGATCCTGGAGGCCGCCGCCACCAGGGAGGAGCGCGAGCAGGAGAACATGCGGTGGGACTCGTGGGCCACGCTGTGGAAGTACCGCCTCGTGACGGAGCTCCCCGCCGGGGAGATGCCCGTGCACTTCCGCTTCTTCTACAACCTGGCCCGCATCTTCTGGGAGAAGGAGGCGGCGGGGCAGGGGCTGACGGCCGCCGAGCGCCAGGTGCAGGACATGTACTTCATCGCCATGTGCCACGCCCTCGGCAGCGCGCTGGTGCGCCACCGCTCGGCCAACCGCCAGCAGTTCATACACATCACCGACAACGGCACGCGCCGCGAGGACCTGGCGTCGGGAGGCACGGGCAAGACCGCCGTCCTGGAGATGCTGGGGCTGGTGCGCCGCGTGCTCTCCATCGACGGCAAGAGCCTCGAGGGCGGCAACATCGTCCTGGAGCAGGAGCTGGGCAAGATCGTGCCCGGCATCCACACCGTCGTATGCCTCGACGAGCTCCCCGACCGCTTCTCGCCGAAGAAGCTGTACAACTACCCGCTCAGCGTCACCTCGCGCGGCCTCTACGAGGGAAGCGTGAAGCTGACCGGCGACGACCTGCCGAAGCTCGTCATCGCCTCGAACGAGCAGATAGACACCTCCTCCGACTCGACGAGCCGCCGCGACTACGAGGTGCTCGTCGGCGACTGGTACCACCCGCGCTCGACGGACGGCTCGCGCCCCGCCCACACCCCTGCGGACGACTTCCGCGGGGAGGGCGTCAAGGAGGTGGCCCGCAACCTGAAGGCCCCGGTGCTCAACGAGGCGCGCAACCACATGCTCTGCTGCGTGCAGCTGTTCCTGCAGCTGCCGGAGGAGACGATACGCCCGCCGAAGGACTCGCGGGCGCTGCTGCGCCAGGCGCTGGCCGCCTCGAGGGACGAGGAGTTCACGCGGTGGATCGACGGCTACCTGAGGGACAGGCGCCACCTCGGCATACCCATCGCCAAGCGCGAGCTGGCGTACTCGCTGCTCGACTACTGCGGCACCGTCATCGGCAGGAAGACCCTCACCGCCGCGCTGAAGCGCATCCGCGAGAACCTGCCGGACTACATGCGCTCCAGCGTCTACGTGTGCAACCCGAGGAGGGTGCTGCTGACCCAGACCGACGAGGACAGGGGCTTCCGCCGCTGCGCCGCCTGGGCCCACCAGGAGAACCCCGACGGCACGCTGAAGACGGACGCCGACGGCAACCGCCTGCCGCGCGTGCTCGTCAAGAAGGCGCCCTACCAGGACGTGTTCTACTTCTACCGTAAGGGCACCATACCCCGCCACAAGTACAGCGAGGCCCACGTCGGCGACCCGGACTACGTCCAGCCCGCCCCGGAGAGGGACCCCGAGGCGGACGGATAGGAACAGACCGCGCGGGGCGCCGCGCATCTTTAATTATCTTTATTTTAGTCATAGGTATTATTAATGGTTTTTTCCCGGCCTCACGCGAGTGCCGCCGGGTTTTGAAAAAAGAGAAAGGGAACGTCAATGAAAAGGATACAGAAGGTTCAGGTCATCGTCAGGTCGTGCCTCACCGGCGTGGCCGTGTGGGTCTACCGCGGCGCCTCCGAGGAAGCGGCGCGGATCGCCTACTGGCGCGCCTGCCAGAAGGAGCTGGAGCGCGTCAGGCAGTGGCCGGAGACCGTGGAGCGGCGCAGGGCCGCCATCATGCGGGTGCTCGCCGAGGTCACGGAGGGGCTGCCCGTCACCGCGGAGATGCCGCCGGGGAAGCGGCGGTTCGCGAAATGCCTGCTGGCGCAGGCGGAGAGGAAGCTGCCCGCCGGGGGCGAGTTCTACGACCACATCATGGAGACGCGCCGGCGGCGCGAGGAGGACCGCCGGATCCGCCAGGCGATGCGCGAGCGGGAAAAGGAGCGGAATACCGATTATGATAAATAGGAGACAGTGACATGGCAAAGAGGAACGACCACGTGACGGCCGACGGCGTGATAGCGCAGGCCGTGGGATACGAGAACTTCAGGGTGACGCTGGCCAACGGCATGGAGATACTCGCCAGGGTGAGCGGGCAGATGCGCCTGCACCGCATCAGGCTCCTGGCGGGCGACAGGGTCAGGGTCGAGATGTCGCCGTACGACCTGACCAGGGGGATGATAACATACAGGTACAAGACGGGGAGGTGAGGATATGACCGACAACGAGACCATACTGTTCTGGCGGTTCCTCGACGACAAGGGGATGAGGAAGAACTACGAGTTCTTCTACGCCAACCACCGCTTCGACGGGCGGGACGTCGGCGCGTTTCTCGCGCAGGTGCCCGCCGAGGACGCCATCCTGACGGCCTTCGACCTGGCCGCCGCGCCGAACAGCATCTTCGGCCCGAAGTACTGGCTGACGCTCAACGAGAAGTGGTTCCGCCGGCTGGAGGAGTACCGCGCCGACGGGAAAATGATCGAGGCGGCGACCGTCATCTGCGGCCACTGCGGGCGCGTGCTGCCCCGCTCGGCGTTCGCCTACACCACGAAGGGGCAGCTGCACAAGCACTGCCGCGAGTGCGAGAGCGGCGCCTGGGACCGCCAGCGCAGGGAGCAGGAGGAGAAGGCCAGGGAGAAGGAGCGGCAGGAGATGGAGGTGAAGGCGCTCGAGGCGGAGATCGCCGAGAGGAAGGCCAGGCTCGACAGCCTGTCCGCGGCCGCCGGCGACACGGCGGGGACCGTCCCCGCCGCGGAGCCCGCAGGCACGGACGAAAAGCCCGCCGACGACGCCGCCTCCAGGAGCATCCCGAAGCTCGGCGAGCACGACGCCACGCTGCACTACAGGCCCGAGACGCGGAAGATCGTCTTCAACGCCGTCCTCTCCGCCTACGTCCATACCGCCGGGCTGACGAAGTGCTACCTCTCCACCGACCGCGACGGCCGCCAGTTCCTCGTCTTCAACGGCGCCGAGGGCGCGAACGTCACGTGGGTCTCCACGAGGACCTCCCGCCTGGCGCAGGTCTGCTCCACCGCCCACGTCCGCCAGATCGCCGAGCGCTTCCGCCTGGCCGCCGGGGACATCTACTATCTCCACATAACGAGGAACCTCTCGAAGACCCCGGACGTCATCAACGTAGAGGTCAAGCAGGTGCACACCCGCGAGGAGTTCGCCGCCATCGCCGCCCGCCGCGAGGAGGAGAAGGCGAAGGGGCGCCCCGTCCCCGGCGGGGACGTGCCGGAGTACGAGGATCCCGCGGACGCGGCGCCGCTCATCGACTTCAGCGGGGAGGCGGAGCCCGAGGAGCAGCAGCCGGAGCCGAAGCCGGACGTGCGGATCGTCACGAACGCCGCGCCGGGCCAGTCGCTGATGATACCCCTCTCCGGCAGGAAGCCCGCCGACCTCCTGCAGCAGCTCGTAGACCGCAACCACCTCACGGAGCGCGACATCGCGAAGTTCCTCTACGACAGGGGATGGAAGCTCCAGCAGCCCGTGGTGGTGAAGACCCACAAGAAATTCAAGGCATAGGACATGGAAGAGAACAAGGACATACAGCGGCAGCCAGCCGCCGAGACAGCAGACGAGGCGATCCGCGGGACGCTACGCCCGCAGGACGACGTGCCGCAGGAGGTCATAGAGCGCTATATGATACGCGACTACCAGAGGATGTACAACACCTGGTGGGAGTACCGCGAGCTGGCGGGCCTGACCGCCAACCAGATCGACGGGCGTGCCCGCCAGCTCATCAGGAAGAGAAGGAAGGACGACTACGTCGTCGCCGACCTGCAGCTGAAGCTGGACGGGAAGAGCCGGAAGATCACGGAGATGTACGACTGGCTGAAGCAGAGGGACGCGCTGGTCGGCAGCCTGCGGGAGCACTGCGAGAAGCAGCGCGCCTGCATCGCCGCCTGCGAGAAGACCATCAGGGCGCAGCGCATGCAGATACAGTCGCTGCTCGGCCACATCGGCGGCGGCGGGGAGGGCTACGAGGCGCTCGCCGGCTGCGACTCCTCGTGGGACACGGAGCGGTGGAAGGAGGCGATGGTGAACGCCAACGCCGTGCAGGTACAGCTCGGCGAGCTGAACGACGACATCATGCAGCAGCCGCTCGACGAGGGCGTGAGGCAGGCGATCCTCGCCGCCGTCCAGGTCGTCCGCCGCCATGCCCGCCGGGCCTACAACCGCACCGTCCGCATCGCCTCGCCGCTCCTGCGCAGGGAGTTCGCCGCGGAGGCCCTGCCGGAGGACGGAGACGGAGAAGAATAACAACAACAACGAAGGAAGGATATGGTATTAGGAAGCCACAACTCATGGAGCTACCTGCCGCCCCGGCGGTGGTGGATGCGACCGATAGCCTTCATGGCGAAATGCCAGAGGGCTGACATACGCACGCAGTACGAGAAGTACGGCGTAAGATGCTTCGACCTCCGCGTGAGGTTCGACAAGTACGGCCTGGGCATCGTGGCCCACGGCATCGTGGAGTACTGCTTCACCGCCCCGAAGGTCTACGAGGACCTGGCATGGCTCGACGGCAAGGGCGACGTCTATGTGAGGGTCATCCACGAGGTGAGGACGGCGAAGCAGTACAAGAACCGGCATCTCGACACGTTCCGTTGCTTCTGCCAAGACATCGAGGACACATACAAAGGCATCCGCTTCTGGTGCGGCCGTAATCTCTTATGCTGGGGCTACGACTATCACTTCAAGGGCCTGGAGCCTACCTGCGGGGAGAAATATGCCTCGGTCTGCCCGCCGAGGAAGGTCGACGACTGGTGGCCGTGGCTCTTCGCCTGGAGGAAGAACCGCGACATCCTCGCCGCCGGCACGAAGAAGGACATCCTGCTGATAGATTTCGTGGACATCAAATAACATACGACTATGGCGACAAGCAACATCTGCAGGGGCGAGCAGTGCCCCGTGAAGCAGCAGTGCCTCAGGCACAGGCAGTGGGTCAGGACGGTGCAGGGCGGCGAGACCCGCCCGAAGTGCATCGCGAAGTGCCCCGACGGCAAGTGGTTCACGCGCGACGACAGCCGCGTCCAGCGAGTAACGGCACGCAGGCATGGATCCTAAGAAGACGTTCCCCGCGCCGCCCGCCTCGTGGAGCGGGCTCTCCTGGCGGCAGCTCTGCTGCTGCTGGCAGGCGAAGATGCGCTACGGCGGCAACGCCGACGTGGCCAGGGCGGCTGCGCTTCTGGCGCTGCTGGGGCTGGAGGTCAGGGACCTGGAGCCGGGATCCGGGAGCCGGGAGACTGGCGAGGCCGTCTACACGCTGGCCGACGCCGGCGGCGGCCTCTGGACGGTCACGCCGCGCGAGCTGTCGCAGGCGGCGAAGGCCGCCCTGCCGTGGTTCGACTTCCCCTACGGCGACCCCGGCGACGAGGCCGTGAGGGACGAGAAGGGGAAGGTGGTGAAGGAGGCCCGCGACCCCGTTCGCGGGTACGTCAACCCCCACTGGAAGGGCGACGCGATGATGCTCCCGGAGGAGACGGTGAGGGTCGGGCGGCGGAGGTTCGCCCTGCCGCAGGTCGCCTGTAACAACCTCACGTGGCAGCAGTACAGGAGCCTTCAGGCCATATCCCCGCAGCTCTTCCAGGAGGGGCTGACGGAGGAGCAGGCGCTTGACCTGCAGGCGCAGTTCCTCTCCCACTCGCTCGTGCCCCGTTCGCTGGCCCTGCTCGACACCAGCGGCAGCTCCGTCCGCCTCCGCCCGCACTGGGCGTACACCTACGATGCCGCCCGCGCCGATGGGCTGGCGGGGTTCTGGAAGAGGCAGCTCCGCCGCGACGCGGCCGTGCTCTACCACATCTGCCTGCAGTGCTACCAGACCGCCCTCACCTACTATGCCGCCGTCTATCCCCTGCTCTTCTCCGACGAGGGTAAGAAGGACACGATGCGCGACGCGCTGCAGGGCGAGGTGGGCACCATCAACGCCGTGATGAAGTACGCGGGCTACGCCGAGCAGCAGCAGGTCTACGACTCCAACCTCCCGTTCATCCTCGACATCCTGAACACGATGGCGAAGGATGCCAAGCAGATAGAGGCGCTGAACGCGAAGATCAGGAATGGGAAGAGATGACGATTCAGGTGCGGAAGGCCTGCAGGCGGCGCAGCAGGCAGGCGGCATCAGGCCGCTTAGGCGAGCGAGGGTTCGAGTCCCTGCCGTACCACTATGCGCGGCGGCGCAGAAATAGCGCAGTCCCCCGGGGCTGCATGTGAGAGTGACATTATTGAACAACGTTAATTCTACAAACGCCTCGGTCAAGGAGAGGCGGGCGGGTGCAAATCCCGTTTAGGAAGCAACGGTACTGTATCGCAAACGGGCAATAAACGTCTTGCGGTTTCAGGCGTTCCGGAATAATGCTACGCTATTGACTTATCCTCAAAGGTCACACCGGCGGTGTTCAACGACGAGTGGACCGGTACTTTGGTAGCCGGAAAGACGGCACCCCTGCGGCCTCACATCCGCAGGTTTTGAAGAGACGACGGTAAAGGAACGAGATATGACAGAGAAGGAACGAAACGACAAGGCGTGCCAGGCCTGCGAGGCATTCACGGCACTGACGTTCAGGGAGGCGGTGGCCGGCGGCATCGACACCGGCATCGCCCGCGAGATGGCGAAGGTCGTCGGCACGGCACGACGGTCGACTACGAGGCGTGCGCCGTGGACGGCACGAAGATTATGGACGTGTTCGAGACAGGGAAGGAGGGCTGACCATGGGCGGCAAGGTATCAGGCATCAGCCCGGATTTCCTGGAGTCCCTGACGGGGACCCGTCCGTGCGAGGGCTGCCCGCTCCAGGAGGGCACCGACCTGGCGGCGAGAGCCGCCGCCGCCGAGCGCGCAGGCATCGGAAGGGCGGTGTGGAAGGACGGCCAGATCACGGAAGCCCAGATCCTGCCGCTACGGCATGACAGGGTGACGGCCCTCACATACATCCTGGAGAAGGGCCCGCGGGGGCTTTCTATCAAACAGATGTGCCTCTCCCGGGACCTCGACGAGCACAAGGTGAAGGTCTACCTGCGCAGCCGTCCCGACGAAGGCGCACCGTGGGGCGCCGGCGGCGGATGGGAGCTGAAGTATACGGTGGAGGTGCCATACTAAGCAGGGGCGTCAAACAGAAAAGGAAACGATAATGGATAAAGACGGAAACAGCGCGATGCTCAGGCAGCTGGAAGGGGCGAGGGATGCATTCCTCGCCTCGCACCCGGACAGGCTAAGGGGCTATTACGGTCTGTTAAGGAAATACAGAAAGGGAAAGGACGAGAATGAACGAACTTAAAATGTTGTGATATGGATTATAGATATACAAGAATTTGGAGAGTAGAGCATAAACTTGTTGTCGCTAACACAATAGAAGAAGCAATAGAAGTTTACAAAACTTGGGCTGATTCTGTGGATAATGGAATACCAACTGATATTACTACCATAAAAGCTGTTGGTGATAACCAAATTCCAGAGAACTTCGATGCTTTAATTAAATATTAATATAATTATGGATTACAAAGAAAAGTGTGAAAAGGCTTTAAAAATTGCTCGTAAATTATATAACGAGGCAAAAGCCAATGAATATACATTAGATATGGAAGATTATGAGTCTATCTTCCCCGAACTCAAAGAGAATGAGGATGAGAGTTGGTTTAAAGAAATAGAACTCATGTGTTTAAATTTCAGTAATGATACTGATTATAGAGAAAAATTTTTCACTTGGCTCAAAAATATCAAAGACAGAGTACAACCAAAGCAAGAGTGGAGTGAAGAGGATGAAAGAATATTTAGCAATATAAATCTTTATATAAGAAAGGCTGGTAATTATCCGCATTTTGATAAAGAAAATATAAAAGAAGCAATAAAATGGCTCAAATCCTTTAAAGACAGAGTTCTGCCACAGCAAAAGCAGGAGTGGAGCGATGAGGATAATATTATGGTAGAAAATATCAGAAATAGTTTTGGACTTCATTGCGGTCAAATGACAGAGGCTCTTAAAGAACAGTATGATAAATTTTTTAATAAGGTCAAATCCCTCCGTCCTAAGTCCAATTGGAAGCCGAGTGATGAGCAGATGAGAATACTTGATTTAGCAATTAGATGTGGAATCAACAGAGGTACTACGGAAGAAACCACCTTAGTCTCGCTATTCAATGATTTAAAGAAATTAAGAGAGGGGTAATCATGGCATTTAAAATTGGTGACATAGTCATGAGAATGGACGGTGACAAAAGGCCACATAAGATTGTGGACATAACAGTCCATAACCCTCTTAATCATAATGAGCACACTTTCTTTATGTACCATTATGAGGATGGAGGAAGCGATGTAAGCGATTGGAGTTATTTGAAATTGTATGATGGTAAATATAAAAGAATAAAATTATGAGAGTAAACGAAGCACCAGAGAAGATTTATCTGTCGCCAATTACTCTTGAAGAAGTAAAAAAAAATGTCATAACAAGACCTACTGATTCAAGAGATATTGAGTACACCCGTACTGATGCCTTTATTGAGAAGGCTTGCGAGTGGTTAGAACCAGTACTGAAAAATTATGCGGGATATTATGTAGGTGAAGACATCTTAGAAGATTTCAAAGACTATATGAAAGGAGAGTAAGATATGAAATGTCCAAACTGTGGTGGTGAACTTAAAGAAACAGAGGGCGTTGCTTATGGTGGCAAACACTCATATTACTGTATAGTATGTGGTTATAAAAAATGGTTATATAAACAAGATTGATTATGGAACAGTATATAAAGAAATCCGCTATAATAGCGGAGATAGAGAGATTAAAAAACACAAGTCTTGAATATGGCTATAATACTATGCAAAAGGTATTAGCAGATTCTGGTAAAGATATATCTCTTGGACAATTGCAATATTTCCTCGACACACTTGAAGTGAAAGAGGTGGACTTTGAGAAAAAGAAAATAGAATGGATAGAACAATTATGCAAATACTTTAAAGCAAATTATTTGTATGTTAGTGGGCATGAAAGTTTTATATCCGATTTCCGTAGATATGCAAAGAATTTAAAATAAAGCACAGAAAGAAGAATAGTTATGGCACAATTTATTAGGTTATATACTCAAGGCAGACGTGGTGAGATAATGGTCAATGTTGACGAAATCAGCTCTTGTCACATAGAAGGCGGTTTTAGCTACACAGTCTATATACTTATCCTTAAAAACGGAACAAAGTACAATTTAAATGCGGAATCGTATAACAAAGTTACTAACTTAATAGGAGAATAGTATGAAAGACAAGGTAGAATTGATTCGCAAAGAGATTGAAAGGCGAATAAACAAACTTAATAAGCCGTTTTATACGCCAGATACTCCTTGCGGTATTGCATTACAGACATATAAAGAAATGCTTTCTTTTATCGACTCCTTGCCCGAAGAGCGACCAGTGCCTATATCTCCTGCTGATGTCGGGTTTGAAGCGCTTGGTAAAGCATGGGATGAAAAAGCTAGGAGAGAGCTGGAGGATGAAGAATTGAAAAAAGAGATAAAAGTCTTCTTAGATAAGACAGGTGCTCCTTTCTATTGGGCTGGGGACGAAGAACAGCTTGAATGGCTTGAGATTATTGCAAAGCATTTTGCTAACTGGAAAAAGCGGCTGATGGCGAAGGAGGCTATTAACGGGGAGGTGTTTGATAGCTACGACAAAGATATATGCCAACACCATTTGGAATTGTTAGTTGATATTCCTAAGCAATACAAAGATGGCGACAAGGTTAAACTGATAATCATTAAGGAGGAATAGCTATGGCAGCACAGTTTTTTGAAAGGGTCTTAGAGAGGTTCGGCTGGGTAGACTATGTCTTTCTGGCTTTAATTGCATTCCTTATTGTCTACGGCCTGTATTGGGACAAGGACTATTATTAGGAAGTATTGGGAAGTATTTTGGAAGTAATTGGGAACTATGACATTTGAAGAAGTAAAACAAGCGGCACAAGTATTTAACCGCATTAACAGCATTCGCAGCTACGTGACGAAGGAACGCTTCGCAATGGTTGCACAAACCCGATTCGGCATTGACGATGAGGACGTGATTGACGTGATGTATGGTATGTTGCACATGACACCGCGAATGGTGTACTACATCGCCAACTTCGGAGAGCAGGACATGCACGAGCCGAAGCGCATCAAGCATCTGCCAAAGGCTATCGAGATAGCGGAATCTGCCTACTCGATGAAGCCGAGCGACTGGGACGCTGACCACGTTCCGCACATCGAGCACAACATCTACAGGCGTGAGGACAAGCGTCGATACTTCTACACCGACAACGACAAACAGCAGACGCTCGATGTCAGCATGTCGTCACGCGAGGACTTGCTGATCCTGTCGGAACTGCTGCGGCGTGAGGTCAAGATTAACGGCGTGGCTGAACACCTCGGCTATCTGGAAGGCGAACACAACCGCAACGGGCGTGAGAAGTTCCACTACTTCGAGGGCGACATCTACATGCTCTACGGCGACCCGACCGACCGCGTGTTCTATGACTGGACTCGCGCAAAGGATTCTGGCGTTTATGTCGCCACGGAGAAAGGCTGGCGAAAGTTGCTCTACACTCCCACCCGTGGCTATGTCGAGCGCAGTGGTGAGTTGAGCTTCGTCGATGACAAGCACTTCTATTCGGACTACATGCTCGAAGCATCGGGCAAAGGATTCCTCTACGTCGGCAACATCCACAACGATATGTCTGTACTATACGAGAGTGAGCAATAAGCGAAACAGATATCGTTTTAACAATAAACTTATAAGTGAAGATTATGGAAGCATGGAAAATCAGAAGAGCGAGGAAGAAACTCACTAAGTGGAATGACTACATTGTCAGCGAGTCGTCGTATGTGTTTGGTGCTCCATACAAACAGATGGGCGGTCGGACGTTCAAAGCCGAGTGTGCAGAGTCGGCTATCCGTCGTGCTCTGAGACATTGGGAGCGTCAATATCATCGCTTTCACGACAGAGGTGCGTCCGACTTGTGCAACCTATCGCCTACCACTCGACGATTTGGACGATTCGAGGCTGTCAACGTTCAAAAGAACTTCGCTTATTATTTCAGATAAACAAAGGCGATATGGAAAACAAAGAAGAAAAGAAGATTGACAGATGCAAATATGCGCATCATCATTTCAACGGCGACATTTCTTGCATAGAGGCAGGAATGGCAGACGACAAGGCTGTGACGACCAACGAAGCCAAGTGTGAGACCTGCGAGAAGTACAAGTCGCGCTACATCGAATTTCCGCTGACGATTGACAAAATCGACGTGGAGCCGATAAAGACGGACAGCTTGAATGCCAAGACTGGCGACTTTGTGGCCGTGCGTCCATGTGGCGAGGAATACGGTGGCAAGACTTATCTCGGTATTTTCATCGGCGACCTGCCGATACAAAGTCTGGTGTCTTTCTACGAAAAGACAAGGACGCTGCGTGTCTCGACGATGGGCAATCCTGCAATGCTTGTGCCACAGTTGAACAAGATTATCTACGGATGCGGTTCATGGTGGCACAAGATCAAGAGCGAGAAAGACCTGCGCGAGATAACCGACGGCGATATCAACGACACGTGGTATGTGAAGATGGCACACCAGATGATGCAGCAGCGCAGGAAGTCGAGCATTGAACTGAAAGAGGGCGACCGATTCCAGCAGGCATGGAAAGGATGCAAGGAGCCGATGTGGTTCAAGGTGCTCAATATCGACCGTCCGAACAACAGCCTGCGCGTGGAGTGTCACAGTATTAGCGGAGACATGCACGAAGAGGAATGGGACGAACTCGACGTTACAGAGTCGGCCTTTGATGTTGGCGAATATAAAATGATAGAAGATATGGAGGACTGACACGATGATGACCCATGACGAAATCTCACGCTTCTTCAGCGAGGAAGACGTAAATAGGGCGTTCCAGTTTCCCGATTGGCATGCGGGAACGGAAATAGTGTGCTACTGCCGCTCTACCGACAGCCGCGATACCATTGAGCAGATAGCCCAGCGAGGCGGGTGGAAGATTGTGAAGTACGTCCACATCGACGAACTGCCGATAGCCCAGCTCTACAAGCCAGGGCAGGCGGTGTTCGCCAAGCGCGAGGCGTTGGAGTGGAAGAAAGATCCAACGATGCCGAGTTACGAAGAATGGCGCAATCAGATGCTTGGCGGCCTGCGCCCGTCGGACTGGGATAGATTCATAGTAAGATAATTAAAAGGAATACGATTATGAAAGAAGCAAAAGAAATGATGATCAAGTTGCCGATGGTTACGGCAACATCGTATGAAGAACTGAACAAGGCGAGAACCTACCCTCAGTCGGGGCGGTACATCGTGAAGATGGACAACGGCGATATCATGGTGGCCGACGTGACGCTACGACCCGTCGAGCAGGGTGAGGCACGTACAATCGACGAGGGCACACAATCGACCTGCACCTGCTTTGTCGGTCAGCCCGTAGTGCTCGACCCCGACGAGTGGACATTGGCTATCGACCTGGAGAATGCGAGGCTGGCATACGAGGCAGACCGCAAGCGGATGGAGGAACAGATGCGGGAAGCCAACGAACGCCACGAGGCTGAGATGGCGGAGCAGAAAGAGAAATGTGAAGCTGTCTGCCGCGAGACAGAGGAAAACTGCAAGAAGCTGATTGAAGAGAAGGAGAAGGAACTGTCGGCTCACGCAGAGGAAAACGACCGCACACTGGCCATGCGCCGCATGGAACTGGAGCAGGAGTACGAGAAGAAGATAATGAAACTCGAACTCGACACACCTAAACGCTTTGCACAGGGCGAGTGGGTCAGCGGCAAAACACTGACGGAAATCATCAGGACGCTGACAGCAGGAAAGAAGGAGGACTGAACACGAATTATCACGAATTGACACGAATTATGGAAGACGAAGTAGCAAAATGTGTAGCAGAAGGCATTGCAGATAGAATGCTGGATGCTCTCGAAAAGAAGGTAAAAAGACAAATTGGCGATGCCAGTGAAGACGAGATACCTGCAGGACTTGGCAAGTTATATTTTTGTCTCGTTGAAGACTTGAAGGATAATCCCGATGCACAGCCAATCCCGCTCGGCGAGGCTGTGAGCATCAAGCCTGGAATGCTGACCTGCAAGGATGATGACGATGCAAGGCTGGGTTATAGCGCAAAGGGTTTCAGCACCACGTTCACGGGAACGATGGAAGAGCCAAGTGACGAATTGATGGCGCTGCTGAAAAAGCCGTTGAAGTGTGATGTGAAGTTACAGCGTCAACTGGGACGTATGCCACGCAAGATGAAGAAGGCGCACCGCTCGGACTATCCACGTAACACCAAGTGGAAGCGGAAGGTGGCCAACTATCTGCGCCGCATGACAATCTATCTTCGCAATGGAGAGTTGGTTGTCACCGAAGAGCAGCTCAATCGTCTGTCGGCAACGATATGCGGTTCAAAGGTGCAGTAATTCGTGCAATCCGTGCCATCCGTGGTCAAGAAAAAATAATTAGTGATTAAAAACATGGCGATATGAAAGAAGTAACATTGTATGGCGGCACGATTGACAGCTGCCTGAAGGATTTAAGGGAAATGGCCGCTTCCGACGAGAGCGGCGAGGTGTTGAAGGCTGTGTTCAACGACAAGTATCTGCTTTCGACCGATACCGACGATGACGCCTATCTGCGCATCACGGGCATGACGAAGGCCGAACACGACGAGTACGTGAGGAAGTGGCAGGAGGACTACGAGGCCAAGCGGAAGGCGCACGAGGCACGCATCCCCGAGCTGACGGAACACTACCGCAAGGTGGCTCGCGGCGTGATCATCGAGAGCGAACTGGAGTATTGGGACGAGATAGTGCCTATCCGTCTCGGCGACCTCTACCGTGGCATGGAGCTTGACCAGGTGCTCGACTGTGCCAGGGTGATGCGCGACGAGACGCTGAGCCGCATAGAGCGACTGCGCAAGGCTTACAAGATTTTCAACGATGCAGGTCACAGCGGCATGTCGGCAGGGCTGACGATGGCGATGCTGCGCCGCTTCTGTCCCGACGGCAACGAGCTGGCCGATGCCTGCAACGAGTTCCGCTACGAACCCGACCACAAGACGAAGCTGTACGTCAGCCGCGACGGTGACGGCAAGCTGCTCCTGCACTTTGCCTATCCGCATTGGGGCGACAACCACGATTTCCGCAGCCCGAACCAAGTGGAGCTGAACCCGCTGCTGTTTCCCGAAGTGAAGCCCGGCAGCAGGGTGGAGTACATCGCAGGCGAAGTGTTTGACACAATCAGATAAGGAGGACTGACCACGAATTAAACGAATTATTCACTTAACAAACATTTTGGCGATATGAAAGAAAGAGTCATTGAAATCAGTCCTGACGAGAGGGTGTACGCCATCGTCGTCAGGTACCAGGACCGGGACGGTGCCGAGCAGGAGCAGGCGATAGAGGTAGCCGGCATCAGGCCCATCGACCTCGGCAGCCTGAAGTTCCGCGTCGGCCTCGTGTCCGACCTCCACTTCGACATTGAGGACGCGCACAACTCCGAGTACGCGTCGGACCTCGTCAACGCCGTCGGCTACTTCCGGGAGCGCGGCGTGGACTTCATCCTGTGCCCGGGCGACCTCTGCGAGTACAGCGACGGCGACCTGAAGGCGTTCAACGAGGTGTACAACGCCCACGCGTGGGCGAAGACGGACTGCCAGCTGCGCTTCTTCGCCGCCGTCGGCAACCACGACTACCTGCGCCTGTTCAAGAAGGGCCAGGACCTGGAGGCCCTGTCCCAGCAGTTCCGGCCGTTCACCGGCGAGGACGCCTTCGCCAAGTACGGCTATGCGGAGAAGACCGACTACCTGCAGTTCTTCGAGTATGACGGGGCCTGGGACAGGCAGTACGTCAGGAAGGAGAACCGTACGGTGAAGAGCAAGCTGTCGTACTGGTTCCGCCACAAGGGCATGATCTTCGTCACCCTCGCCGTCGACTACGGCGACGACACCGGCGAGGTATGGGACGAGCTGGCGCGGGGCTACCACCTTCTCGACCACGGCAACAGGTACGTCAAGCAGATGGTGGAGTACGTGCAGGACACGAACTACGCCCGCGAGGACGGCTCCCTGGACTTCCAGTTCTACAACCCGAACGCCCTGGTGTGGCTGAAGGACATCCTCGAGAACACCAGGGGCACGAGGAAGGTGCTGAACATGCACCACTTCCTCCCCCACAAGGCCGGCGACTCCGACGGCGCCTGCTCGCGCCTCAGGGTCTGGCCGTACTCGGAATCCAAGGCCGTCCGGCAGAGGTACTACTACGGCAGCAACACCCCGTGCGGCCTGACCTTCTGGTACCTCGACAAGCTGACCAACGAGTTCGCCGACGACCTGATCGTCGTCCACGGCCACTCGCACCGCGTGTGGAACGACGTGACTTCGTTCTGCAACAAGGACTACGTCGTCCGCAAGCCCACTGGCGGCGAGGTGACTCCTTTGGTGGACAACCTCGACTCGCTGAAGGGCACGCAGTACGACTACCGCCTGTACCAGCGGGAGTCTGACACCCCCTGCGGCGGCTCCGCGTGGACCATCGGCCTGCCGTCGCTGTCCAAGCCCGTCGACATGGACGGGAGGGTGCTCTACGGCGCCTCCGAGGGCGGCGTGATGAACGTCTACGAGAACGGCATAGAGATAGAGTGCGTCCGCTTCAAGGAGGAGGGCTCCGCCGCGTATGCCAACGAGACCGTCAAGACCGTGGTGCTATGAGGCAGGGACGGACGAAGACCTGCGGGACCCCGTCGTTCCAGGAGTTCTGGGACGCCTACGGCCTGAAGCGCGACCGCATCGCCGCCGAGCGGGCGTGGAACCGCCTGTCGGCAGGGGACAGGCGTGCCGCCGTCGCCGGCATCGCCGCCTACCGCGGGGACTGCCTGCGACGCGGCGTCTCGATGATGTACGGCCAGGGCTACCTGAGCCACCGCCGCTGGGAGGACGAGCCGGAGGCGCCGGCCGCCGCCCCGGCGCGCCAGGCCCCCGGCGACCTCGACGGCATGGAGATATGGTAACACGAAAAAGAAACTACAGTATGAAGGCAAGAGTTAAGAACCTGCAGCCGTGGATGGACTACTTCATGATGCTGCAGCGGTACGAGAGGGACGGCTTCCTGCAGACGGAGGCCGAGAAGCACGAGGCCTACCTCACCAGGGCGGCGCTCTGCACGCTGGCGGAGGGCGGGAAGGAAGCCGCGGCGCCGGCCGACATGGACTACGTGGCCATGCTGTCGCGTGGCACGCCGAGGGTGCTGCGCTGCATACGCACCTACGCCGCGTGGCTCAGCCGCGAGGGGAGGGACTACCTGTCCCGTCCCTTCGCCCTGCACGTGGTGCACGAGGACGGCCCGCACGACCTGCTATACACGATCGTCCTCACCGGCCGCCGGCGGTGGTGGATGCCCTGGACGTGGCACGACAGCATGGAGGTGATCGTCTATGACTGAGCGCAACGCCAACATCGTCCCGGAGCCCGGGGAGGGGCCGTTCTTCCGCGTGGCCCGCAACATGGACCGAGCGCCGCTGCGCGACCACCTGTGGTGGGGCTACGAGGAGAAGTCCGACTTCCGCCTGGCCCTCCGCGGCCTGCTCGACCGCTGGCGCTGCCGCGTCGGCGAGTGCGTCGGCGAGCGCCACGGCCTCCGCCTCCTGCGCTTCCACGACACCCCCGGCGGCAGGCCAGACGAGGCGTGGCTGCCGGAGTTCCTCCTGGAGCCGGCCCCCAGGCCCGACTACTTTGACGTCCCGGCGCCGGACCCCGCCCGGCGGGAGCTCGAGGAGGCCTTCGGCTTCGACTGAGGCCTCCCGCGCCGGCTTCCGCAAAGGGGGGGCCGCTATCCTCACGGACGGCGGCCCCCAAGACCAAATAACCTTGAATAACTAAAAACTAAATATGCAATAAGCCTAACATGAAAAGCATTAATCCTTCTATTCCTCCTCCGGCCCGGGCAGCCCGTGCCCCTTCCTGCCGAGATCCTCGACGGCCTCGCCGATCTCGCCGCTCTTCACCTTTATGAGCCGCCCGATGAACCTCACCGTCGCCCGCCAGGCGTCGGCGGTGCTGACCTCGATGCCCATGTGCACGTACATCACGTGGCCGACTATCGACGCTATCTCGCAGCCGCAGCCTATGCCCAGGCCGATGGCCGCCGTCCAGACGTGCGTGCAGACGCCCGTGGGCTCGGTGATGGCCAGCCCTATCAGCGCCCCCACGACGAGGTACGTCATGTAGTCCACGAACTTGTTCGCCGTCCGCCTCACGGCGCGGCTCTTGTGCCACTTGAACTTGTCCTTCAGCGTCTCGTTGCCGATCTCCCCGGCGTGCTCGTAGTGCTTCCTGGCGGAGCGGTATCCCCACCAGAGGTCGGCCAGTATCAGCGCCAGCGAGCAGATGATCATGTACCTGAGGTCGAAGACCACCGCCAGCAGCTCGCCGCCGATGCTTCCCCACAGCACCCCCTTGGGGCCGATTGAGCTATCCATTCCGCAGTAACAGTTTTGTCATTATGCCTATGAGGAGGGTGGCGTAGCAGAGCACCTCCGCCACGAGCACGCCCTTTCCCCAGAATATCCTCGGTATGTCGCCCTCGGCGACGTCCCACATGAAGAACGCCATGAACGCCGCCGGCCACGCCAGCAGCAGCCACGGCGAGAGCACCGCCACGCACGCCTGGGAGAACACCCCGGCGGCGACGATCAGCGCGCGGTGGCCGTTTGTCATGTCGCGGAACACCAGCGGCATGAGCGTTATCAGCAGCATGCACGTGGCGAAGGCGTGGGGCACGGCCTCCAGGCGGTCCGGCACCGCCTCGAACAGCGCCGGCGTCATCGTGTACACGCACACCCACATCCACAGCGTCCAGAGGTACCGCTGCCTCCTTGGCAGGCGGTAGGCCATCGCCGAGACGCTGCGGGGCAGCTCGCCGCGCCGGCACAGGTTGTGCCCGATCATCAGCACCACGGCGAACGCCGATATCATCGCAAGCATCGTCATATCCTTCAGTCCCTTAATTGTTCGTTGTTCATTGTTCATTCTCCACTCTCCTCATCCCTCCAGCGCCAGCGTCACGGTGAACTCCACGCTGGCGTACTGCTGCTTCGACAGGTCGTAGACGGTCTGGCTCTTCTTCGCCGGCGCGACGGTGACGGGCACGTAGTCCGCCGCGTCCATGCCCGGGCCCTGCCAGAGCATCCACCAGCGGCGCGCCATGAGGAACTCGTGCGTCCACCAGTCCGCCCACTCGCGCGTCTGGTACCCGCTGGACATCTGCCAGGAGCGCCTGCCGCCGGAGGCCACGGCCGTCAGCGACCGCGACGGGGTGAACGACGGGCGCTCCACGCGGCCGTACTGCTTCGTCTCCACCTCCACCGCCATCGCCTCCTTCGCCTGGCCGCTGCACGTCTCCACGGCGCCGCGGCGGTTCACGAAGAGGAAGTCCGCGTAGGGCTGGCTGTCGCGCAGCACTATCGGGGCGTGCGCCGACGGGCCGTCCTCCGCGGGCGTCGCGTCCGCGGGGAAGAACACGCTCCGCGTGCCCTGCGGGTTCACGTCCACCCACGACGTCCTGCTCGTGCTGCCCACGCGCTCCGGCGTGGAGACGGGCTTCGTCGAGGCGTCGCCGTTGCGGGGGTTCGAGCCCTCCCAGTACGACACGTCGGCGTCGCTCCTGTCCTCTATAAGGCTCCTCTCCCACTCCGTCAGCCCGCCGAGGCAGCACCGGCCGCCCTCTATCTCCGGGCTGTCCGTGCGCTCGAACACGCCGTCGGCGGCGATGTACTCCGTGTGCACGAAGAGCGAGTAGCTGCGGTAGCCGCGCTGCTCCTCGCCGGAGCTCGACGCGCCGGCGGCGGCGACCTCGCGGGAGAACCCGTAGTCCGCCCACATCGCCCTGAGGGCGGAGCTGATGTTGAAGTCGATGCTCCCCTGCCCGCCCGTGTCGGCGTGGAAGTCGCCCACCTTCGTCCTGTTCACGCTGCCGCCGCCGACCTCCTCCAGGTAGACGACGTCCACGCGGACGATGTTGAACGGCGACGTGGGCTTCCCGCCCGCGTCCGTGGGCCACTCGAGCCCGGACACCGTGATCACGACGGGCGAGTCGGCGAAGTACGTCTTCCCGCCTCCGAACATCCCTGATACCGTTACCGTGTTTTCAGCCATACCCTCTGTCCGTTATTCATTGTCCATTGTTCATTCTTCATTCCCTATATGTACATCACCTCCATCGTCACGCTGCCCAGGCCCGTCCTGTTCGAGACGGTGTACTGCATCTTCCTGACGAACCCCGTCACGTCCCCCACCCTCACGCGCTTCGTCGTGTCCAGCGCCAGCAGCTGGGCGAGCGTCATCCGCGCCTCGATCCTGGCGATGCGGGCGTTGCGTACCCAGTACGAGTACTCCTTGTAGAACTGGTCGGCCAGTCCCCGCTGCCGCAGGTCCGCCTTCGAGATCTCCAGGTAGCGGCGGTTGTCGGCACCCTCCGGCCTCGCCGGGTCGTAGTACGGGTTCGGCTTCTCCGCGCGGAGCTTCAGCGAGAAGCGCCCCTCGGCGCTCTGCTCGTCCTCCTGCCCGTCGGCGGTGTAGTCCCAGAGGTTGCCGTACGAGTCGCAGGTGTCGGGGTGCGCCGTGACGGTGCTCCCCGGCTGTATCTCCCACGTGCTGTTGCCCTCCCCGTCGTCCGGGTCCGGGCCGTACTTCACCCCCGCGTCGCTGCCGCTGCCGCGCATGATGCCGAGCGTCAGCCCCCAGTCGTGCGTCTCCACGGGCGGCACGCCGTCGTCGTTGGGCTCGTAGTTGTCCTGCAGGTACAGGCGGTACCCCTCGTTGACGCAGCCCTCGACCTTCAGGCCGGTGATCCTGCCTATCATGTACACGTACTCGTTGAGCACCGGCGCCACCCTGTCCTCGAAGTTCGCCTCGAGGGTGGACGTGAGGCCCTCGGCGGAGACCTCCATGTCCGAGGTGATGGCGAACTCGCCCGGCTTCACGGTGCCCTCGGCCATCATCTTCGAGTACACGAAGCTCCCGTCGTCGTCCCTGGCGTAGAGCTTCCCGTCCACGTCGTAGAGCGCCGTCGGGTCGTTGAAGTCCGTGTCGCCGGCGGAGGTGTCGGCCCTGCGGGGCCGCATCTTCTCGTCGACGAAGAGGGCGAAGCGCTGCGCGGCGTCGCCCTCGCGCTCGGCCTCCATGTTCAGGTCGTTCATGATCGCCGGCGTGAAGCCCGCGCTGACCTCCTCGACGGTGCCCTCCTCGCCGGTGCAGTCGCCGTCCTCGGCGTCCATGAACCCCGCGTACTCGAAGAGCGAGGGGTGCAGGTCGCGGTAGCGCTTGGCGTCCTTGTCGACCTTCACGCCGTAGGCGTTGCCCGTCACGGGGGTGACGTAGCACGTCTTGTTGAACGCCGACACCTTGTTGATGACGCTGCCGTAGTCGGCGTCGAGGTCCCACTGCGAGTAGTCGTGGGTGTCGCTGTTGTCCGGCCACAGCGTCCTCTGGTGTATCAGCTTGTCGTTGAATCCCTTGTAGTAGAAGTGCGTGTCCTCCGTGCCGGCGCCGTAGGTCATGCGGAAGCCCCGCACGGGGTTCTCCGTCTTCGTGCAGGAGAAGACGTCGCAGGCTATGTCCTGCACGCCGCCGTCGCGGAAGATGTTGCGCAGCAGCACGATGCGCACGCGCTTGTAGTCGTCGGAGAACAGGAACCGTATGCCGAAGCCGGCCTCCAGGGCCCTGACGACCTCCGATATCTCCGTGTCGGGGAAGCACTCGCTGGTGGCGTAGGCGTCGTGGAGCCAGCAGTTCTGGTCCTCGTACTGCTCCTTCGCCGCGTCGCCGACGGACAGCGCCTCCGCCGCCTCGACCTTCAGGCCGGTGATCCGCGGGATGTCCCCCTCCTCCACGTCCCTGACGTCGTATACGAGGTCGGTGAGCGTGTAGTCCGTCACCTTGAACTTGCACTCCTCGGGCTTGATAAGGCTCTTCGGCGCCGTCCACGCGCCGGTCCCGGCGTCGCGGGGCCCGAGCTGCTCGGGCACGAGGCGGCGGAAGCTCCAGAACCTGTATACGCCGAACTCCGGCCCGAAGCCCGGCCCGGGCTCGCCCGTGCGGATGCGCTTGGGCACCCTGTAGGCGCACTTCGTGTTGACCATGAACAGCCGGCGCAGGTCCTCCACGCCCATCATCTGGTTCTCGTCGACGTGGATATCGAGGTGCTTCATCAGGCACCTGAGCCAGTATATCACGAAGAAGTTCGGCGCGGAGTTCACGCGGTCGGCGGGCATCACCTCGTAGCCGCGCTGCGCCTCCGGCTCGGAGCCGTAGTCGACGGTGACGTTCCCCGCGGTGTCCGTCTTCTCGTAGCCGTAGCGCTGGTAGCAGAGGGCGACGTTGCAGAACGGGTGCACCGGCGTGCCGTTCTCGTCCTCCGTGTACGGGCTGTCGGTGTTCAGGTCGTTGACGTGCTTTTCGTAGCCGTCGCCGGCGTCGAACTCCCCCCTGGGGAACACCATGCGCGGGTACTTCTGCACGGCGGCGGCCTCGCCCTCGGCCTCGAAGACCACGGGGTCGCCCTCCGGGCCCGTGCCGCCCTGCCGCACGTCCTTGGGGTGTATCTCCTCCTTCATGAAGCGCCTCGTGAACGAGAACACCGGCGTGGCCTTCAGCTTCAGTCCCACGCGCGTCCACCGCTCCCGCCACAGCGCCACGCCGAAGCGCACGTCGCCCATCAGCGGCACCTGGCTCGCCTTCGCCCCCTCGACCATCTCGTCGAAGGTCTTCTGCCCGGACTCGAACGTCACGTCGACGTTGCCGTCGTCGCCGACGTCCGCCTCGTCGCCGAGGGTGAGGTAGCCCAGGTACAGCGGCAGGTCGTCGGCCCACAGGCGGGCGCGGCGGCGGTGCAGCTGCTCGTGCAGCCGCGAGCCGTGGACGTCTCCGGCGGTGCCGAGGACGGCGGCGTTGGCCCGGACGTTCAGCGCGAACGAGTGCGTCCACACGTCGCCCCTGGCGAAGACGTCGCTGGTGACGGTGACGGTGACGCTCGCGTCGTCCGGCAGCGCGGCGAAGCGGCTGCCGGTACCCTCCAGGTCGAATATCTCAAGTGCGAGGTGCTCCATGTCCCTATGTTCTCTGTGGGCAAGATACGGCGCGCGGGCCGCGGGGTCAAGGGCAGCGCCCTTGACGCGCGCCCGCTGCCCTTGACTCCGCCGCCCGCCGGCGGTATATTCCGCAAAAAGGACAGTACATGCCACGCACCTCGCCAGTACACTACCTGCAGCCGTCGGCCGTCAGCATCGTGCCGAACTGCAACCGCTCGGCCGACGACGTCGCCGTCGCCGTCGCGCGCGGGACGAAGATAAAGGTGTGGTCGCCCGGCGCCGGCATCGACATGGCCGGGGACACCTACCAGGAGTGGGAGCTCCGCGGCCGCAACCGCCGGCTGGCCGACGGCACGAGGCCGTACACGATCTACGCCCGCATCGGGAAGCCCCGCGGGGGCGGCGGGTCGTCGTTCACGTCGCCGGGCACGGTCCGGGATCCCGGCTACATCGTCTTCGCCCCGAAGAACGGCAGCGAGGGCGAGGGGTGGCGCGACAAGTACCCGTACGTCGCCCCGGCGGGGCTCGTCACGCCCGACGGCGCCGCGGACCCCGGCGACTACTGGTACGTCCGCATGGGCTACGTCACCCTCCCCGAGGAGGGGGCGGGCGGGGAGCGGCTCCGCACCGTCGTCTTCGACACGGGGATCCTGGGCACCGACCGCTTCAACACCGAGTGGGCACAGAACCCCGACCGCCTCAGGATCCCGTCGCGCGTGGAGAAGGTGGACCGCGGCGAGTGGGCCGCCACGAGGCCCGCCGTGCCGCAGCCCGCCGTGACGTACAACGGCCCGTCCGGCACGTACGCGCCCGACGGCACGCTCTCCGACGCGGCCCTCGCGGAGGAGGTCGCCGTGGGGAACCTCACCGAGCGCGACGCGGCGGCGGCCAGGGTCCTCAGGACGTGGGGCGGCGCGTACGTCCGCGGCGCGGAGATCCACGAGCCCTACCACCTCGAGGCGATGACGCGCGCGGGATGGGTGGCCCAGCGCCTCTCCGAGGCATGGGCGGGGTACACGGACCTGGAGCTCTACGAGACGCTCCTGCAGTGGAACTTCACCCTCGAGACCAGCCGCGCCTGGAAGGGCGGCATCCTCTGGGAGTGCCTCGCCGACTGCACGCAGCAGGAGCCCGCCGTCGGCTGCACGGACTGGACGCCCGTCACCGCCGCCGCCGCGGACTACAGGATGGCGTTCTGCGACGCCACGGGGTACCCCTACACCGAGGTCATCCCCTGCCGCCCGGGCTACGTCAGCCTGTTCGTCTCGCCGAGGGTCACCTTCGGCGACGAGGACATCACGCAGCAGGCCGACTCCTGGCAGTGGCACAAGTACGTCAACGCCTCCGAGGACACGGCGTGGTCGGCGACGCACACCTCGCGCGAGGTGATGATCACGGACGCGGACTTCCCCACGGCGTGGGGGCGCCAGACGGAGGTGGTGTTCGAGTGCGTGGCGACGTACGGCGCGCTCGACGTGGAGATAGCCAAGAAGGTAGGATTCAGATAAACGGACGATGAAGAGGATCAACACATCACAGATGAGCGTCAGCTCGGACATTGCCCCCCTCGACGAGGTGTTCCTCATCGAGAGCGTCGGCGGCAGGCTCATGGAGCAGTGGTACTACGTCACCGAGGACGTGTGGTACCCCGACCGCAAGATGTCGAGCGTGCCGCTGCAGCTCCGCCCGTCGCTCCAGCTCACGAACCCCGACACGCGGCAGCGCTACGTCGTAGACATGTCCGCCGCCACGACGACGGTGCGGTGGTACTACAGGGAGGGCAGCGGCGCCGAGACGCTGGTCACGAACACCGTGGAGAGCCTGTCGGCGGACTACACCGTCAAGGCCAACGGCGACCTCGTGGTGAGGAAGAACGTCGCCTACAGCAGCCCCGTCACGCTGCGCTGCCAGGTCGCCTACGCCGAGCCGCGCACCGGCGGCGCGGAGAGCACGGGGAAGAGCGTCGTGCTCCGCACGAACCAGGACGCCAAGACGATGTACTCCGTGCACCTGACGGCCATGGACGGCGCGTCGTTCTCGCCGCTGGCCGGCGACGGCCACCTGAAGCGGTTCATGGCGGCGGCGTTCCTCGGCGACGTCGACGTGACGGACGAGGTGTACATGTTCCACTGGTTCCTGGACGACGGCACCGGGGAGCAGGCCGCCGACGGCATGCCCGGCTTCGAGGGCTACTCCGACGAGGCCGGCGAGAGCCGCCGCCGCTACCTGACGCTCGACATGGACTACATACAGTCGGCGCAGCTGACCCTCCGCGTGAGGGCCCGCAGCACCGACGCGGACCTGAAGCCGTGCAGCGACGGCGCCGCGCTGGCGTGGCGCGTGCCGAAGCTCATCAGCGGCACCTACTCCCCCGAAGGCAACACCGTGCGCCAGGACGCCTCGGGCATGATGACGTTCCGCCAGAGCATACGCACCAGCGGCGGCGAGATCCCCGAGGACATCCTCAGGAAGTACGTCGCCGTGGAGTGGACGATGCGCGACGGCAGCGGCCGCGAGACCGCCGTCGGCACGGGCCCGGAGGTCCGCATCCCGGCGCAGGCGCTGCGCAACGAGCCCGCGGCGCCGTCGGTGGTGACGGAGGACCTGCAGGTGGTCCACGCCACGGGCGGCGAGACGAGGATGGTCACCGTCGCCGTCTCCGGCGAGACGCGCGCCGTCGTCCACACCGTCACGACGGAGGACAGCGGCATGAAGGCCTCCAGCGTCAGGGCGGACGTGTACCTCAGGAACGAGTGCTGCCTCGTCACGCAGGGCGGCGCGCAGGTGACGCAGGGCGGGAAGGACGTGATAACGATGGCATGACACAACATAACAAAAGGAAAGGGAAAGCGATATGGAAGGGAACGCAGTATACCTCGTGACGGAGGAGGTGGCCAGGAGGGCCGGCGTCCAGGACACGGCCTACGTGACCGCCGACGGGCGGTACGTCATCGACCTCGCCGACTTCAAGCGGCTGAGGATGACGGCGGAGGAGTACATCACCGGCGTCGCCGGCGTGGAGAGGATCACGGCCGAGGAGTCCAGGGTCCTCGTCATGGAGAACGGCTACCGCCGCGCCGCCGACACGGCGGCGGAGGACGGAGCCGGCAGTACGGAGACGGACACTAACCAGGGGGAGGAGTAGCGCATGGGAACGATATCAAGCCAGTTCTGCATCACGAGCATCGTGGACGGCATGACCATCCACGGGTCGCTCTGGAGCGACAAGTCCCTCACGCAGTACATGGACGCCGAGGGCGCGGCCGTCCCGAAGTGGGACACGAACACCGGCCCCACGATATGGCTCACGGTGCTGAAGGGCATCCAGGAGGTGTCGCCGATAGACTACACGTGGTACTACAACGGCCAGGAGATCACCGACGACCCGGCCTGGGCGGCGATGTTCGTCAGGCGCGAGCAGGCCGGCGAGCACGGCGTCGTCGTGCCGACGCTGAAGATCATCAGGGACCTCGCCACGCCGGGCAACCGCGACCTCGACGTGATCACCCTCAAGGGGCGCATCGAGTCCAACGGCACGCCCGTGGAGTTCTCCGCGAGCATCGAGGTGAGGATCTGCGCCCTGTCGGGCTCCGGCTACGGCGCGGTGTTCCACTTCCCCGACGGCGGCGCCATCAACGACGCCGGCGAGCACATCCGCATCGTCGCCGGCCTGGTGAAGGACATCAGCGAGCTCACCGCCGACTTCCCCGGCCAGGCCGGGCAGTACACCGTGGAGTGGTACGTCAACTACGACGAGCAGGTGACGCAGTCCTCGCAGCAGGCCGCCGCCTCCTACTACGGCAAGTCGAAGGCCTCCCCGGGCGACGCCTCGTGGAAGCCGTGCCTGTGGCTCTACGAGGGCGACGTGACGGACAAGACCGTCGTGCGCTGCGTCTTCAAGGACCTCGAGGGAAACGTCCTCTACTGGGACACGGTGGAGGTCGACGACGAGCAGGACCCCGACCAGCTCTACATCATGTACGACACGGACACCGTCGACGACGGCAGCCCGGTGTCGCTGCACAGGGGCCAGACGGTGAACCTGAAGTTCTGGGTGGCCACCGGCGACGACCACAAGAACCTCGTCAAGAACGGCCGCTACACGACGTACAAGGCCATGCTCCTGAAGGCCGACGGCAGCGCCCTGACGCAGGGCACCGGCGGCTGGGTGACGCTGCGCGAGGAGGGCGACACCATCGTCGTCAAGGCCGGCGTCGCCACCGGGTCGGTGACGATGAAGCGGCAGACCGTCACCGTCGAGGACGCGGCGCTCTCCGGCGGCACGTGCACCGTCGGCTACGAGGCCGTGACGGGCTGCGGCGGCACGATAACGGGGCTCATAAAGGCAGAGTAGCGCATGGAGAAGGTGATAACGAACAAGTTCTGCGTGACGTCCGTCTACGACGGCGAGGACGGCAGGGACGCCGCCGCGCTGGAGATATCCCCCAACCCGATCGTCTTCAACGGCGACAGCAACGGCGCCGTCAGCCGCGGCGGCACCGCGACGCCCGTCACCGTGCAGATGCGCGTCGGCGGCGGCAGCCCCGTGCAGCTCCGCGACATCGTGGCGGTGACCACGCCGCCGGGCGTGGAGTTCAGGACGTACTCCTCCGGCAGCTCGCAGGGCGGCGCGGCCCCGTCAAACCTCGGCACGCTCCGCTACCGCGTCGGGCTGATCAGCGACCCCCACTACAACGCCGAGGGCGACGACACGGAGTTCGCCGGCGACATCGAGAACGCCATGGACTACTTCGACTCGCTCGCGTCGATGGCCTTCTCGTGCTGCTGCGGCGACGTCTGCGACACGATGAACGAGGACCTCGTGATGTTCACGAGGCTCTGGGCGAACAAGGCGAAGTGCCTGAACGGCGCCGGCTGGCCGTCCGGCGGGAAGACGGGCTTCCAGCTGATCAGGCCGCAGGGCGGAATCATGCCGAAGCCGAGCATGAGGCTGATGACGTGCCTCGGGAACCACGACGTGAGGCAGGTGTTCGGCCAGACGTCGAACGGCTACAACGACCCCAGGACGGGAAACAAGTGGAACGGCGTGGCGCGCCTGAAGTACCTTCCGGACAGCACGCAGCCGACGTGGGTGACCACGTGGGAGGACGAGGGGCAGCGGCCGGGGCTCACCGCCTCGGACCAGTGGACCAACGAGTACAACAACCCGACGAACCGCGACTACTCCGTGGAGAACCTCAAGGAGTACATCGGCGAGGGCAACGCCGGCGAAAGCGACATCTACTTCCTCGGGTACGACGATATATGGAACCCGGGCGCGGGATGGGGCATCTACAACAGCGTGACCGCCGCGTCGGGAGGCTGGAGCATAAGGAGCATGCGCTCGAAGATGAACTTCTACCACGTGAAGGGCAGCGACCTGTTCGTGTTCATATCCGCGGACTACGGCACGGACCCGAACGTCGACCAGTGCTGGAGGTTCGACCACGCGATAAACCTGCTCGACATGAACGACGCCTACGCGCAGCAGGTGGAGAGCTACGTCATCCAGCAGGAGAACGCGCTCGGCGACCCGAACAAGTACAGCCGCGCCGCCGAGTACGGCTTCAACTACCAGATATACGACTGCCGCGCGCTCCTGTTCCTGAAGAAGGTGCTGGAGGACAACTACGCGTCGAAGCGGATATTCGTCTTCTCGCACCACTACTTCCCGCACAAGGCGGGCAACGGCAAGAGCAACGCGCACGTGGACGGCGGTACGGGGTACTACTGCTCGAAGGACCACGTCCGCCCGTTCCAGTCGCCCATGGACTACGGCTCGCAGTGCGGCAGCTACGACCTCTGCGGCGTGCAGTTCCACTTCCTGAACGTCCTGAACAGGCTCTACCCGAAGGCCGTGTGGTTCACCGGCCACTCCCACTTCATCTGGCAGGACAAGGACAGCGACCCGTTCATGAACTTCTGCGACGGCGACTTCGACTACAAGAAGCCGACGGCTAACGACAGCGCCACGAACTACAACGGCTCCTCCGGCGTGCCGGCGTTCTACACCAGGACGTCCGACGACCGGGTGGCGAAGACCGCGTGGAACGTGCACCTGCCGAGCCTTTCGAGACCGAAGACGCTCTCCACGGGCCAGGAGATGAGGAAGGGGAACTGGAGCCAGGGCGCGGTCATGGAGGTGTACGACGACTACGTGAAGATCATAGGCCTGTCGTTCAAGGACGACGGCAGCGGCGGCGGCTACTACGGCCACACGGACGGCAGCGGGAAGTTCGTCCCCGAGCCGAGGGAGATAACGAACCTGATCGTCAGGAAGAGCGACGGCAAGGGCTGGGTGGACGGCTACGAGCAGGAGTCGGCGTCGTCCTACACGGACACGCCGCTCGTCATCAGCGGCGACACGGCCGCCGGCACCATCACCGCCGAGGGCGCGAGGGACGCCGTCGAGGGGCTGCTGACGGTCACGCTGCGGGACGTCAGCGGCAACGAGGCCAGCGGCTCCGCCACCGTCACCGTCCATGCCGACACGGGCGGCCAGGCAGGACCGCCGGGCGCCGAGTACAAGGTGCTCAGCGAGAAGACCTTCTACTGCCGGACGGCATCGTCGTCCGCGCCCGCGCAGCCGACGACGAAGTCGCCGGGCAGCGGGTTCGTCGACGGCTCCGGCAACAGCTGGTCCGTGACGCCGCCGATACCGTACGTGTCGGAGCCCTTCGTCTGGAAGTGCACCTTCACCACCTTCCAGCTGACGGCGGTGGACTTCAGGTGGGGCGACGTGGAGCCCTTCGAGACCTACCAGCCGCAGACGCGCATCCTCACCTACGTGGAGTGGGAAGCGTTCTTCGCCCCCGGCGCGGACAACAGGATATACAGGGGAGACCCCGGCGAGCCGTACAAGGACCTGTACCTCGACACGCACCAGGAGGCGTTCTACGAGTGCATCAAGTCAGGCAACGCGACGCCGTACATCGCCCCCGGCGGCACCGGCAGCTGGGAGGAGTACTGGAAGGCCGGCACGTACTTCGCCTCCGTCGGCGTGGGCCTGCTGGCCGTCGTCAAGGCGCACGTGAAGGAGCTCGTCGTGGGCATGCTCCAGACGGAGATGAGCCAGGACGGCATCTGCATCTCCATCTCCGGCGGCCTCATGCGCGCCACCTACGCCGCGTCGAACCAGTACGCGGAGTTCGGCGTCAGGGAGACGGCCGACGGCACGAAGATCCTCTGCCTGAACTTCTACAAGGACGGCGACCTGCTGCTGGCGCTCGGACCCGACGACATCTACAGCCACATGACGGTGAGGGAGTCGGCGTACGAGGCGGTGTCAGCGAAGCGGAGCGCCTCGAGCAACACCGGCGGCACGAAGCTCAACCCGGCAACGACGGGCGACACGATATACCGGTTCACCGAGGGCATCCAGTCCGTCGGCGGCGTGAAGAAGTACGCCGTGTCGCAGTCCACGAAGCCCTCCGTCTTCGACGCGAAGTACCTGGCGCAGCAGTACTCCGACGCCACCCTCCGGGGCTCCTCGTCGACGCTCCAGAACAGGAAGGCGCAGGACGGCTGGTACCTCTACGAGGCGTCCGGCGGCACCGCCAGGGAGATGCACGTCGTGGACGGCGTGGTGACGGAGCGGAACTACATCAAGTACAACACCAGGACGTACGTGATCAACGAATGGGGCCCGGAGATGGACTACGACAGGGAGGCATGACACATCTTTTAATTAACATAGAAACAGCACGATTATGGAAGAGACAACGAAACTGAGCAGGCTGACCGTCGACATGGGAGGCCGCATGTACGAGCTCGACGGGGGCGGCGGCGGATCGCAGCCGGGACCTAACACCGTCGGGACGGAGGAACTGAAGGACGGCGCCGTGGAGATGCAGGACCTCCACGACGACGTGAGGGGCACGATGCTCACCGGCGACGACCGCGTGTCGCAGGGTGACCTTGACAGGTTCGAGGTATGACGCTATATTGAGGACATGGACATGCAGACGACAGTGACAAGACCCGCGCCGAAGGCCCCGGCCCCCCGCGGGAGGAAGAAGACCCACGCCAGGCCCGCCGTGCCCCCCGTGGCAAGGCAGGCGGAGAGAGTGACCGCGCAGATGTACGAGTCCCTGAAGGCCCCCGGCGCCCCGAAGGCGTCGCCCATGGGGTACATCATGGGGGCGTCGATGGTGCTGAAGCTGCTCATAGACCAGGCCGTGCAGCAGGGCGAGGACCGCGCCGCGCTGAAGGCGCAGGCGATGGCGTTCATCGAGTCGATGTGACACATTCATAGTTTTCGGGGGTGAGAGTCCCCCATAAGTTTCACTAACACAATTTCTAAAGTTATGACTAAAGAGAAGTACATGGCGCTTGCCGACTTCCAGAGCCTCTGGACGAACTCGATCAAGCCGTACATCGTGGCCGGCTTCATCGCGATGCTGGCAAGTGACGCAGCCAACGCCAAGAACCTCGTGCTGGCCGACGGCACGAACATCGCACAGTCGACGTTCATCGCCGCCACCGAGAAGGGCGCCAACAGCGGCGTGGCAACCCTCGACGCGACGGGCAAGGTGCCCAGCTCGCAGCTGCCCAGCTTCGTCGACGACGTGCTGGAGGGCTACCTGAACGCCACCGACGGCAAGTTCTACGAGGAGGACACCTACCAGACGGAGATCCCCGCAGAGGGAGGCAAGATCTATATCGACCTCTCCAACGGCAAGACCTACCGCTGGGGCGGCTCCACCTACGCAGAGATCTCAGCAGGCCTGGCACTGGGCGAGACCCAGGGAACCGCCTACGAGGGCTCCAAGGGTAAGGCCAACGCCGACGACATCGCCCTCCTGAAGACCGACAAGGCCAACAAGAGCGAGATGGCCATCGAGGCCGTCAGCGGCGACTCCACCAAGAAGACCATCACGCTGAAGGACGGCCTGTCCCAGGACGTGATCGTCGCCCACCAGGACATCAGCGGCAAGCAGGACGAGATCGACGCATCGGGCATCCTGAAGGGTGACGGCTCGGGCGGCGTGACGGCTGCCGTCGCCGGCACCGACTACCAGGCACCGCTGGTGGCAGGCACGGACTACCAGACCCCGCTCGTTGCAGGCACCGACTACGTGGTGCCCGTCTCCGGCAAGGGCCTGTCCACCGAGGACTACACCACGGCCGAGAAGACCAAGCTCTCCGGCATCGCCGCCGCCGCGCAGGTCAACGTCATCGAGACCGTGAAGGTCAACGGCACCGCCCTGACCCCCGACGCCAACAAGGCCGTCGACGTGACGTTCGAGATCCCCGAGCGCGTCAGCTCGGCAGACCTGGCCACCTTCGTGGTATAGGCGCACGACAACCGCGGGAGGGGATGTCTTTTGACAGGAGACGCTACCCGTCCCCTCCCGTCTTTCCCTAACTCATAACGGAAGAAGACTATGACGAAAGCAAGATACATGGCGCTGGCGGACTTCCAGTCCCTCTGGGACGGCGCCATCAAGCCGTGGATACGGAGCCTCGGCCTGGACGTGACGGACATCGCGTCCCTCGCCGCGGACTACGTGTTCAGCCCCGGCGAGACGGTGGCCCTCAACGGGTCGCTGTACCGCTGCACGAGCGCGACGCAGGCCACGCCGCTGACGCTGGCCACCCAGGGCGGCAGCCTCGTGTACGTGGAGCTGAACGGCCAGCGCGCCTACGCCGTCACCGGCACGACGCTCAACGCGGGGTGGCAGAAGGTGACGGACGTCGACGACAAGTTCTGGGCCGAGCAGCGCCTGGCCACGAAGGCCGCCAGGGCGACGACGCTCTCCGGCTACGGCATCGGCGACGCCTACACGAAGGCGCAGGTCGACGCCCTGACGAGGCACACCCGCCTGACCGACTTCGACCTGGCCACGCTGAGGAAGGCCGTCGCGGACCAGAACCTCGAGAAGTACGGGCTGAAGGTCGGCGACCAGAAGACCATCAACGGCAACGTCTACATCATCGCGGGCCTGAACCCGATGAAGGGCAGCACCCTGCAGACGTACCCGTGCACGGCGGACCACGTCGGCCTGATCGTCGTCCCCGACGCCGCCGCCCTGGCGTGGAACGCCAGCGGCAACACCTACACGGGCGCGGGCGGCAGGGGCGCAGGCTACGCGAACAGCGACCTGCACTACTATCTGAAGAACACGGTACTCCCGCTGGTGAAGGCCGACCTCGGCGAGGACAGGATCCTCTCCCACGGGAAGCTGCTGACCAACGCCGTGAACCAGAGCGGCTACAACCGCCTCGGCGGGAACACGGGCTGCGCCTCCGGGCACGCCTGGGAGTTCAGCTACATCGCCGCCCTCTCGGAGGCGCAGGTCTGCGGCGGGACGGTATGGAGCTCCTCCGGCTACGACACCGGCGAGGCGTCCCAGCAGCTGGAGGTCTTCAGGAAATACAAGTACACGGAGCTCTTCGGCGTCAGCGGCGTCTGGCTCAGGGACGTCGTCTCGGCCACCGAGGCCGCCTTCCTCTGCGAGTACGGCCAGCCGTCCATGCGCGCGGCGACGTACCAGTACAAGGCCGCCGCGCTCGTCCTGTTCCACTGATAAAACGACAGAGATATGGAAGCAATACAGATCATAAGAGACACCGCGCCGTTCCCCGAGACGGAGCGCGTCAGCGAGGCGCAGGTGAACTTCTACTTCGACCGGTCGGAGCGCCCCTACGGCGACGGCACGCAGTACATGGCCGTCGTGGCGGAGGTTGAGCTCCCCGCCGAGGAAGGCAGGGAGGACGACGTCAACGAGGTGAAGGCCCTCGCGCTGCCCGCCGTGAAGGAATACCGCATCGGCCAGATCGGCGAGTACGACAGGAGCAGCAACGTGAACTCCTTCAGCCTCGGAGCCGTCAGCATGTGGCTCACCGTCGACGAGAGACAGCGGCTGGCCACGCAGATCAGCGCCAACGAGGCCATAGGCAGGGAGAGCATGAGCAAGTGGTTCGGAGGACATGAGTTCTCCTTCCCCGTCGCGGCATGGAGGCAGATGCTCGTGGCCCTGGAGGTATACGCCGGCGACGCGCTGAACGTCACCGAGAGCCACAAGGCCGCCGTGAACGCCTTGGAAGATACGGACGAGGTCCTCGCCTACGACTTCACGGCCGGCTATCCCGAGAAGCTGGCGTTCCCCTACCCCGGCCCGGAGCCTGAGACCGAAGAGGAACCCGGGGAGCAGGAGGAGGAGCCCGTAGAGGAGCCCGCCGTGGAACCGGGTAACGAACCTAAAGGAGAAGAGTCATGAAGAAGAAGCTCATAACAGTCCTTACCGTCGCAGGCGCCCTGTTCAGGGCGAACAAGGGAGCGATGAGTGAGTTCACCATCCTCCTGCTCGTGACGCTCATTTCCGGACTCCTGTCCGGCAGCGCCCTCTGCGGCGCATGTACGGGAACCGTCGCGAACGCGGGGCTCGGGAAGGTGCTCGACCTCCTCCGCCTCTCGTTCTCGTCCACGCCCCGCCCGGCAGTCCTCGGCATCGCCGTGGGCACGCTGCTGGCGCTGGCGATACTTTAGCCAACACAAAAAACGATTATTAACAACTTAACTTTTTCAGATTATGAACACAATTTCTTTTCTAAACGCAATGAAGGAGGTATTCTCCACTCTCGGTGCGAAAACTTCTGACAGCAACTATGGTGTTGCACTTCTTGACAAGACCTCAGGCGAGCCCAAGGGCCTGATGGGAATGTCCGACCTCGCCTCAGTTCTGGGCGGTGCTATAACAAGATTTGTAGATGCAAATACCATACTTTCAAACATTACAGATGATGCTAATGTTTGTTGGGGACGCGGAGTAGATACGCCATCTGATGCTCCCTTTTATGCCGCTGGTGTATGTATGGTGAAAAAAACACAATATGGGTGCATTCAAGTGGCATTTAAATCTGCAGGTGAATTTGACGGGTTTTATATTAATCAACGTTGGATGACTACCTGGTCTGGCTGGAAAAAGAGTATTGTGACCAATGTATAAAATGTTCTGGGCGGCGTGAGATACAATGGAGTTTCACTTTCAGATTTTAATAACGCAAAACAACAAGGAGCTTATAAGATTGACACAGGAACCGCCAACTTTCCCACAGGTGCGTACCAATACGGATGTTTAGTAGTTTTTAATGCAAATCCTTTCTTGGTACAAATTTATTTTCCTGATACGAATAGATTTGTTTTCGTTAGGACACTTTATAATGGCATTGAATTCAGAACTTGGAAAATGATATCAATGGAGGAACTTACATAAAGAGGAGGGAACTACCCCTCCTCTTATTATGCAAACGTAATATGTTTCCATTCTCCCCATACACCATTTTCGACATTCTGGGCGTGCCTTATAATACAACAGACTCCGATACCTGGCTTGATACAGGTAAAGCTATACGTATTGCAACAAATTGCGGCAGACTCTGCGCTATGGTAATAACAAGATACTCTTGCTATGTGATGTTAGTAAGCGTATATGCAGGAACTATTAATACAGGTCAGTCTTTGAAGGCAAAACTCTCTGGAAGCGATCTTGGTTTTTATTATGTAACAAATGGCAGCAAATGTGATCTGTATATTACATCTTCTACGTCTACTGACTGCGTAGTAGTTCCTTTCTGGAACACACCACAAGGCACATTTGAGTTAACACCAGTTAACGCTTTGCCGTCAGGTGCTGTAGCATTCTAAAGAAAAAGGGAGGCTAATACCTCCCTTTATTATGTTTGTGTACTAATCCATACGACATTCGCTCTATTTGTGTCTGACTTTGTAATTGTAATAGATGATGTTGTACATGTTACACCTGTAACACCTGATGCTTCTATTATTTGGGTTACATTTGTTGATCTTGAAAGAGAGTAAATACCAGGTTGGGAGGTCGAAGAACCTCCAACAGACACAATCAAGAATCCTGAAGCAGTTGATCTCTCTATTGTGATTTCTGAACTTCCAGCAGGAATTTCATGCCTTTGATAAGAAAAACCACATACGCCCAGTAGTAAAGGGAGGCTAATAACCTCCCTTTGTTATAATTCCTTCCATGATGACCACGAAACACTGCCTGGATTTCCCAAACCGTACCTTCCATAAGGAGTGCTGCTTGATCTGTCAATGACAATCTGATACCTATCGTAAGTAGTGTGTATATAAACAAGCAAAAAACGAGTTGAGGTTGATATTGAAGAAGGAAGATTGGCAGGAGCAGACGATGGTGCGCACATACTCCAATACAATCCTGTTCCTGTTCCTGCTTCAAAATTTAAATCAGTTAGATTACCAAAATCGCTGCTCTTAATTTTGGTAAAGAATGCGCCCAGAAGGCTTGCGAGGTCACTTGCTGTGGAGCAATTAAAGCTGTTACAGTTACCCCAATCAGACCAGCTTGTACCACTAAAGGTTCTTTGGATAGACCGAGCTAAGGTCGGCTGATAGACGGTCTGCACATATCTACCTCCTGATACACCAACTACATCAATTGTCCCCGTATGTCCTCCGGGGAGCAAGTCTGATGAGCAAGTGTATCTTCCTGGTGTCTTCAAATCATCAATCGAATTTCCGCTGTATGTGGTTACTGCTCCGCCCAGAACCAACTTTTATAGCGGTTCTGGGCGTACCAACCAAGTTTGCAAAAGGCGCACTACAAGTATCTGCAGACAATATTAACGAAGACGGGGCATGGTTTGTGTATGGCACCAGTGGGTTGAACACGCCTACAAACTACGGAATCCTCGTGTGTCGGAAGTCCGCGACCGCAAATTATGGATATACCGGGGTACAGGTATTTTATCCTACGACAGGACAACTTTCTCACAGGATACAGACGTCAGGTAGCGAATGGGGCAGTTGGCAAAACGGGTAAGATAATAAAGGGTGGTACTTAATCCGTCCTCTGTTGCCTAAACAGCGATGCCTTCAAATTTTGTCCAACTCCCCCATGAAGATTGTGTCCTAACCCTACAATGAATGTACTGTACGACACCACAATGGAACACCACCTGGAGTCTGTTATAATAAGAGGTGCCAAGTTGTAGCGTGACAATTAATGCGTATGCGTCTGGACCGCCATGAGCATTGCCCGTAGTTAATGTCATGGTGTTGCCTTCAAGATCATCCAGGGAGGTGTTTTCTTCCATGCTAACGGGTCTCAGGCCGCCCAGAACCGCTATAAAAGTTGGTTCTGGGCGCACAAGCCACCAAGCCAGTCAATATCGATACGATTAGAGAGGGTGTTTCCTTCTTGGTTATCTCCCGGCCGTTTTTGAGTGGGTATGAAGGAACTTTTCCTTCTGACATGCAGGCTGGAGGCTATGCGTCTTCTGTGTTCTTGATCAGCGCTGTTTTTATTCAAAACTCCAACGATAAAATTGGCGTACAACTGTTGTATAACTGGAATGACGATACTCCAACAGTGCTGAAAAGCTGGTATAGGATATGGGGGTACAATAGTAGGACGTGGAAATCATGGAATAGCATTTAAGGAGGCGGGCTCTGACCCGCCCCTCTTAACTGTATGGCGTCACGCTTAATTGAGTTGCGCCACTTGGCAACGACGCAGGGCTAAAGGCTTTTGCACCAATAGCAATTAACGACACGCTCATGCCCGTTACAGACTTTATGTATACCGATTTTCCGTCCATGTATATTTCAATATAACGGTTTACGCCAGATTCAACTACGCCATTTTTCCCCTTGGCTGATACCGTTCCGCCATTCCCGTATATCGTAAAGTCTATCGTGCCGCGGCTGTCTTTATAGTCTGAGCCGATTATCCTGATACATTCGTACAGGTCACATGTTCCAAGATAGTATACCGCATTGTTGCTTAGTCCGTATGCGTTATAAACCCTGCTATTTACGCCCAGAATGATATAGTGAAGACATTCTGGGCGGTATTGACGATATATACAAAGGGTCTTTTGCTGTAAACGACACGGTTTCCATAGCACTAAGAGAAGGCTGTGGGGTATTCTGTTATCGGTTTAAAGGACAGAGCTCCGGCATAATCGCTGTTAGAGGCACGGATATCAAATATTTCACATATACCGATTATGAGGAAGCTCCTTTAGGGGCAAGACTGAGAGCTGGATCAGATGGTAGCACATTGACCATCACATGTACTCAAGCATGGAATAATCCGTTCCATCTAAAGAGACTGATTTGAATTTCTGGGCGATACAGGTCCGGCGATAACGACAGGATCGTGTAACGATATAGTCAAAGCTGGAGTCTACAGACTTCAACCAACTGTTAGCGACACCCCTTTCGCTTATACTACGTTGTTCGTATTAACGCGCTTGGGTGGTGCTGTCCATCAAATCGGCCTTGATGCTGACAATAGTTATGTGGCATACAGGGTCGGTGAAAATAATGTGTGGAAAAACTGGTCACGCTGCGACAACTTCGGCTGAGCACGCTTGCCGAGATGAAGGCGGCACTGGCTAATGTATAGTGAGGTGGGAGCAACAAACTCCCACCCATATTACTCTATCGGAATATAGTAAACGGTAACCGTCGTTCCTGAATCAGCATTATTGATAGTCCATGTTCCCTGATTGTTTGTCGAAGGCGTCAAGTCTCCCACAATCTTTTCGTTTACATGGAATGTTACATTGCCAGAGCCGAGTCCTGTTGTTATGACAAAATAAACGCCACACTTCTTGAAGTCACTTTGAAACGCCACAATAAATCCGTGTGCGGTACTGTTTTTGAAAGCGGTGGCACCTATTCCTTTATTTATAACCTTCAGTCTATTATCTACGCCCAGTTGTGATTTCTGGGCGTATCAAGAATAACTCCGTCAGATTTAAACACTGAGAGTTTCTTCGGAGTATTTAAAACCGACGGACAAACACAGAACAATCCCGCTGATGGATCTGCAATGGTGGGCGTACAATTTAGGGGAGAGCCTCTTAGTACCGTCCAAATGCTTTTCCGTAGTGCCTATGGTGAAATATACTATAGGTCTGGTGTCCCTAACGGCCAATGGTATAAGTTTGTAGGAACGCCTGTTCAGGTATAATACAATCGGGAGGCGACAGGTCTCCCGATTGTTCTACGCATTAGCCAGTGCTGTCTTCAATTCAGCAAGTGTGCTGCAACCGAAGTTATCTACCCGTACCCAAACTGACCAGGTTCCGTCGTGTTTTGTTCGATGGTATATTTGACCATTTCCTCTGTAATAAGCAGTTTGTGAAACCTCATCAGATGACGATTCGTCACTGGAATTTAATGATTTGACGGTTAAAATACAAAGAGATGGTTCTGGTATGTTTTGTGAATAACCTGATAATGTATAAGTTCCCGCTATCGTTAATGTATTAGCATCTAAAACTGATGTAGATACATTTCTTACGCCATCTGCGCCCAGAAGTTCAGTTGTGTGTAATCTTCTGGGCGGCGTGCCGTCAATGCACACTGCGGATTCTTCTATTGATGCGAACACCTTAGCTGTGCCCGGGTTTTATCAATCCACTGTTTTTACTAATACACCTATTGCCGTTGGCATTTTGCTTATGCCGTACTATGCAAACGGTTGGTGGAGGTTCCAGTTGTTTATAGACCGCTCCGAAGGCCACATGTGGTTTAGGTGTGGCACTTCCAGTTCTTTTGATGCGACCTGGAAACAGATAGTATAATATGGATAGGCAAAAACCTATCCATATTATACCGTCTTCCATGTTGCCGTTTCTCTGTGTCTCCAATATATTCCAGTGCTTTCCAGATCAAGAACGATGGTGATTATGCCGTTAGTAAGGAATTTGATTCTTCTTATGTAAACAGAGTTGCTGTCGGAGATGGTTTCAGGCAAACCTTCACACCTTACTGCATATTGGAAAACATAATCACCTAACGGCAAGTCGTCGAGTGCAAAACTTTTGTCGTTTGCCGTGATTTGTTTTACATAAGCTACGCCCAGGACAACACATGTAATATATGAAAGAGTAAAATGGTCAACATCTGTAAGCGCGTGGATAGCGTACCAACCACAAACGTAAGAAGGAAAATGTGGCGGAATTAGGCTAAAGAGGAGGGAGCGACTCCCTCCTCTTGTCATACCTCACCCCACGATCCCCATTCTGTTTCAGACCACCTGGAACGTTTCCACAGCTTTGAGTTCCCTTTTGAGAGACATATCTGGAACCTGACATATTCCGATCGAGCGACAGAAAGCAGAAGAACCTCATTATTGTTGTCTGGGAAATTTAATGATGCTGGTGTTGCGTCCCTTGCAATAACGTCATGTACACTAAGGCCGTCGTTTATATTGTTGAGATTCGTGTCCACCTCATATTGAATGCCTTTTATTGCAAGCAATGCGCCCAGAAGATTACACACAACTGAATTTCTGGGCGTTATTCGTTATACAACCTTAATTCCGGCTGGAAGTGATTGCAACGACTTCAAACAGAGTGGCTTATATAATACAGCGGCAAACCTTCAAAATGCGGCATATGCTGGAGGTCATATTCTTTTCGTTATGAGAGCAGGAGAATATGTCGCACAAATAGCCTTTGATCCAACTGAAGGTAAAGCAAAGCTGAGAACTATAATAGATCGGGCCGGTTCCACGTATACATGGGTAAACTGGCAAATTATTGTATAAATACAAGCGGGAGCTGCATGGCTCCCGCCTCTCTGGGCGGCATAAGGTTGTCCGATAGTGCAATTGCGAATTACGCAGACATGACAATGTCTGGCTTATATGTGAGAAATCCAAATACACCTCTCTCCGGCTCAGACATTAATATTGGGTGGGATGGTACATACCTTTTTATTGCCCATCTCAAATTTGGTACTATGGGCTGCTTAGATATTGCTACAGTATACAACCATACCAAATATTGGATTGGTTTTAGCAACGACTGGAGAGAATTATAAAAGGGAGGGTTTACCTCCCTTTAGATATTGGTCATTGTACATTTCTTCCAGGCAGACCAAGAAGCACTGCTGCCTCCTTTGTATCTATGTCCAATTATATTCTCAGCGTTGCACGAGAAGAAGACTTGACAGGACATGGAAGATCTTATCATTACGAATACGATGCCAGGGCAGCTAAACGGACTGTTAGAACTGTCTATTCTATAAGTTCCGGAGCCGACGGTGTTAAGAGTTTCTGCCGTCAGATCCGCAGAGCCTACATAAGCACCAACGCCCAGAAGTTCAGTTGTGTGTAATCTTCTGGGCGCGGTTGTCATAATTGGCACGTTTTCAGATGCAAGCGAATTGGAGAGTCACCCAGTATGTGCGGGACGGGCGTCTGGATCTGCTACAGGAGTCCCGGAGCAGAATAGTTTTTATCTAAGCATAAAGATAAATGGAGATTACATTTTTCAGATTGGTGTAGGCAAAGAGTCCAACTTTATATATGTGAGGACAAAGTTCTACGGAGGATGGAGGAACTGGTGGAAAGCTGCGACAACCAAAATTGAATGATAGCATTATAACCATTCATTGCACAATGAAAGAGACGGGTTGTTACCCCGTCTCTATTTGTTAAAGCAATGTATATGATACGTTGCCGTACCTTTGGATTTCAGACACCATAAGAGCGCCAAACGAGTTGCCTCCAACGGCAGTACACGTTACCTTCACATCTCCGTCGCTGTTGTCTGACGATGGTGTAAATTCTATATTGATATAATCCGTTTTCACAACAACCTGTCCATTGAGCAGCGAATCCCTGTGTGCAAGGTTGATAATTGCGCATGCTTGCAAATTAAAGAAATTCCTTGTCACGCAAAGAACGGCGTTTCCCTGCATGGGAAGATTTACATTAAATTCGATAACCACAGGATTGCTGGTACCGGAGCTTTTAAAGGCGTATACCACATATTGTGCGCCCAGAAAAGAGGTGGGTTAATCCCACCTCCTATTATGTTAAAGCAAGGTATTTCCACGATATCCAATTAGAATTGTTTCTTATCCTAAAATAGACTCTTGTCAAATCGGACATTATCCATATTTGCAAGGTGTTGTAATTTGCATTACCTGCGCCAGTAGCAAACGTCAGCAATATTCCCCATTGAGTAGGTAGATTGTGGCTTGAATAACTTGAATCATTGACAGAGTAAGCACATGTTGTGAGTACTGTGTTGGCATCTATGTTAGCGATATGACCTTTTGGTAGCACACCGCCCAGAATGTCATCGTGTTACCATTCTGGGCGCATTGGTAGAAAAACATATCATGATAGAAGATCCAGACAGTATAAACAACACAGGCATATATCCAGCAACGTTTACATATAAAACAGGAACAGCCAGGGGAATGCTTGTTGTGTTCGCAGATAGTACAGTTAGTAGTTTTCCGGCCCAACTCTTTATCGGCTATAACGAGTGTATGGTGAGAAGGGCATCTAACACACAAGCATCATCTTGGTTAGATTGGAAAGAACTTTAATAGGTGGGAGAAAACTCCCACCCATAATTATGAAATAGTCAGCTCTGGGCGTAGCAGACTTCCAAAATTTTTCAGGCAAAGACCTTCCGGATTATGATGCTAACGCACTGGTAACTGGTATTTATTCTACAGCTGCAAACAGAGATTCCAATATTCCAGTTAACGTTAACGGACTTCTCCTCTGCTTTAAGAGGTCAGCGGTGTATTTTCAGGTTTACATGATAATGGGTAGCTCCATTTTTTACAGGAATTATTTTAACGAATGGAACGCATGGAAAAAACTGGAGGGAACACCGGTTTGACAAATAGAGGTGGGCGCATACCCACCTCGTTTACTGATCCACCGTTCCTTCAATCTTTCTCCACGACTGCCATCCTGCTGTCGTTCTGCTACGGGTTAGCACAAATTCCCTATTATAGGGGGCGTAAAACAAAAAGAAATCGAACTTTAAGAGCATACCGTTAGTGTTGGAGTCAGAAGGCAATCCTTGCAGGCTTGACCCAAAATACAACCCGTCCGCAATTTCTGTTGGGTTTACGTTTGTTATTTCTCCTTTGTTCATTACGCCCAGAATGTCATCGTGTTACCATTCTGGGCGTTACATTTAGCACCATTCCTTCTACTTCAGATCCATTTCAAGGGTGGCAAAAGATGTGTATTCAGTTTAAAAACGCTAACGCCGTTACTCAGTTTGCCATTAAACTAACACGCACATCAGGTTTTTCCGTTGCTGTCAGATCAACAGATGACAATTCAGCAGCCGATATTAACAGCAAAACATGGGAAAACATTAAAAACTAAGGAGGTGGGTTTGTAGCCCACCTTAATTATGTGTTGTCTGTAGCCAAATATGTCCAAGGACCTGCCGAGGCTCTCAATGCAAACTTTTTCCCGGATGAAGCGTTGTATGCCATTTGTAAACAATACCCGTCCAGGTGGCTGTTAATCGTCAGGCATACGCCAAAGGTAAACGGGGCATTTGTGGTTTGGCTGGAAATAACACAGATACTATTTTGTTTGTTGTTGCCAAGTAAATTATCAAGATCGTACTGGCCCGTTAGTTTGGTTATACCGCCCAGGACTTACTTCGGTTTCCGCTTCCTGAAGATCTTCTTCGTGGCCTTCTCCGCGGCGTGGTCCCTGTCGAAGGTGTAGTGCGCCTCGGTGGTCCGCGTGCGGCTCTGGCCGAGGATGGACGTGATGTTCTGGATGGGCATGCCCATCAGCGAGAGGTTCGTGGCGCACGACTTGCGCGCGACGTGGAAGCTGACGGCCTTCCCGATGCCCGCCATCGCGGCGACCTCCTTGATGACCCTGTTGGCGGTGGAGTTGCACGGCACGCAGTGAGACAGCTCGCGGACGTCCGGGTAGCGGCAGAGGATGTCCATGCCCCTGCCCCAGAACAGCGACCTGATCGGCACGGCGACCTGCCGCTTCGTCTTGTGCATCGTCTTGCGCAGCACGCCGTTCCTGACGGTCGCCTCCTCGAGCGTGGAGAGGTCGCTCCACCGCAGGCCCGTGTAGCAGCCGAGGAGGAACAGGTCGCGCACCCTCGCCTGCCGCCCGGCGAGCTCCAGGCGCTCCATCCTCGCGATCTCCGCCAGGGAGAGGAACGCCACCTTCGGCCTCATGTTCCCTATCGTGATGAAGCGGAACGGGTCGCCGGGCATGGCGTCGCGCTTGCGGGCCTCCTCGCAGAGGGCGTGGAGCGCCTTCAGCCGCCCGATGGCGGTGTTCTCGGCCAGCCCCTTGCCGTCGATGAGGAAGGCCCTGTAGCGCTCGATCATGTCGTGCGAGAGCTCCTGCATCGTCGTGTGCGGGCGGAACTCCTCGAAGGACCTGGCCAGCGTGCGGTAGCTCTCCTTCGTCGACGCGCTGCGCCCCGCCGACGGGACGATGACCGCCTCGACCATCTCCGCGACGGTGGCGGACCTCGACACGCGGCTCAGGTAGGCCTCCTTCACGCGCCGCGGCGTCGGCGCCGCCCCGGCGGCCTCGAGCTCGTCCTCGTGCTCCATGAGGCGGCGGACGATGCGGGCGACCTTGCGGTTCAGGAGGTCGTAGTTCGGGTCCGTGGGCTGCACCTTCCCGTAGCGGAAGTCCTCCTGGCGGACCCTGACGTGGGTGTTCACCGTGGCCCGCTCCCCGGTGCCGGCCATGTAGATGCTGACGACGACGGCGCGCGTGCCGTCGGCCGCCACGTACCCGTTCCTGCTGAGGACGGGCCTGAAGGTGATGGTGGATATCATAGGCGTAGGTCGTTTGTTGTCGTTCATAATATGTACGGAAAACGGGCGGCGTTTCATGCCGCCGGCAGGTTAAAAAATCATAACGGCCGTGCCGCGGCCGTGGCGTCCCGTGGCACAGTCCCGGCACAGTCCGCGGGGTCCGGCGTCCCCGGCCGGCATCAGGAGGACCCCCCGCGGGCCCCGTGCCGCCGCCGGCGCGGTATGCGAAAAATTATGACACGGGGGGCGTCAGGCGAGCAGCTGGATGCCCATGAGGTCCTGGACGCGGAACTGGACGGACGTCTTCGACCCGTCGCGCTCCACGGTGCAGAGGTAGGTGTCGCGGGTGGCGGAGACGAACGCCCTCGCCCCGCCGCGGAACGTCAGCAGCAGGTGGCGCGGCGTGCGCTCCAGCGCGAGCAGCGCGGCCCACGCGGCGGCGTCGCGGTCGTCGGCCTCGACGGTGACGGTGACGGTGTGCAGGCGGCCGGCCGTGCCGTCGCCCTCGTCGTCCTTCGCCCTGCCGGTGCCCCGGCGGATGGGGACGAGCGTGACGCCATCGGCGGGCGCCCTCATGCCGACGGTGATGGCGCCGGCGTAGACGGGGTTGGGAACGGTGCCGGGGCGGACGGTGGTGCCGCCGCCACCGGGTTCCTGGCTGCCGCTGCCGCCGCCGGATAGGTCGGGGACCTCCGGGACGAAGGGGGCCGACGGCACCGTCGGCGCCAGGCAGTTGGCGACGGACCCCGCCGAGGCGGCGGGGATGTTGCCGACGGGGATGGCGGTGACGGCCGTCAGGTCGTCGAGGAGGAACTCGAGGCAGCCGTTCATGGGGTGAATCCGTTAAGCTCGTCCTCCGTCACGCGGTCGTCGCCCGTGACCATCGCGTCCCTCACGCTCCGGTTCAGGTCCTCCATCTCCACGCTGTCGTTGCGTATCTCCTCCGTGCCCACGCTGTCGGGGCCCGGCGCGCCGCCCTCGTGGCCCTCGGGCCAGACGACGGGTACCTCGCGGATGCCCCAGCCGAACTCGCGGAGGTCGATCCATATCTTCTCGAACTTGTCTTCCTGTCTCATGTCCGTCGGTATCGGTTGAAGGTTACACGTCGCCGCTGCCGTCGCCGGCATCGGCGTCGAAGCCGGGCTCCGGCTCCTCTTCCTCCTCCACGGCCACGGGCTCGTTGAACTCTCCGCTGCCGCCGCTGTTGGGGTCGTCCTCGTCGTCCTCGTCCATGCCGCCGCCCTGGCCGGCCTCCGGGCCTTCCTCGCACTTGCAGTCGTGGCCCTCGGGCCAGATGACGTCCACGTCACGGATGCCCCAGCCGAACGGGCGGAGGTCGATCGTGATCTTCTCGAACTTCTTCTCCTGTTTCATATCCTTGCAGATTAGTGTTGCCTATGCCTGCAATATACGCCGCGCGGGCGCCGGAAGCAAGGGCAGCGCGGGGCCAGCCTGCCGCTACCTCCCGTAGCCTCCCGTAACCTCCCGTAACTACAGAGGCGGGCACCGGGACTGTCCCGGCACCCGCGAACCATCCACGGCGGTATGAACGGTCATTTCCCGAAGAGCCTGCGCGCCAGCCAGACGAGGCCGCCGTAGAGGAAGTTGCCCGCCACGTTGCTGGCAAAGTCCTCGGCGAAGGTCTGCTGGCGGCGGCGCAGGTCCTGAAGCTGGGCCGACTGCCGCCCGAGGGCCCTGAGGATCTCGTCCGCCGGGCGCTGCTCGGCGGCCATCCGGACGAAGAGCTTCCTCTCCTCGTCGGTCATGCGGTCGTAGATCCCCTCCAGGAGCCTGCGGCGCATGAGGGCCTCGGCGGCTGCTGCGTAGTCCATACGGAAACTTGCCCTACTTTGCCCTACCTTGCCCTACCAGAGGAAGTACTTGCGGATGTCATACACCCCGTCCTGGTCCTTCAGGTTCTTCAGGGCCATCCTGTAGCAGGCGGTGATGATGTCCTTGTCCGAGGGCGAGAGCGTCTTGCCCAGCAGGGCGGCGATTTCCGTGCCGAAATCCGAATAGATTTTGTTCATCTCCGTCCAGAGGGCGTACTTGTTATAGTACGGTGCTTCCTCCAGCGGCAGGCCGAAGCCCTCCATGGTACTCTTCCATGCGTCGTGCTTCCACGGTGCCGCCGGGTTCATGCGTGCGATGATATTCTCTGCCTCCTTGTGCGTGAGGTACTGCTTCCACTTGATGGCCTCGAGCCGGTCGATCATCTCCTCTGCCACGTCGGGCTTGTTGGCGATCATCCACTCCATCATCTCGGTCATCACGCAGCCGAAGGCCTTCATGTTCTTCGGGTCACGGCTCTGGGCCATGTAGTCATAGAGACCTGTGTAGCGGTCTTTCATTTCCTGTGGTGTTGTCATAATCCTGTTGTCTTGTTAAGTGATACATTAAGCACGCCGCAAGCTGCTTAATTCTTACGTTTTCGTCGAAATAAGCAAAAACGGCGCGATTTCATTCCTTATTCTTACGCTCAGCACCCCGGGCAGCGGGCCGTCGGGATGCGGGGCGTGTACTGCACGGGGACGCGGCGGGCGGGCGCCGGGGCCTTGCGCCGGGCCGTGGCGGGCCCTGCGGGCTGCTCACCCGGCTTCTTGCCCGTCTTCGGGTCCGTCTTCGCCGGGGTCTTCTTCGTTGTTGTCTTCGAGGATGCCATAGATCTTGTTGTAAAGTGTGTCGATAGCGTACATGAACAGTTCGAGCCAGACGGCCGCGTAGGCGCAGAGGATGGATATTGCGAGCAGCCGCGGCAGCACTGAGGGAAGGGCGGCCAGCTGGCCGTCGCCGCTCACGCCGTAGGCGAAAGTGCCCCAGAACGCGAGGCACTTCGGGCAGTCCGCTATCGGCAGCCTGTGGCGGACGACACGCTCGACGGCCCGTATCAGCCCGAGGTGGTTCGCTGCCGTAGAGAAGACCACGACTGCCGCAATATCAATCCATTGACCGCTGACCATTGGTTACTACGCGCCCGTGGCGACGGTGAAGGCGAACTCCACCTCGCAGACGTTCGTGGACGGACAGCCGCAGGAGGCCCCCACGGGCGTGGCGCTCACGCCGACGGCGGTGACCGTCGGGACGTCGGCCGACGGGCAGGGGATGCACTTGGTCACGATGACCTTCTCCGTCACGAGGCAGCCGCTGGGGCAGCCGTTGCCGCAGCGGTACACCTGCTGGTAGGTGAGGTCGCAGATGCAGCGCACGTCGCAGCAGTACTCGCTGCCGAGGGCGCGGGGCACGCCGACGACCTGCACGTCGATGTTACTTGCCAGCGGCATGCCGTCGGCGTTGACGCACATCTGGCGGTTGCCGCACGTGTAGTGCGTGGCGTCCAGCATGTACGTCGTGGAGGCGTCGGTGCCTCCCGGGTACGGGGTGAGGCTGTTGAAGTAGGTCTTCCCGTTCTGTGAATTACAAGCCATAGTTTGAAACGTTTTGTGGGTTTATTTATACGAGGACCTATTCTCTGCACCGTCCTCCTCCTGTGCTCACTCCTGTTCCGCTCCCTCCCCGGCCTCGCCGTAGACACGGGGGAAGAGGTCGCCCTCCACGGGCAGCGGGCTCGAGAACTCCGCCTCGGCGGACTGCAGCGCCGCGATGCGCCGCTCCAGCTCCTCGATGTGCTGCGACTGGGCGTCGAGCCGCTGTATGACGCCGTTCATCACCTCGAACATCTGGAAGGACATCCGGGCGGCGCAGTAGGCGTGCTGCTGGTACCCGCACTTCGTGCAGTCCCTTGGGCACGGGCGCGCCTGCCGCTGCACGGCCTCCGCGGGCTGCTGGGCGTTGCTGTTCTGTTTCTGTTCCATATCTCTTGATTTATTCTGAACTCCTGGTTACTTGAAGTACTCGATGACCCTGTTCTTTACGAACGGGTTCCTGTCCCAGCTGCCGATCGCATGCGCCAGACGCGCAGCATCAACGGCGCGACCCTGGCGAGCATGAGCGCTGATAAAGCCAACGACAGCCAGGCGCAGGTCCTCAACCTCCTTTTCGTCTCTTGCATAGACGTTGAAGGTGACGGGGAAGCCCCTGAGGGGCCGCTGCTGTTTTGTTTCCTGTTCATTCATATTGCCGTGAATCAGTTAATCTCCGGAAGTTCCGTGACCGGCGTCCCGGGCTCCGCCGTCGGGAACGTGAGCGGCGGCAGGCGGTTGCCCGTCATCTGGCGCACCATCTCGTAGCCCGTGGCTATCGTGTCCCTGTTCTCCCTGATCCAGGAGAAGAGGTCGCCCGCCGTGCGCTTCGTGGCGTCGACCCACGTCTGTGGGGCGGGGTCGTAGTCGGGCAGCGAGGGGATGTCCTCGGCGAAGAAGTCGTAGAGCTTCTTCGCCTCGTCGATGTCGCCCTTGGTGGCGAAGAGGCACTGCAGCTTCAGCGTGGCCTTCGAGGTGGGTTGTATTCCGCGTATCATCTCCAGTCGTTTCTTCCTGTTGGTAAACCATTTCATATATCGCCGTGAGTGGGTGATTTCTCCCCGCCGGTCCGGCGGGGAGAAACACGTTTAGCCGTTGCATCCGCATCCGGGACAAGCACAGGGCTGGGGAGCCGAGTAGATCATCACGGGAGTGGGGTTCAGGCTCGACTTGCCGGTGATGGCATCGCTCAGCGTCTGCTGCATGATGTTCTGCACGGTGGTGTCGATGGCAGAGGTCTGGCTCTGGCTGGTGGTCTGCGAGCCGCTCTGCTGGCCGGAGATCGAGTCGGTGATGTTCTGCGACAGCGTGATGTCGCCGGCGATGCGCTCGCTGCGCTCGGCGGCCACGGTGCCTGCAAGCGTCTGCACCAGGTCGCGCAGGCCGTCGTTCTTGGCGATGGCCAGCTCCTTGGCGCTCTGGGCGGCCTCCTTGGCCTCCCTGCCCTTGGCGGCTGCCTGCATGCCTCCGAAGATCCAGGCGGTGATGCCGGCTGCTACTGCGACCGAGCCGACGGTCAGTCCGGCGATTGCCACGCCGCTGGGCTTCTTGGCCGACATGTAGTCGAGCTTCACCTGCTCATAGGGAGTCATCCCTTCCTTCTCGCCCATCGAGCGGAGGGCCATCAGGTCTTGCATTTCAAGTGCCATAATCCTTAAAGTTTTTGTGTTGTGAATAATAGGGTGAACTGTAGCGGACTTGCGGGGACCGGTCCCCTTTGTCCGCTACAAAGTTACGCCCGATATCCGCCGTCTCCAAAGATTACGGCAAAAAGGGCGGGTCACGGCGTGAACCTCCGCGAGAGCCGCTTGACGACGCGCTTCGCGGTGGACTCGCTGACGCGGTACTTCTTCCGGAAGTGCTGCCAGATGCGCTCCTTGGGCACGCCGTCGCGCCTGAGCGACAGGTACTCCTCGTACATCGGGACGTGCCTGGCGTCGCCGACGGACAGGCCAAACTTTGACATGGTTTCCACTTGACATAGATTAAGTTTTAGCAGCATGTAGCCACTAATGGTGCCTATGTCGTCAGGGTTTTCGGAATGATTGTTGTAATTTTGCATCCGATTTCGCATACTTTAATGATGATACATACTACAGGAGGGCTTAAGGGAGTCCCCTGCCGGCCGCGTAGTATGTATCGACCTGCGAAATCGGATGCAAGACGGCTGGCGGGGACTTCTGTTTCTTTCCCTTAGACGGCGGCGTCCTCTGCCGCTGGTTCCGCGGCGGATTCCCTGGCCCTGCGGCCGCCCTTCCGCTTGGGCTCCGGCCTCTCCGTCTCTGTGGCCTCTGTCTCCTCCGCGGCCTCAGTCTCCTCCGTGGTCTCTGTGACTTTGGCGTACTTCTCCCAGAGGGCCTTCACCTTCTCCGGGTCCGTCGTGGCCTCGGCGGTGAACGGGTTGCCGTAGCGCATGTTCACGGGGCCGGTGACGGCGAAGTCGGGCAGCAGGATCGCGGTGTCGGCCTGCTCGCGGTCCATGACCGTCAGGCGGCCGCCGAAGGCGCCGGTGCCCAGCCACTCCTCGACGGCGGGCGACAGCGCCACGCTGGTGACGAGGGTCAGGCGGCTGACGGCGTCGAGCCGTCCCTGCCCGTCCATGCGGGCCCACGTCTTCCGCATCCACCGCCCGATGACGTCGCATGCGAGGTCCGGCAGCGACGGGGCGGCGATGAGCAGCTCCGTCTCCGAGTAGCGCGTGAGGATGGCGGGCAGCAGCTCCGCCAGCGACAGGTCGCCGTAGCCCGCGAAGGCCATGGTGCCGCCGCCGGCGATGGCCCTGCGCAGCCCCATCAGCTGGCGGGGAGCGCAGCAAGGTTCGATTATCTTCATGACTGTCATTTTTTTCGGTTGTCGTTTGTCAATCAGGAATCGGGGCCCGGGCTGCATGGCCCGAGCCCCGACGGTATGAGAGAGTGCGCGCGGGCGCCTATGCGGCGTCCTCCTGCTCGATGGTGCCCACCCACTTCGTGACGGGATAGAGCATGTACGGGCAGTTCACGGTGAAGGTGCTGCCGTGGTCGTCGGTGCGGGCGGCGCCCGAGTCGAACGTCACCTGGATCTCGGCCTCGCCGTTCTCGTTGCCGATGACGATGTACTCGGACTTGCCCTCGACCTTCTTGCCCGTGGGCACGAAGTAGAGGTTCTTGTCGGAGTTGTGCAGGATGCGGCTGGTGAAGGCCATGATGTCCTCGCCCATCTCCACGCGGCCGGTGACGGAGCCCGACCAGCCCTTGCCGGTGCCGTTGTCCTCCGAGGTGACCTGGCCGGTCTGCGCCTTGAAGTCGATGCGGTAGCCCTTCAGGGCCGTGGCCTGGCTTCCTGCCGGGGTGATGGTGTACTGGTTCTGTGTGTCGTCGGCGGCCATGGAGGCGATGTGGTCCTCGTCGAAGGGGACTACGAACAGGAAGTTCGATACGCCGGCGGGGTTCTCGACGCAGCTGGCGCTGGAGAGAACGCTCTTGGGGATACATGAAAGTGGCATAATGATACTAATTTTGTGTTTGTGTTGTGGATTGACTGATGACTGTTGCCGGAGGCCAGAGGGCGGGGCTTTCGCCTTTGGAGCTACTCGCCCCGGCTCACCTCCGGTAGGGAGACTACTCGGCCTCGAACTGGGCCACGAGGTTCTTCACGCCGCCGCCGAACTCGTAGTTGAGCGGGTTGTCGGTGAAGGTCTTCACGCCGTCGCTCCAGCCTGCGAGCTTGAAGCCGCTTTTAGGCGTGGCGGTCACGGTGATGGTGTCGCCGTCGGCGTAGAGGTCCTTCTGGCCAGAGGTGATGGCCACGGTGCCCTCTGTCTCGTCGGCGCTGGTCACGGTGAAGATGTCGGCGATGTACTGGCCGGGCGTCCAGTCATACGTGTTGACGGCGTCGTTGCAGGCGAAGTACATCGGGTCGTAGTCGCGGATGCGGGTCGTGGCGGCCGAGTTGATCTGGTAGCCGATGATCGACAGGTCGTCGTTGGTCTGGCCGATGCGGATGTTGGCCTTTCCCTCGCGCGTGTCGCAGATGAACTCCAGGATGTCCTCGCGGCAGACGGCGATGAGCTGTCCGCCGGTACCCATGGCGGCCGAGGTCTTCAGCGTCAGGTTGGGCATCTCGGCAAACTTCCAGCTGGCCTCCAGCACGGTCGGGGAGATCTGCGGGAAGGTGAGCATGTAGCCCTTCACGGCCAGGCGGCAGAACTCGTCGGAGGCGAGGATGGTGAGCTTGTTCTCCGGCTTCTTCATGTGGGGATGGAGGGCGCCGTAGAACTTCACGAGCAGCTCGTAGACCTCGACGGGTGTCAGGGGGACGGTGTTGCCGCCCACCTGCTTGGTCAGGCCGCCGGTCATGATCAGGTTGCGGTTGGCGACCGAGATGGTGCCGTCGGTACGCTTCTGGGCGATGAGCGTGTAGAATCCGTCGAACAGCGAGAGGCCGAGCTTCACCTGGTTGGCGGGTACGTCAGGCAGGTTGCGGTTGGCCTTGTTGCCGAAGAAGATGTTGAAGCGGACGTCCTCGGCGGCACGGCCGGCGATCTCCTCCATGTTCTTGCGCGACATCACGGCCTCGTCGGCGGCGTTGACCACGTTGAAGGGGCCCTTCTCGCGGTAGCGCTCGATGCTGTCCTCGGCCTTGATGTAGTACGGCTCGACCTTCGCGGGGTTGTCCACGATCTTGGCGAGCTGGGAGTTCTTCACGTTGCCCACGCGGTACGGGCGTGCCACGAGGCCCTTGCGGTTGAAAATCTGACAGACGTCGATGTTCTCCACGTCGGTCGTCACCATGATCCCGAGGTTGCCGAACATGGCATCGTCGAGCAGGTAGGCCTTGGCCACCAGCTCCTCATGGATCTGTTCCTTGACATGCTGGATGTCACTGATGTTAAGTGCGTAAGACATAATCTTTGTGTTGTGTTAATGGATGAATACTATTGTTGTTTGTGTTGGTGGTCACTTGCCTGCGGCCTGGCGCTCCCTGGCGACCTCGCGGACGTGCTCGTAGGTCATGTTCTCGCGGGTGATGCGCTTCTCGCGGACCTTCGGGGCGTCGCCCGTGCCGTTGCCGGCGGGGATGCCGGCGGCTGCGTCGACCATGGGCGTCTCCGTGCCGGAGAGCTCCCTGACCTCGGCCTTCAGGTCGGCGACCTGCTTCTGCAGCTTCCCGATCTCGGCGTCCTTGGCGGCGATGTCGGCGTCGCGCTGCGCGATGGTGGCGACGTGCTCGGCGATGGTCTTGTCCCTGGCCTCGACGTCGGCCTTCAGGTTGCCGACGGTTGCCTGCTCCTCGGCGAGCGAGAACTTGATCTCCTCGATCTCCCTGTCGCGGTCGGCAATCATCTGCTCTGCGCCGTGCAGCGTCTCCTGGATCCTGCCGATCTCGGCCTGGGCTTCCTCTATAGACTTGTCGGAAGGCTGTGCAGCGGCGGCTTGCTCACCGGCGCCTTCGCCGGCTCCCTCGCCCTCGCCTTCGCCAGAGCCTTCTCCTTCTCCAGAGCCCTCGCCTTCGCCCTCGCCTTCGCCAGAGCCTTCAGCGGCGCCCTCACCTTCGCCTTCCTGAGCGCCTTCCTGTGCGCCCTCTCCGGCACCTTCCTGGGAACCTTCTCCGGCGCCTTCCTGTGCGCCCTCGCCTGCTCCCTCGCCGGCAGCCTGAGCCTCGGCCTCCTGGCCTTCAGCCTGCGCCCCGGCGTCCTGTCCTTCGGCCTGGGCTGCTGCAGCCTCCTGGGCCTTCTTCTCTTCTTCTGTCATATCCTCTTTGTTTTTAGGGGTTGCTACTTCTTCCATGTAGGGGCCGAGGAATCCCTGTCTCTCGGCACTGACATGGCCGTCGTCGACGACCGTCAGGTTCCCTTTCTCGTTGTTGACGGCTGCCTTCTGCTGTGCGTTCAGCCTGGCAAGTTCCTCGGGCTCCTTGCCCTCGGGCTCGTCATCGGGCTTCTCCTCGGGCTCCGGGGCCGTCATGAAGCGGGCGGCGGTCATCGTCTCGTCGGCCAGCTGGAACACGCACTCGATGGCGCGGTTGAAGTCGCCGATCTCGTCGACCAGGGCGGGTATCACCTCCTCGGCATCGAACATCTTGCCCGAGAGCATGTCGTCGGTCACCAGCGGGCGGTTCTCGCGCACCGTCTGATGGAACTCCTCGGTGTCCTTGTCCAGGTCAGCCTGCAGCTTCTCGTACTCGCCCTTGGCGGCCTCGCGCCACCAGGCGTTCTTCTCGGGGCAGTCCTTGCCGACGAGCTCCACGTAGCGGAAGCCGTCGCTGTCCACGGTGTCGTGGGCCACGGACCAGAACGCGACCATCGTGCCGATGCAGCCGTAGCCGTCCTTGGGGTTCATCACGATCACGCGGTCCGTGCGGCAGGTGAGCCCGACGCCGGACGAGGCGCACATCCCGTCGACGAACGACACCGTCGGCTTGCCCTTCTCGCGGCAGTCGGCGATCATCATGTCGTAGTCGTTGCGGCAGGAGGACTCGCCTCCCGGGGTGTTGACCACGAAGACGTGGCCTATGACCTGCGGTATGGTGTTGGCGTACATCACCTGGTCGCGCCAGTCCTTCGACCCGTAGGAGCAGCCGCCGCCGTCACGCGTGATGGGGCCGTCCACGACGACCACGTTGATGATCTGGTCGTCGTCCTGGAGCTCCTCGTCGTTCCAGTACAGGTGGCGCTCGATGCTCTCGATGTTCCCGACGTACGTCTTGTCGAAGCCTACGTGTATGTCGCTGTAGAGCAGTCTTTCGCTGAAGTCGGCGCCGACGGTCTGTCCGTCCTTCTGGCAGCCCTTCTTCGACAGGAAGAAGCCGTGCTTCTTCTCGATGTCGTTGTCCAGATGCAGCTCGATGGCATTCTTCAAGGCAGTGGCATACGTCTGAGCCATGCCTGGATGGAAGTCCCATTTCTTGTTATGCAAGATTGAAAGTAATCCTATGTTCATATCCTTGTATCTTTTAGGGCTTTACGCCCGTTCTTCTTTCCGCAATTTACGGCATACGGGCGCCGGAGTCAAGGGCAGGGCATGTATTCTCTGTTCGTTGTCCACTGTCCGTTGTTCGTTGGGGCGCAGCCCGCTTACTTGTGCTCAGGCGTGCGGTGCGTGTGCGGGAAACCAGTAAATAGCTTCTTCGAGTTCTGCTCGCACATCTCCCTCCTGCGCCTGCACTCCGCCTGCTCGCGGTGCTCCGCGTCGCTCTTTGCCTGTGCCTCGCGCTCGCGCACGCTATTGTATATAGGTGTGCCAACGGCCGCCTCGCCCAGCCTGTTGAGGTTATCCTCGATGAACTGGCAGGCCATGGCCATCGCCTGCTGCGCGTCGGTCATGGAGTCGCGCCTTGCCAGCTTCTCCTGCTTCGGTCCTATCTCCACGCGCCGGCTCTCCACGTAGAAGGCCAGCGCCGTGCGTAGCATGTCGAGCAGCTCGTCGCCCGTGCCGTCGGTCCAGCTCGATGGTACCAGATGCTCCTCGCCCTGGTCGGCCTTGATGTGCATGCCGTCATCATCCACCTCGTAGCGCCGCAGTTTCCCGCTGTCACCGCTCTTCTCCTCCACCGTCACGTTCATGCCGCCCGTGCCGTCGGGAGCCCATTGGCGCGTCTGCCCGCCGGAGCGGTAGGTCACGCCCTCGTCGGTCCTGATCGTCGCCTCGCCGTCCTTGTCGATGGTGATGCGCTCCTGTATCTTCCTCGGGTCGGTGTTGGCGAAGGCCACGACGGCCTTCAGCAGCTTTGCGCCGATGCGGGTCTTCAGGTACGTGTTCTGGCAGAAGCGGATGTCACGCACCAGCTGCACGTAGGCCATCCTCTCCCCCTTGATATCCAAGTACTCGTTCAGTACCCTCGCCGTCTGGAACAGCAGGTCCTTGTGCAGATAGAAGGCGTCGGCATCGCTCCACTTGTCGGTGAAGAGCCGTGCGTCCTTTGCGTCGGCCTCGAGGAACAGCAGAATGTCGTCGATGGCGCGTCCGGCAGCCATATACGCATCCTTTCTCATTTCCTCCTTGTCCTTTTCTGTTGCGGGCTCATATCCGTCGGCACTGACTTTATTCATGCCGCCGCCTTCGTTGAACGAGACGGACAACAATCCCGCCTTGTGGGAGAGCATCTTGTACCACTCAATGCGCTGACAGATCCTGATGAGCCTGATGGTCTTCAGGTCGTCGGCCGGCACGTCCTTCTCGCCGGGCTCCGGGGTCACATACGTCTCGCGGTACTTGCCCTGCTGTATCTGCTCCAGTCTTTCGGTGACATCTGCATGTGCAAGCTCCGCGTCCTTCTTGGCCTTGCCCGTCGGGCGTACGGTCGTCGCCGTGATGTCGGTATAGGTCTCGCGCAGGCGGTCGTACTCGCCCAGCAGCCACTGGTACAGGCTCGTGCCCAGCAGCGGCTCCAGTGCCACGGCTTCCTCCTCCTCGATATACCCGAAGAGCTGCTGCGGCCGGTCCCACCGCGCCGTCGGCATCAGCGACTGTATCTCGTTCTGTGTGGTGATGAACATTGCCTTCCTGTTTTTATCCGAAAGATACGGCGCGCGGGCGCCGGAATCAAGGGCAGACGAGCCGAGCGCAGAGACGCGAACCTCGTTCGTAGTCTATGCCGAGGCGAGGACGGCACTCGGCGAAGCCAAGGGCGGCGGCTGCCTACAGGTACTTCTCCCCGTGCCTTGCTGCTTCTTTCTGCAGCTTGGCGATGACGTTCGGCAGGCCGTCGGGCCCGTAGAGGATGTTCTGCGCGACGATCGGCTCGCTGAGCCGGGCCAGCAGCGCCTCCTGCACGGCGGTGTTGCGGTCGAGCGACCCCTGGATGGCCGTGAGGTCCGTGCCGCCGCCGATGCCGCCCGTCGTGCCCCAGGCATCCCCGAAGTCGTCGAGGTTGCCGTCGGCGAAGGCGCGCACTCCCCCGCCCCGTCGGCGCATGGCGGAGAGCCGCCCGCCGTTGTAGAGCGTCTGGATGCTCTGCCAGATCTCCGGCTCGTTCAGGCGGATGTCGCGGGTGGTGTGGGCGTCGATGATCGCCTCCTGCCCGGCCTCGCCGACGAGGTGGAACTCCGGCCCGCTGGTGACGTGGGTCTTCGCTCCCTTGCCCATGTACCTTGCGCGGTAGGTCCTGCCGTCGGCGGCGTCGACGTTGTACTGCCTGCCAGGCGTGAGCGTAGAGGGGTCGGTGAACTCGTTGACGTTACCGCTGGCGTACGTCATCATGCCCGTTGACAGGCGGCCGGCCGAGACGGACGCGCCGGTGACCTGGGCGATCTGCGACTTCGACTTGGCGATCTTCGATACGGCAAAACCGAGCAGGCCTCCGAGCAGGGCCGTGATGGCGGCGAAGGCAGCGGGTCCTGCGATCGGGCCAAGCTGTGCAAACGTCTTCGACGCGACGGCGGGAGTGTCTGCTGCAACCTGTGCCGTGTTCTGGGCCATGGAAGTCGTCAGTGCCGATATGGCCGCCTGGCCCGCCGCCTGCACGGCGATCATCTCGAACTTCTGGGCTGTCGAGAGATTGTCGTTCGACATGGCCTGGTAGGCGATTCCGTAGAGGTTGGCGGCGGCGGTCATCTTGGCGAAGGCCGACTGCGCGCCGCCCGCGATCTTGTTGTCTGTCTGCTGCTCGCCCTGCTGCACCTTCTTCTGGTTGTTGAGGACCTGCGCCGTGGCGGCGTCCGACGCCTGCACCTGGGCGTTGTAGGCGTTCTGCATGCTCTCGATGCCGGCGGCCGTCATCTGCCACGGAGCCTTGTATGGCAGGCCTTCCGGTTGCTCCGCCACGGCGGGCTGTATCGGCGAAACGACTTGTCCGCTGCCGTCGAGCGCCATGCCGTTCTCGTCGCGCTTCAGCTTGCTGGCGTCGGAGAAGTCCGACTGGCCGCCAGCGATCCCGCCGAGCAGGTCGTACAGCGCCTGGGTGTTCAGCCCCAGCGCCGCCGTGTTGGCGTCTATCGCCTCGTTCTGCAGCGCGGCGTTCATCCAGTCGGTGATCTGCTCGTCCATCTTGGCGTTGATGTCGTCCATCACCTTCTTCCACGCGTCGGCCTGGGCGTTCTGCTGCTCTATCTCCCGCTGGCGCTCCAGGGCCTGGCGGTCGTTGAGGTACTCGTAGTGGGCGGCTGCGTCCTCCGTGCCCTCGTTCTCGATGACGATGTACGTCCCGGCGCCGGGGCCTCCCTTGCCGGTGAGCTCCATCTTCGCCAGCTCGTTGTAGTACTCCGCGTTGCCGGCGTTGCTGGCTTCCATCACGTCCTGCAGCGAGCCCGTCAGCAGGTCTGCCCATTCCCTCAGGCTCTGATAGAGGCGGTTCTGGGACTCCTCGGTGCGGGCGATGATCTCCTCGCGCTGCTTGGCCAGCTCGGTCAGCTCCTTAGCCTGCGAGATATTCAGTGATGTCGTCAGGTGCTGAGCGTCGAGCGATGCCTCCACAGATTTCGTCACGGCTTCCTCTGCCTGCCGCGCCTTCAGTCGTGCCTCTTCGGCCTTGCCTGCGTCCTTGGCGGCCTCGGCTTCCTTCTTCAGGCGCTCTGCCTTCCGTTTCTCCAACTCTGCCTCGCGCTCCAGGAAAGCAATACGCTTCCTGCCCTCCTGCTCCATCAGGTTGTAGTAGTGTTCCTGCATCGTGATCTTCAGCTTCATCTGCTGGATGGCGAGCTTGTCGGCCACGCGTTCCGATGCTGCACCGGCACCTATCAGGCTGTTGGCACGGCTCACCCTGCCCTCTTCCAGTCCCAGTGCGCTTATGGCCAGTTCGTAGCTGTCCTTCAGGCTGGCGCTCTGGCCGGGCATCACGTCCTGCCACATGATGTCAACCTGCTTCTTGATCTGCGACGCCTCCTTCTTGATGGCGTTCTGCACGTCGTCGTACACTTTGTGCAGCGCCTCCAGTATCGACTGCCGCTTCTGGTCGTCCACCATCAGCTCGTCGGCCCATTCTCCCAGGCCATTCTCGCGCATCCGCTTTGCCAGCTCATCGACGGTCAGCGCATAGGCGTTCTCCGCCTCTCCCAGCAGGAAGCGCATGCGCTTGGCCTCGGCCTTCACCAGCACACCTGCGTCGGTCACGCCCTTCTTCTCCATGTCGGCAAAGAGGATGTCCATGTCCGTCAGGTTCTTGCGCAGGTTGTCCACGATGCCGTCATAGGGCCGTTCCTTGGCCACGATGTCGGCTATCTTGTTCAGATGCTTCACGGTGATCTCCTGCATCTTCGTCATGTCCTGCTGCATGCGGTAGTTGTTGCGCCCTATCTGTCCGGCGTTGGCCTTGGCCCACTCGGTGGTGAGCTTCTCGCGCTGCAGCTCGTCCAGCTCGAAGTTCTTGTGCAGTGTCTCCCACCACTCGTCGAACGCCTTGGTCTCCTCCTTCGATATCTCGCCGGTGAACGACCCGCGCAGCTTCGCCCGCCGCTCCAGGTGCTTCTGCTCCAGCAGCTCCGCCTGGCGGTTGTACAGCTCCTCGCTCATGTTCTCGTCGATGCGCGCCTTCTCCAGCGTCTCCTTGCGGCGCGAGTAGTAGCGGTCGAGCTCCGCCAGCGCATAGTCCGTCTCCGGCATCAGGTTCTTGCGCTTGCCCGTCTTGGCTTCCGCAGCCCAGTGCCCCTCGTTGGTGGAGAAGCGCTCGCTCTTCAGCTCCTGCTCGATCTTCTTGCGCTCCGCGTTGTACCAGTCGATGACGTCATTCATGTTCGGCTGCACCTTGCCGTCGTTGATGGCCTTCATCAGGGCGATGTCCTCGGCCAGCACCTTCCTGATGTCGGTATCAGGGCGGATCGCGTTCTTGAAACGGTCCATCTGGTTGCGGCGGGCCACCAGCTCGTCAACGTTCCAGGAAGCGTAGTCGGTGCTGGCGGCCTCCGGCTCGGTGCCCCAGATGTTCGCGGACGATCCTGCGCTGCCGCCTTCGCCTATGCCGCCTGCCTCGCCCTTCTGCGCCTGCTTGGCGGCTTTGATGATCTGCCTGCGCTGTTCCTCCGTGAATGCCCTGAAAAGGGTCTCAACGACATTCTCGACAGTGGCTTCGTTCCCGTTGGCTACATACTTGTCGGCTTTGTCAAGCTCTCCATTGAACTTGTTCAGGTTGGCGGTGATGATGTTCACCTGCTGTGCCAGGTCGCCGACATTCTCCATCGCCCTCTCCGCACCGCCGGCGATTTGGTTAAGGACACGGTTGTAGGCATCGTCATTCATCTTGTTGGCGCTCGCTATGCTGGCACTACGGGCCCCTTTTGTGAACGATTCCGAATCCTGGCGTTTCTCCTCTATCTCTGCTTCGCGCTTCAGGGTCCTCTCCGTCCACTGGTCGAACGACCTGAACGACTGGCTGATGAAGTCTTCGAGCGTGTTGCTGACTTCGCTGTAGATGGTAGTCCCATATATGGTGCTTCCGGTAGCCACGGAACGGGTTCCAAAGTTCAGCGGCACCTCCTTGCCGTTACGGTCTCTCACGTTTCTGGCGCCGGCGACCTCTTCCCTTACGATCTTTCCGAACACCTTCTCCAGCTCCTTCCGCAGTTCGGCATAGCTGCCTCTTGTCACCTCGCCGCCTGTAAGTCCCTCGATGGCAGGCAGCGTGTACGACGCCTTGCCGTTCTCGTCGACGCTGTAGCGGATGCTGCCACGCACAGTGTTCCAGCGGCTGCGTATCTGGCGCTGCATGTCGGCCGGCAGCGACTTCAGCGAGGCCGTGCTTCTTGCGCCGGCCTCGTCGATGCCCTCGTTGTGCTTTTCGTCGATGCCCTCTATCTCCTTGTTCAGCCGCTTCTGCTCCAGCTCCTCCTTCAGCGCGTCCACGATCTGCAGGTGTGCCAGCGCGACCTGCTCGGCGGCAGTCTTCTCGTTGAGCATGTAGCCCAGGTAGGTGCTGTACTTCGAGTTGATCTCGCTGATAAGCCCGCTGCGGGTCTTGTTGGCCTTGTTCATCTCGTCGGAGGCAGACTTCAGTTCCTTCTCCTTCTGCTTCAGCTCCTCTTCCTTCTTGCCCAGCCTGTCGTGGGCCTCTGTGCTCTTGTCGGTAGAGCTCCTTAGGACGTCAACCTCCTTGCGCAGTTCGTCTGTCTCCTTTTTCAGCTTACGGTGCTTCTCGGCCGCCTCGTTGGCCTTGGGTATGGCTTTCTCGAGCGAGGATGTCAGCCTGCCCACCTCCCGCTCTGCTGCGGCTTCCTCGTTGTCGAGCCTGGCCAGCGAGAGCGCCATGGCGTCGATATTGGTGGCGGCGTCCCAGATGGCCTTGCCCAGCAGATACACAGCTGAAGCAATGGCAAACATCAGGTTCGCCTTCGACGCTGCATCCATCGCTCTCCATGCGGCGCGCCATTTCGCGGCCACGCCCGTTATCTGCACGCCGAGGGATTTCACGCCCGTAATGGCCAGGTTCAGAGGTTTGATGAGGTATGTCCAGATGGCTCCGCCGATGCCGAGTTTCCACGCGCCGAACGCGAACATGACGGAAAACGCGCCGTCCTTCAGCCTGACAAACAGGTCCAGCACAACGCGCATGCCGTCGATAACGCCGCCGAGCCAGCGCTGCATGCTGTCATTCACAAACACCTCCTCCAGCTGGTTCTTGAAACGCTCCCATCTTGCGGCGGTGGTCTCGTTCATCTTGTCGTACTCCTGCTGGATGGCGATATTCCCCTCATACGCCCTGGAGGCGGTGCCGAGGTGTTCCTTCAGCGTCTCCACGTTCTGAGACAGGCCGGCAAAGACGATGCCGGCCCTGGCACCCTGCTGGTTCAGCTGCTTCATCACGTCCTTCATGCCGCCCATGTTCAGCATCTCCTCGATGCCCTCCTCGTCGAGGCCCGCATCCTTGATATGCTGGAACACCATGAGGATGGCCTCCATGCCACGGCCGGTGGCAAAGAGGTCGCGCAGGTCGTTCGGGGCCACCTTGATGGCCTTGGCAACCTCGAACGCATTGTTCTTTATCGCTGGGATCATTCGTGACAGGGCGGTAGCCGACATCTCGACTCTCATGCCCAACGCGTCGACCGTAGAACCCAGAGCGGCCACCTGGTCGATGGTGATGCCGCTCTGTGCTCCGACGGCTCCAACACGCTTCACAAAATCAGTAATAGCGGGGGCGGTGGCGGCGCTGGTGGCACGCAGACGGTCGATGGTCGAGCCGACCTTCTCCATTGCCACGGCCGTGGCAGAGGATCCGTCGATGATTCCCTCGCGCATCTGCTTGTCAATCTTGGCGATCTCGCCGGTGGCAAGCGCCACCTTCAGCATCTCGGTGGCACCTTCCTTACCCATTTCCGGCAGGGCCACCATCAGCTTGTTGGCGGCCTCCGTGAATCCCTCCACGTCCTCCTGCGTCTTCAATCCCAGCTGGCCTGCAGCCACGGACAGGTCGAGAAGGCCGGTCAGCGCGGTACGGGTATCCATCTTCCTCAGGTTCTCGCTCAGCCGCCCCACCTCGTCAGCCGTGAAGCCGGTGGTCTTGCGCACCTCGCCCATCTTGTCCGAGAGCTCCAGCAAGTCGGCGAAGGATGCCGTGACCTTCTGCAAGGCGGTGGCGGCGCTGACGTAAAGGGTGATGTATGTCTTCAGTCGGCCCATGGCTTTCTCAAACGAGCTGGCGGTTCCCTTGCTGGTGGCGCCGAGCCGCTTCATCTCAAAGTCGGCCTTCTTGACTTTTGCTGCCAGTTCGTCGAAGGCCTCCCTGTCCTTGCCTGTCTCTATGCGCATCGAGGCGAGTGCCGCCCTACCCTGCTCCACGGCCAGCTTCAACTCGTTGAACGACTTGCCCTTAGGCGTGTCGAGTATGGCCTTGATCTCGCCTGACAGGTGGCCTGTGCGCTGCAGCTCGAGATTGATGCTGTCGATTCCCTCCTGCATACGGCGCCATGCCAGACCGCCCTTCACGGCCTGCTTCTGCAGGTCTTCGAGTGTCTTCTTGGCGAGGTTCAGCTGTTCAACCGTCCCCTTGAAGTTGCCGCTGCGGGCACTGAGTGCCGTCTGCAGGGCCTGCTTCATGGTCATGGTCGGTGCCGTGGCTTTCTCTGCGGCAACGCCTGCCTGAACCAGGTATTCGTTAATCTTCTTGATGGTGTCGGCTTCGGTCTCCTGCGGCAGCGAGTCGCGGTATTTCTTCAGCGCATCTGCATTCCTCTTGATGTCGTTGGCACTGGCATTGCCTATACCACCCCCAAAGAATGTAAGTGCCTTCTGTCCTTCGGCCTGCACCATCTGGTCTTGCAGTTGCCTCACTTTCTGCAGATTGGCCTCGTACTGGTGCAGACTCTTGCCTGCGTTCTTCGGGTCGTCAATCATGCGCTGCCAGTACTGCTCCTGTGTCTTCAGTGCGGAAGATGAAAGCGACGAGCCGTATCTGTTCAGCTGATCGTCCATCAGCTTAATGGCCTTCTTGCGCTCATCTTCTGCCTTCTTCAACGATTCGGCCTCCTTCCTCGCGCTTCGTTCGGCCTCCAGTCCGTATTTCTTAATATGGTCTTCGGCGTCGGCGATGGCCACTGACAGATCTTTGTACTTCTGGTCGCTGGCCGAAAGCGTCTGCTGGTATTTCTTGGCGTCTTCGATGGCCTTGCGGATATCACGCTCACTCATGGTCATCAGGTTGCCGCCCGTCAACTTCTGTGCCCCGGTCTTTGCCTGCTCGTTGGCGAGTCGCTGCTGCTCGGCAATGACGGCCTCGAGGTTGGCCTTGGCATCGTTGTATGCCCGGCTGCCGCGCTCGGCACCGTCCATCTGTGCCTGCCAGAAACGCTTGGTCTCTTCCAGCGCGCCGTCAGACAGCTTGCCAAGGTCGCTCATGCGGCCGTTCATCATCTGCAGCTGGGCGGCGGCCTTCTGTGCGCTGCGCTCCGCCTCCAGCCCGAACTTCTGCATGTGCTCCTCGGCACGGATGATGCTGTCCTGAAGCTGCTGGAACGACTTGTCGGTAGGCTTCATGGCTGCCAGCAGTTCCTTGGCAGCGGCGACGGACTGTTTCAGCTCTGACTCCGACAGCGTGCGAAGGTTCTTGCGGTTCAGACGGTTGGCACTGTCCTGCAACTGTTTGGTGTTGAGACGCTCCTGCTCGTCGGCGATCTTCTTCAGGTTGGCGACAGCCTCCTTGTATGCTCGGCTTCCACGGGTGGCGCCGTCGCGCTGTTCCTCCCAGAACTTCTTGGTCTCAGTGAGCGCATCCTGCGACAGCCTATTGAGTTTGTCAATGCGGCCTTGCATCATCTTGTACTTGTCGTCGAGCAGCTTAGCGGCCTCGGCCTGACGCTGCGCGGCTCGTGCCGCTTCCAAACCATGCGTCTTCAGGTATGCCTCTGCCTCGGCTATCTTCTTGGTTAGATCCTGTGCCTCCTTGCTGCCAGAGCGGTAGGTGGCCAGCAGCTCCTTTCCGGCACTGATGGCCTTGCGGATATCATCTTCCGAGTAACGGCCGAGCGCTTTCGAGCCTAACAGTTTAGATGACCGTTCAAGCTCCTTTGTCTGGATGCTGTCAACGTAGCCCCTGATCTCCTTCAGCTGGGCGGCATACTGCTTGTACTCAGCGGTGCCTTTGGGGATCATGGCAAGGATTTTCTCAAGGCCTTCCTGCTCCTTTTTGAGCACGGCCTCCGAGACCTTGCCGCCCCTGCTGATGGTCTCAATGACCTTCTCCGTGTCACGGTCGAGGCGGTTGAGCTGCTTCTGTGATTCGGTTATAACCTTGTTCAGGTCGCGCTGTCTCTGCAGATCCTCCTCGTTCAGCTTGCCGTTCTCCCCCTTCTCGCGGATGGGACGCAGGCGGCTCTGCGCGGCGTTGATGGCACCCTTCAGCTCGGCACGGCTGCTCTTTTCGATCTCACCCATGCGGATGTTCTTCACAACGGATTCGAGTGCGGTGGCTCCCTTCATCAGCTCGTGGATGGCAGACTCGAAATTACGGGCTTCCTTGGCGGCGGACTTCAGGCGGTCTGCCACGTTGAACTCCACACCGTTGCCGTCCTTCAGCTTCTTGATGCCGTGGTCGAGCGCGTCCTGCATTTCATCGACAGTCTTCCTTGCCTCCCTCGCGCTTGCTCTCAGAGAGTCCAAGGCCACGTTCGCGCCTTTCGCGTCGGCACGGAACTGGATGGTTGCCAAAGCTATCTTGTTGCTCATAGTCGTATGTTGTTTGTGTTGTTTCTACCTGCGTGACATCATCAGGCGGTTGATCTCCTCGTAGTTCTCGCGGTTGGCGCCGGCGGCATAGACGAGGAATCCGAGGCCCATAAACGAGAAGTGGTCTACCAGCAGGCGCTCGAACCTCCGGGCCTGCTTTCGCATCTCGGCGGTACTGTGCGGCTTGGCCTTGCGCTTGCGACCACGGACAGGTATTGGCTTCCACGCCCGCTGCGTGATGGGGTCGATAGGTGTATATGGATTATTCTTGCCGACAGCGAGTTCCACGAACTGGCCGTACTTCATGTAGGTCTCCTGGAACACCTCTGCGTCGCCACCGCTGTCGGCCCACGCCTTCCAGCCGATACTGCGCATGAGCTTGCCGGACCGTATGGCCGTGAGCCGGCGGATGTTCTTCTTTGCATCCTCCTTGCCGAACTTGATGAAGTTGCGGATGTACTGCATCACCCGCTCGTCGCGCCAGTCGAACTTGGTCGCGATTATCTCGTCCGCGAACGGGTCCCTCTCCCGCCATTTCTCGTTAGCCATGATGCTCTTTTTACCCGCAATATAGCGTGCGCGGGTGCCGGAATCAAGGGCAACAAGCGGCCGTTCTTACTACCAACGGGCAGTAAGAAGACAATGGAGTACACAAAAGAAGCCATGTCTTCTGTGTACTGCTAACGAAGTGGAGTAAAAGTTATGCGCTTACATGTTTTTCAGGGCGTCCCGGATGTCGGTCTCGGTAGGTGTGTAGTTAGAGCCGAAGCGGGCCTGTCCGCGCTGGAGGGCGAGCCGTTCGGCAGCGGCGCGGCGCGCATCCTCCTGCCGTTGCAGCCGGCCAAGGTATTCTGCTTCCCGCAGTTTGACCCGAAAGTCCCTTTCGTCATAGCGCCGGAGCCAGTCGGTGGTGAGCGGTGGAAGCTCCCTGGTGGCGGGGCCGATGACTATCTTCTCGTACGACTTGGGATTGGTGATGACGACGGAGCAGCCGGTGGCACGAACGAAGGGTATAAGCCACTTCATGTCGGTCTGCCAGGAGGAAACGGAAAGAGGGGGTTCTTTTTCTTCCTGTGCAGGCGTAGGGACGTGTGGGGAACGTCTGGCGCGGCTCTCCATGACGGAGGCTGCGAAGATGTGGGCAAGACCGCGGATGAGGAATGAAGGCATAGGATTTTCAATTTAAAGATTTACGATTCAGGCAAAGCGGTAGATAGTGCGCCCTGCAGCGTCCTTGATATCGAGGTGACAGCCGGTGAGGCGAAGGGCGCGGTACAACTCGTCGAACGACTTGCCGTCATTCATCTTCCTGACCACTCGCTCGCAGTGCTGGAGGTCGGCTTTTTTTCTGGGATCAGCGGATTGCTCTTCAGCATCTTTAATAATATGCAGAAGATTGAGACCGGCCATCTCGCTGTCCTCGTATCTCCTGAGATGTTTGGGGTAGTGATATATGTTGCGAAGGTCGGCTTGATGTTTCTTTTCGGCCTCGCGCTTTGGGCGGAATACAAATTCATAGTAGATAACGCCGGCTATCAGGCAGACCAGCGGGAGCAGGAATAACAATCCCATCCATACTTCACCTTGGAAAAAATAGACCATGCCTATGAATGGCATAAAAATGAAGATCATTATACAGATAACACAGAAGACAATAAACCCAAATCCCATCTGCTTAATAAATTATGTTGTAGCTTTATGGCGCAAAGGTACAAAAAATATTTTGATTATGCAAATTTTATGCTGCTTTTTTATGCGAGCGGGACAAAAAAGGCGCGGGAGCCTCACGGCCCCCGTGCCCCGGAATCAAACATACCAATTTAAAAATATGACGTTTTCAACAAATCGCTCACTTCTCCTTCTCCGCGAGCCTGAACGTGTAGGGCTCGCCGAAGCCCATGCGGGCGACGTGCTTTTCGACGATGCGCCGGAGGTTCTCGTCGCTCCAGTCGTCCCATTTGTCCCTGGTGTCGGCGGGCATGAGCACGGGTACCGCCATGTGGAAGTTGCGGACGGCGGGGTCGCCGGACGGCTCCTCCACTACGGTGAACGGCACGGCGTCGAGCAGCCGGTCCCTCAGCACCTCCTCGAACATCTGGTGCGCCTGCATCTGCAGCTCGACGCCCAGGCCGTCCCTGCCGTTGCGCTCGTAGGCAGCGATGCGGTCGGCCGACGCGCAGAACACTTTCCTGAAGGGCACCACGACATAGTCGCGCCCCGCGATGTTGATCACCGGCTCTGTCTGAGCCTCCCTGATGGGGTAGTTGATTAGCTGTTCCATAATTCGTTTAATTAGTGTAATTCGTTCTTTTAGTCGGCTGTCGCCTTTGTAAAAGCGACAGAGCCGAGCGGTCTTAAATATCCACGTCGTCGTCGCGGCGGTCGATGATCTTCTGCATGCGCTGCTTCAGTTCGTTGTAGCGCTTCTCCCAGTATCCCCCGCCGTGCTGCCAGTCCACGCGCAGCGGTATCAGCTCCAGCTGCCACTCCATGGTGAGCGTCACGCCCTGCTCGTCCGTCCTCATGCCGTCGAGGGCGCTGCCAACGGGCGTCCACTGCGGCATCACCTGGTAGCACAGGCTCCAGAGACTCTGACCGGACTGCTCGGCCATCTCGTAGAGCGCCTTGTTCGCCCGCCGCGTCAGTTCCCGCTCCGACTCGCCCGTCATCCTCGACACGTAGTCCGTCAGGTCCTTGATGCGCTCCTCCGTCTCCATCATCTTCATTCCGTTCACCGGCGGCACCATGCCGATCTTCATTCCGTCGTTGTCCATAGTCTTATTCATGCTCCCTGAGTTTCCTAATCTTGTCCTCGGTGCGCTTCAGGTCGTCCTCGATCTCCTCGAAGGGACGGAACCACGCGTCGCGCCCGTTCCTGTAGGGCTTGCCCTGCGCCGCCTCGATGCTGGCACGGGCCACCAGCGTCTTGGCGCGCCTGACGGCGTCAAGCAGTGTCGGCACCATGTCGTAGAGTTCCTTGTTCATACTACTACCTCCTTTTCTATGCCGCAGAGCCTCAGTGCATGCTGGAGCCAATGGACATATCCTCTCCATGCAGATGGATGATGAGCAGTAAACGATCCCATTACAACCTCTATTCTCATTTCTTCCTCAGGGAGATACTTATAATAAAAGACCTCTACCGTCGCGTTCTGATTAGGATCTTTCCATTCATACGCCACAACACTGTCAACACCATAATCAACTTTATAGAACCCGTTCTTCGTCAGAATCTCAGGAGTAAGTGGTATTGGTTCAAACTTGTTGTTGTACTCCCAGTGATGAGGTGTTCCACAGGCAAAGTGACCTTTATTTTCCGTACAATAGTCAATCCTTGTGACTTGCATTGGCGTACCGTTCGCATGACGTACCCAATCGCCGATCATCAGTTCGTTCGCTTTCATTTCTCCCATAGTTCAGTCCTCCTTCTTTTCTTCCTTGAAGTCGAGCGACTGCTGTGCCTCTTCGGCCTTGATCTTCTCCTTCAGCTCCGCCTCCAGCTCGCTGAGCATGTCGCGGAAGTTGTCGAGCGTCGTGAGGTCTGGGAATATGAGCGACACCTGCACGCCCCACGTCTCGTCGGACGGCGGTTCCTCACCTGCCCTCGCTGCAGGATGTTTGAACTCAGACAGCCCGATGGCGAAGGTGTCCTTCCTGTCGCCGACCGTCCCTAAACTTACACACACGCCGCCACCAAAGACGACCTGCGCCCGGCCGGAAATGCGGCTCTTCATTTTCTCTTTCTGTTCTGCCATAACAAAGTTGAGTTTAATATTTATGATAATTAGTGGGTATTTGTGGTGATTTGCGTTCAAGGAGAATCCGTGTCATCCGTATAATCCGTGTTCGTATTCTCCGTCGCTGCCGACATGTTCCTGACAATGCACTCGGCCAGGCAGTGCTGCCAGCGTCTCAGCAGCTCGCCGCCCTCGCGCTCGGCGACGGACTGGCGCTTGTATAGCTCCGCCTCCATCTCCCCCACCTGCCCGACGTACAGCTCCTTCGGCAGCGCCAGCTGCTCCTCGCAGTAGGCCAGGTAGCGCAGCGCCGCCCGCGCCTCGGCCTCGCGGGTCTCGCGGATCCTCTCGGAGAGCCGGCGGTAGTACTCCGCGCCGCGGACCTGCTCCTGTCCCGCAGGGTTGTTCTTGCGTCCCGCGGAAATTGCAGAAACCGCAGAAACGTTGCCGCCGTCGCCGGAGTCGGCCTTTCCCTTGTTTCCTTTCTTGCTGCGGGGCTTGTTGTCTCCGGCGAGCGATTCCAGCAGCGCCTGCGCCGCCAGCTCCGCGTCGTCGGGCTCAGGGGTCATCGCCGTCCTGACGCCCGCGACCCTCAGCGGCTCCGGCCCGCGCCGGCCGCGGTCCCGGAACACCCTCCCGATGATCGTCTGCCTGATGAGATCCATACCGTCGTCGCTTTCGGCGACAAAGATAATACTTTTCTCGGAACTATTTGCACTTCTTTTCGGATTTTTAACATAAAAAACTTGTTGGATTCCGAAAAACGCCGTACCTTTGCACCGTCAGAACCGCAAGAGGGGCATAACAGGAAATCTTCATTTCGCAGCGGCGGCCCCACGGCAGCACCGTAGGAAGCCCGCCCGCAGCGACAAGCCCAAACAGCCGGCGGCAACCGGGTCGGACTACAGGAAACTCCCCGGAGGCGTTCACTCTCTTGCGAGGCCTTGACAGCCCGAAGTGCCGCCGCCTTTTTATTATAATAATGTATTAACGTCAAAAAGCAAGAGAGACATGGATCAGGAACAGGAAAGAGAACAGGCCGTCCGCAGCATCGCGGACATGCTGAGACGCAGCCCATTCACCTTCGAGTTCAAGGTGAGTAAGAGGCCGCAGGGCATCAGGGTCATCTACGAGGTGACGCAGGAGGAGATGGACGGCCTTCGCGGCCCGGGCCGCGAAGGAGAAAGGACAGGGTTAGTTCACGTTATTAACATTCAGAAGCAACAAGGATTATGGCAACAGACAACGGAGGGGGCCGGATGGCTCGGCAGGTAAGGCAGGAGTCGGAGTTCATAAAGCGCATCGAGGACTTCGCCAGGTACATGGCGCCGGAGTACATCACGGACGGCGACAACCCGCGCTCGCTGATGATCATCGCCGGGGACTGCCTCGACGCGAAGGAGGGCCGCCACGCCATGGCCCACATCATGGTGGGCAGCGACCGCGTGGTCCGCTGCGCCCTGCGGTCGATGATGGAGGACTGCGGCGCGTTCGCCGCGCTGGTGCATGAGCTGTGCGACGACGACGGCGGCGGCCGCTCGGTGGCCGACCTGGACGAGGAGATAGGCCGCAGGCAGAAGCGGATGACACGCTCGCTGTGGGCGGCCGTTGGGATCGCCACGTGGTCGGGAGTGCTCATAGTCCTGTCGGTGGCGGGCCTGGCCCACTGGCTGACCACAGTGTCGAGCCTGCTGCTGATGGCGTTCACGGGAATGCTCATCGGCCGTGATGTCAGGTCGCTGCGCGCCGACATAGAGAAGCTGCGCCAGCAGCGCAAGCGCGCCGCCGGACGGCAGAGGATCGTGAACGGCATATCCAAGTTCGCCGAGTTCCTGCGCCAGATGCGGGCATCGCTGGAGGAAGACGCCGGAGACGACGAGGATTAATGAAAGATTTATGGTCATTCATGGTAATTCATGTTTAAGATAAAATAAGGACTATGCTGATAATGATAACGGACCGCTGCCACATGGGCTGCAAGCACTGCATGCAGGACTCCACGCCCCACGGCAGGCACATGACGGAGGACACGTTCGAGGAGGTGCTGGAGTTCTGCCGGGAGGCGAAGCCCCTGGTGGTGAGCGTGACGGGCGGGGAGCCGACGGAGAACCCGCTGTGGGCCGCGATGGCGCGCGCCCTGCTCGGGATAAGGACGGTGGCGCTGGTGAACATACTGACCAACGGCGCGTGGATCGAGGACGGCGCCGAGCGGCGGAAGATGGCCCGCCTCATTCGCGAGGCAAAGGGGCGTCTGAAGGTGCAGGTGTACTCGAACCCGAAGTACTACCAGGACCATGCCTGGACGGTGGAGCACGGGGCGCAGTTCCGCAGCATCGGCTGCATCACCGACTTCGACGACCCGATCTTCATGCAGGACCTGGGACGCGCCCGGGAGAACTGCAGGGAGGAGACGGAGGCGAGCGACCACGTGCCGAGCTGCATCAACTCCCACCTGATAGCCGTGCAGGCCCGCTCGCTGCCGCACTTCCTCTCGATGGCGGCGCAGGCGGCGAAGTTCTGCCGCCCGCTGATAGACCCCGAGGGCGGCATCCACATGTCAGAGTCCAGGCTGTGCCCGACGGTGGCGCACGTCAGCGACGGTGTGGACGAGGCGTTCCGCAAGATGCGGGCCTCCCGCCCCTGCAAGGGCTGCAGGCTGTACAGGAACTTCGAGCAGCTGCACGCCGAGGAGATGAAGGTGCTGGACAGGCCGGTGGCGAACTAAAGGAGTTTGACGAATGGTAAGCAAGCCTATTCTCGATGCCTGCTGCGGCGGGAAGATGTTCTACTTCGACAAGGACGACCCGCGCGTGCTGTTCATGGACTGCCGTAGGACGGAGGCCCAGCTGAAGGACCGTGGAAAACTGCGTCGGTTCGAGGTAAAGCCGGACGTAGTGGGCGACTTCACGCGGATGGAGTTTGCTGACGGATCGTTCAGGATGGTTGTGTTCGACCCCCCCCCCATTTGAAGTACACCGGCTCGAAGAAGGAGGCCGAGAACTGGCAGATGGTGAAGTACGGCTGGCTGCCCGCCCACGGCTGGCAGGAGATACTGCGGAAGGGGTTCGCCGAGTGCTTCCGCGTGCTGGAACCAGGAGGTATCCTGATCTTCAAGTGGAACGAGACGGACATCAAGGTTTCGGAAATCCTCAGCCTCACGCCGCACAAGCCCGTCTTCGGACACATCAGCGGCAAGCGGGCGAACACGCACTGGATATGTTTTATGAAGGAACTAAAGGATTAAGGATATGACAAAGAATGAAGTAAAGAAGCTGGTGCCGGACGTATGCGTGCAGCAGCTAACACTAACCGACGACAACTGGTCGGCAAAGGCTCTTAATGAGAAAGCAAAAAATCTGGCAGACGGCCTGAGCACAGGGCTTATTTGCTGGGACTGGGACGGTTGCAAGAACCGTCTGAACGTGTTTACGTCCCTTGCCTTCAAGGATTTTCTTGACGCAGCGAAACCTGGGGCGAAACTCACCAACCGCCGCGGCAAGGAGTTTGTGATCACGGGTGAGCCTTATCTCGACAACTGCCGCATGTGTGTACCGACGGAATGCGGCATCTGGTTCTGCGAGAACATCTATGACCCTGATCAGAGTTACAAGTAAGAGACGGATGACGTATGGTGACGATGCTGGTCATACTTATCTTCCTGCAGGCCTGTCAGCTGATACTGACGCTTGTAATAGCCGTAGATTTCGGGGCGAAGATCGACAAGATAATGTTTGTACTCAGGATCCCCGGGAATGCTATACAAAGAACTATCGACGAACGGACCAAGAAAGGAAAGGACTGAACGATGGCTACGATACGGGATTCGGCATTCGACTACTCCATGCAGAGGGGCCACGGCAAGAAGGCCTACGAGAACTTCTACGCCGGCGCAAAGGCCGTCATTGAAGAAATCGCTGCGGCATACAATGTCGGCGGCATCGATGCAATGGTCGACCGCATCAACAGTTATGTCGAGGAACTTAAACACTAAGTGATATATGGACGCAGGAAAAGGACGAAACAATAAACTCAAAAGAATATGGCAAACGTACAACCGACAACTGAGGACATAATGAAGTCTATCCCACTGACACCGGCGGTCATTGCGAAATTCACGGACTTTCTCGTGAACCCCGAGAAGTATAACTGTACATACAAGCCACTGAAGGAGTGCTTCGTGGAGGGCGACCACTACGAACCGCAGCACCTGCTCTACCAGCAGTACGTGGACTACATCAAGAAGCCGCTTCCGAAGGTGGTGTTCTACATCATCATGCAGGAGCAGTTCCCTGAACATTTCGGCAAGGACGACCGTGAAGGCACGCGTCACGACTTCGGGTATAAACTGAAATTAAACGTATAGCGACATGAAACTGAAACGAATTACATTCACCGGCGTAGACGCCAGGACGGACATCCAGGACCTGGTGGACATCCAGCGCGAGTACCCGATAGCGGAGTTCGGCGTGCTGACCAGCTACCACTGGTACGAGAACGGCAACCGCTACCTCGCCCCCATGCTGGTGAAGAGCCTGCCGGGAAGGGACTTGAGCCTCGCGCTGCACGTCTGCGGGTCGGCGGCCCACGACGCCGCCGTCGGTGACTGGGAGAAGATAGACAGACACCTGCTCGGGACGCTCGACATGTTCCGCCGCATACAGCTGAACGTTTCCAACCGGCTGGACAACCCGGCGGTCCTCAGTGCCCCGCCCTACCTGCAGCAGCTGATAGTGCAGCAGCGCAGCCGCCACAACCTCGAGCTGTACAGCAGGACCTTCGACGCCCTGCACGGTTCCCCGAACTGCTATGTGTCTGTACTGCTTGACGCATCCGGCGGACAGGGTATCGACACACCCCTGGAGGTGTTGCCGACACCCAGGATGGTGGGATATGCCGGCGGCTTCAATCCCGACAACGTGGCTGACAAGCTGGTGTTCCTCCTGCAGAACGTCCCCCGTGGCGGCAGGTTCTGGATCGACATGGAGAGCGGCGTCAGGACGGACGACTGGTTCGACACCGCCAAGGTGCGCCGCGTGCTCGCCACCTGCAGGGAGGTGGTCAGGGGACTTGGAATCGAGGAGTGATCATGGCAGAGTTCAGTTATTTAAACAAACTCCAAGAGGCTTTATGGGCACTCGAAAACGCTGACTACAGCGAAAGAGGGAACCGTGAAGACCTCCGCCGCGCTACCATCCAGGATTTTCGGAGGCAGGTGGATGTAATATATCGGTTGTGTGACGACGCAAAATCGGCACAAATGTTAATGTCTAAAAGAAATAGGTAATATGGCTACGAAGTTTGCAGGAAACGGACTGAGCCGCACGGCGATGATATTCAGGATCGCGGCAATGGGGGGGGTAGAACTGACCATTCCGATGCTGAACAAAATCAAGGACGTCAATCCCCGATCGCTGGAGCGAGTCTACGACGAGGTGCTGCGCGTCGGCGATGCCGGCAACGCCCGCTTCGCACTGAGGCTGATATTGAAATGAACAAGGATTAAAAGGATTAAAGGATATGGCAAAGACAATGGAGCAGATTAAGGCGTCAGGCCTTGCGATGGACATACAGGAGTTCACTTCCGAACGACCGGAATGCAACGACATGACGGTGGAGGACTTCGTGTACTATCTGCTTGACTTCAGCCGTGGGATCAAATAATACTGAGTATGAAGGCAAAGGAACTGATGATAGGAGACATCGTCCGCGTCGGCAAAGACGTGTCCATCAAGAAAGGCACTATCGTCGAGATACGCGGCATCGACGACGACATGGTGTTCCCAGAAATGGGACTGAAGGGCTGCGCGGCGTGCGTGCCCATAGGCGACCCGGACGGCGTGTCCGGCGGCGTGTGGCTGGACTACCTGGAGCCGTTGCCGCTGACGAAGGAGATACTGGAGCGGAACGGATTCGTGGCCGGAGACAGCGGCAGAGAGTACCTGGGATATCTGAAGTACTATCTTTTTAACGACAGAAACCGCTGCAGATTAGCATTGAAGTGGTATATAAAGGAGAACTTGTGTGAGATGTCGCTTGAAGAAGCCCCTTTCTGGATAATCATCAAGTTCGTCCATCAGCTGCAGCACGTCCTGCTTTCGTGCGAAATAGATAAGGAAATAAAGTTGGAGGACTGACTATGTCAAAAGTATTGTATATGAAAATCGTGGCGGGGCACAGTTACACCGCACTGAAAGACTTGAACAATCCCCGGAAGGGGCGCGCCTTTACAAAGGGCAAGACTTACACGGCGGTGAAGAACGACGCCTTGAGCGGCGACGACGGAGAGAGCTACGGATTTCCGCCGCATTCCAGACTGCTGGATTTCTTCAAGGAGGACAGCGTATGAACAAAAGACAAATTGAACTGTGGGCTAAAGGCCGTTTGTTTGAAGTCATGAACGGGATAGGAGCGCAGGATGCTAAAAGCGTTCTTACAGACCTCCTTGACTTTTTGGGATCCAATTCGGAATATGACTACCTGATGGTAGAGGCAGAAGTTGTCGATGACAGCTTTGGTCAGCAAGTAGGAGAAGTACCTGCTATCCGATACGATGTGCAGCCAGAGGACAATTTAGAAATTGGCGACAAGGTAAAACTGATAATAATCAAGGAGGACTGAGCGATGAGAGGAAAGATCTGGAACTTCATCAGGCCATGTGACCCGGAGAAGGTGATACGGTTCGAGAACACGACGGGCGAGACGTTCGGCGCCATGTACAAGGCAAAGGCATGGCTCAACGCCCACGGCTACGTCTACGGCTCTACGGACCTGAGCCCGTACCTGCCGGCGATGAAGGGCAGCCGATACACGCTGCCGCAGAAGCTCCACAACTTCGAGCTCGACGACTACCTGCGGGTGACGGCCGTGCTCTACTCGCACGACTACCGCGACGGCTGGGTGGAGGTGTGGCTCGTGGAGCCGATGTACGTCCTCGACCTCGTGGTGACGTACCGCTGGTACGACATGATCCTGAGCGGCGAGAAGCGCGAGGAGTACCGCGATATCCAGAAGTGGCGCCGTCGCATCGTCGGCAAGCCGTACACCCACGTCCGTTTCCGCCGCGGCTACACCTCGACATGCCAGATCCTGAGCGTCGACGAGATAACGACCGGAATCGGCCGCGAGGACTGGGGAGCACCGCAGGACAGGAAGGTACTCATCATCAAGCTCGGCGAAAGGTATGGAAAAAGGTAACTTAATAAAATAAATGATTATGATTTACGCAAGGATTATCGGCTCGATAGTGAGCGTCATGGTGCTGTTCTACTACGTTTTCGTAGTGCTGCAGTGCTGGGGGCTGATACGCTTCTCGCACGAGAAGATCACGTTCCCGAAGGTGTTGATACCATTCTATTACTTTTTCAAATAACAATTTAAAAAATTATGATTATGCAAGAATTAAAAGTACCTAAGAGTGCCATTATCGGCATCTTCTCGTTAGTGATCATCGTCGCCGTGCTGTTCTTCTTCTCGGGAATGTTCGAGGACTGCGACAAGTCGAAGATTTACGTCAACCAGTACCCGTTCACTGGAGAGTATGCAGTCTGGACGGACGGCGGACTGCAGAAGCAGCTCTGGGGCAACACCTATGAGTACTCGAAGACCACGCAGGTGGAGTTCACCGGCGTGGTGAAGAACGAGGACGGCTACGTGGCAGACGGTGAGAACCCTGGCGCCGCCGTGACGTTCAACGACAAGGGGCGCGGGTTCATCATCGGCTCGCTGCGCGTGGTGCTGCCCATCGACTTCGAGCATATGTCGAAGATTCAGCAGGACTTCGGAAGCGAGCAGGCGCTCATCTCGACGCTCGTCCGCCCGACTCTTTACAAGGTAGTGACCTCCTGCGGTCCGCTGATGTCGTCATTGGAGTCCGTGTCCGAGACCCGTACCGACCTTATCCAGTACATCACCGACCAGCTGAACAACGGCGTGTACAAGACGAAGATCAAGAAGGTGGAGGTGGTCAACGAGCTGACCGGCGATAGCGACGTGGTGGCCAAGGCAGAGCTGATCACCGACGCCAATGCACCCGGCGGCTTCAAGCGCCAGGAGGTGTCCCCGTTCTCGCAGTACGGCATCACCTGTAACCTCGTAAGCATCACCGACATCAAGTACGACAAGGCCACACAGGACCAGATCGACGCTCAGAAGGGTGCGAACCTCGCCGTCATCACCTCGAAGACCAAATCACTCGAGGCCATCCAGAAGACCATCCTCGTGACCGAGCAGGGCAAGCAGGCCGCCGAGACCGCCAAGTGGGAGCAGGAGAAGGAGAAGGCACGCGCCGTGACCAAGGCGCAGCAGGAGTATGAGGTGGCGAAGCTCGAGGCCGAGAAGGCCGAGCAGGTGGCCCGCAAGGTGAAGGCCGAGGGCGAGGCAAAGGCCGCTGCAAACCGTGCGCTTGTTGCCGCTGGTCTTACGCCGTTGGAGAAGGCTACCATCGAGAAGGAGACCGCCATCGGCGTGGCACAGGCCCTGGCCAACTCCAACGTGCAGTGGGTGCCGTCCATCATGATCGGCGGATCCGGCTCCAGCAACAGCAACGCCATGGACGCCGTCGGCCTGAACATGATGATGGACATCGTGAAGAAAATGAACAAGTAGCTTGGTGTAAAATGGGTGAATATGAATAACGTAGATGTTTACAGACTGTTCCAGGCGCAGTTCAACCGCCTGCAGGAGACAGGGAAGCTGTTCCGCTCCACGGTGACGGGACGGCAGGTGTGGGAGGCGTACATGCGGGGCTTCGACAACGACCCGATATGGCGCAGCCCGGAATCGAGCGAGCACAACTGCAACACGTGCCGAAACTTCTTTGAGCGCTACGGCAACGTCGTGGCGATTGACGGCGACCTGAACGTGATGACGATGTTCGACGGCGAGACGACGGACGAGTACCGCGAGTCGTTCCGCCTGATGTCGGAGCTGCTGAAGAGTGCGCCCGTCGGCGGCGTGTTCGTCGAGACGTTCAGCTATCTCAACAGCGTGCCTTACGAGAAGGCAAACCGCAACGCCGAGGACTTCGCGCTGGGCGTGGCACGTAACCAGAAGATCTACACCGAGGCCGAAGCCCGTCAGTTCGGCGTGGTCGAGGCGGGCCGCGTCTATACCTTTGATCACTTCATGGTGCGGCTCAACAAGAAGTTCGTGTCGTTCACCAATGACTCCCGCGAGGCGCTGGAAGCCCGCTACCGTGAGGACAAGGTGCAGCTGGAGAAGGCCTACAATACCATCGGCGAGGACACGCTGCAGCTGGTGATAGACCTGATCAGGCAGGGCTCGCTGCTCAACGGCGACGCCTACCTGAAGAAGGTGGAGGACTTCCGGGACATGATTCACAGCCTACATGCCTACGCCGACATGAACGACCAGCAGCGTGACAACCTATTCTGGAAGGAGAGCTACAAGTACCAGTACGCCCGCTTCCGCACCGAGCTCATCGGCACGCTCTGCACGGAGCTGGCCGAGGGCAAGGAGTTGGCGAAGGCTTGCACCGACTGGAACAAGCGCGTGGATCCTGCCAACTACATGAAGGCGAAGGCCCCCATCACGCAGCAGATGATTGACGCGGCCAGGGCGTTCGTCACGGAGAACGGCTACGAGCAGAGTTTCAACCGCCGCTGTGCCACGATGGAGGATATCAAGGTTTGCGACATCCTTCATGCCAACGCTGGCGACGGAACGATAAAACCCGTGAGCATCTTCGACGGACTGAAGCCCACGGCCACACGCCACAAGAGCAGCGAGTTTGATGGTGTTCCGGTGGTAGGCATCGACGAGTTCATGCGCGACATACTGCCGACGTGCAAGGCTGTGGAGGTGTATCTACAGAACCGCATGGAGAAGAACTTCGTGACGCTGACGGCTCCCGCAGTGGAGGACTCCAAACCCATCTTCAAGTGGCCTAACAACTTCGGCTGGACGTACAACGGCAACCTTGCCGGAAAGTCAGAGATACGCGAGGCGGTGAAGCAGGCAGGCGGCTTCGTTGACGCTTACTTCCGTTTCTCAATCCTTTGGAACGAGAACGGGCAGGACATCTGCGACCTCGACGCTCATGCTTTTGAGCCAAACGGCACGGAGATATACTACTCGACCTACAAAGGACGCAAGACCCCCATTTGCGGCGGTATGCTCGACATCGACATGATACGACCTGAAGGCCGTGGCGTGGAGAACATCTTCTGGACTGACCCCGAAAGGCTCCAGGACGGCGACTACAAGTTTGGCATCGTGAACTACGACGACGGTCCCAACACCGTAACCAAGGCTGAAATCGCTATCGGTGACGAGGTGTTCCAGTACGAAGTACCTCACCGCATCCCTCACCGTCAGCCCGCATGGATTGCCACCGTCACCATCAAGGACGGACGCATGACCGCCATCAAGCACAGCGACTACCTGAAGGACGGCAGCGGCATAGTGCGCGAAATCTACGGACTGCGTACCTGTGAGTTCCATCGCGTCAGCCTTGTGTGCCTCTCGCCTAACTACTGGCAGTCTGAGGTAGGCCACAAGCACTACTTCTTCATGCTCGACGGAGCAAAGGCACCGAAAGCCATCCGAGGATTCCACAACGAGTTCCTGACCGCCGACCTCTTAGACCACCGAAAGGTGATGGAAGTGCTCGGACAGACGCAGCAGGTAGAGAGCACCGACGGCCAGCTGTCGGGCTTAGGCTTCAATGCCACCGTGCGCGACGAGATGGTTGTCCGCGTCACGGGGAAGGACAACAGGGTTATCAGAATAAAATTCTAATCATTTAATCATTACAACTATGTACAAGAAAGCAAGCCAAATGAAACTGCGCATCGCCACCAGCCGTGGCATGCTGAGTGTAGAACATCTGTGGGATCTGCCGAAGGACGAGATCGGACAGATAGCCACCGACGTACACCGTACCATCAAGGAGGCCGAGGCCGCCGACGAACTGGGATTCCTCCGCCTGCCGGAGCGTAAGGAGCAGACAGCGGAAGAACTTACCTTCAACATCCTGAAGGACATCTATCTGACCAAGCAGGAAGAGGAGGATAAGGCTCACCGCCGCGCCAAGGCTCGCGAGAACAACCGCCGCATACTGGAACACATCGCCCGCAAGCAGGACGAGGAACTGGCCGGCAAGAGCATCGACGAGCTGCAGGCCATGCTCGAAGCAGAGGACTAAGCGATATGAATGCTCGGCATGCAGGTTCTGGATGAAGTCGCAGACGCACGGTAACCATTGTGTCTGCTTGGGCAGGAAGCCGTGCGACCGCGACCGGCGCGACAAGGTGGCGGAACACCGCAAGAAGCACAACAGGCGCCGCCAGAAATGGGAGTAAAGACAAATTGAACGGATTAATATTTTCAATTCAAAACGAGAGAACTATGTTTGAGAACATGCAGCAGACCTTCAATGGTCTATTTGGTAAGATTGCACCGGGTATGTGCCGTCTTACGATGAACGGCAACATTGCCGTTAAGTGCAGTAACGGTTACAAGTGCTACAACGTGAAGAAGGGCACTTTGACCAACGTGACTAACTTCTGCTTCAACGTGGGCGACGAGATGTTCTTCGTCATCCCGACGAACAAGGTGGAGGTTGGCGACATCATTCTCGTGCAGGGCAAGCCCAAGTGCGTGACGGCTGCCGACAAGAAGGTGATTACAGTGATCGACTACGAGAACTCTGAGGTGCGTCAGGTAGTGCCAGAGCGTCATGTGTTCATGGGCAGCACGTATTTCTATGGTAAGGTCATTTCGATGTTCGGCAACTCGTTTAAGCAGGGCAAGGGTCTTGGCAACGTGATGAAGATGATGATGTTCTCGCAGATGATGGGCGGCGGCAACGCTGGCGGTGGCACAATGGGCAACCTCGGTCAGATGATGGCGATGTCGATGTTCATGGGCGGTGGCAGCAATCCTTTCGAGGGTATGTTTGACTTCTCACTCGATGCACCTGCCGATGAGGACGACGATGAAACTGAAAGTGAAACAAAAAATGAAGATTAATTATGGGAGCAATTAACAAAACCGATTTTCGCGAGTATGGTAAGACTGAGGAGCAGACTCAGCATGTAGAGAACACTGAAAAGAAGCAGGAGGAATAGTCATGGGTAGCGGAACAGTATCACACAGCAGTCTGAAGAGCTATGCTTCTTCTTTGGGCCGCTCTTACGACAGCAGTACAGGACGTGTGAAGGGTCAGACCTTCGAGGCACGTAATATTGATCCGACGCTCAACCCTCGCGGTTTCAAAGTCCGTGAGTGTTGCAACAGCGACGAGCACCCTAACACGGTGCCCGTCATCCTGGCACTCGACGTGACCGGATCTATGGGCGAAGCCTGCGCTGAGACCGCTGCAGCCCTCGGCAAGATTGTCACCAGCCTTTACGACAAGTTTGCCGACATCGAGTTCTGCATCATGGGCATTGGCGACCTCGACTACGACCACGCCCCAATCCAGATGAGCCAGTTCGAGAGTGACGTGCGCATCGCCGTGTCGCTCGACAAGGTGTTCATGGAGCATGGCGGTGGCGGCAACGGCTTTGAGAGTTATACCGCCGCATGGTATATGGGCTTGCATCGCACGAAGCTCGACTGCTACGACAAGCAGGGTCGCAAGGGTATCATCATCACAATGGGCGACGAGCCCCTGAATCCCTATCTGCCAGCCCGTGAACTGAACCCCTGCATCGACGCTACGGAAGAGCGCGACATCGAGACGCCGCTGCTCTACAACCAGGCATCGCAGAAGTTCGACATCTTCCACATAGCCGTTGACAGTCCCCGCTGCTGCTACCGTCGCTATCAGCACGACGTTGACAATTCTTTCGGTCAGCAGCTTGGCTCACGCTACAAGGTTTCGACCATCGACAGTCTGGCGCAGACCATCGAGGACTGCATCGCAGAGAGTATTCAAGGCGTGGCCGCTGCCCCTGCTCAGGAGGCACAGCCCGCACAGCAGAATAGTAACGGCATCAGTTGGTAAGCGTATGAAGGCAAGTATCGTAATCGGTGCAAACTACGGCGACGAGGGCAAGGGAACCGTCGTTGCACGGCTCGCCAAGGAGAGCACCAACGTACTGAACATCCTCACGAATGGAGGCTCACAGCGTGGGCACTCCATTCTCACCAAGGACGGCTCGATGACGTTCCAGCACTTCGGCAGCGGCACCTACCACGGAGCCGACTCGTACTACGGTCCTGAATATGTGCTGAACCCCATGCAGTTCGTCAAAGAGTACACGGAACTGATTCGCAAGCCGGAGCATATTTATCGCGACCGCCGCTGCCGTTGGTCAACGCCCTACGACGTGATGGCCAACCTCATTGACGAGGAACAGCGCCGTCGCAAGGCCAGCTGCGGCATGGGTATCTGGTTCACCATCCGACGCTGCAATCAGACCCCCATCATGCTGTTCGAAGACTTCATGCACCTTACGCCATCCATCCAGGAAGCCTATCTCGATGGTGTGATGCGATACTACGAGCGGCAGATGGACATCTCGAAAAAGTGGCGTGACATCTGGTTTTCCGACGGTGTGCGATCTCACTTCTATAAAGACTGTGAAACCATGCAATCGCTGACCACTGTGGCTGACCTAAAGAATATCACCGGCTACGACCACCTCATATTCGAGAACGGTCAGGGCCTGCTACTCAGCGACACAGGCCGCGACACCGCCGACACCACCCCGTCGGACACCGGCATCCAGTACGGCCTTCGTATGGCCCGCGAGTGCGGCATTACCGACATCACCGCCCACTACGTCACCCGTCCCTACCTCACCCGTCACGGCGACGGAGCGATGGAGTCAGAAGTGATGCACCGTCACACCATCAGCCGCGACGTGCAACCCGACCGTACCAATGAGTACAACGAGCATCAAGGCCAGTTCCGTTACGGCGGTCTCGACATCAACCGACTGTGGCAGCGCATCCATGCCGACGCAAAAGATGTGCCCTACGTCGTAGAACTTACACACTGCGACGAAATGAACCGCGAACCCGACTTCCGTTGCACATTCGAGAAGGTCATCTGCACCGACAAGGCAATGGTATAATATAAAGGATTAGCGATATGGACAATACGAAATTTACGCCCGTCTGTATGGCGGAAGAGTTCTGGGCCTGCTCGCAGTTCTCGGTGGCGAGGCATACCGGACACATCAGACTCAACGGTCACGAGTACGTGATCGTGAACAAGGAGGGCAAGGATATCTTCCAGTGCAGCATCGAGGCGGAGAAGGCTGGACGAGACAAGGCCATCGAGCCCGGCGAGCCCGCAGACCTCTGCCGCCGGGACTTCGTGATGTACTACCGCAGGCTGGGCCGCGACGCGTTCCTCCAGGTGCTGAAGGACAACCCAGCCGCCACCGACAGGGAGCTGATGAAGATCTACAAGGAGAGAATCAAGGAGGAAAAGATATGAACGAGCAGTTTGACATAGTGAACCTCCTGAACAACAAGGAGGCGCTGATAAGGTACATCCTCGGCATGATCACGTCGGGCGAGAAGTTCGCCCAGAACCTGCCGCAGATGCGCGAGCGGGGATGGAGCGAGCAGGGCATGCTTGACAAGGTGATCGAGATAACCGCCATACAGTCGCAGCAGATCAAGCACCTGGCGCTGGTGGCCCTGATCGCCGTGCAGTCGAGCGACTTCGACGGCAGCGTGGGCGAGATGATGGTCAAGATGGGCCGCGGCGAGGAGGCGCTGAAGGCGATGTTCGACGCGAAGCTGAAAGGGAAATAGGACATGAGGAAGATACCTGTTTACTACCAGAAGTTCATAGTCGACCTGAAGGACTGCAGGCACGGCGACTGGGTCTACGACGACGAGGGACGGCTGTGCTTCGTCGAGGTCAGGCCGGGAGACGGCGAACACGGACCGTGCTACTCGCTTCACAGCTACGGCATCGAGACGTGGTGCCCCGGCAATACGGCCGTCTTTCCGCTGTCCCTCGCGACGATGGCGATCGCGAGGGACATGGAGGCGCACCGCGACAAGTACCACAGGGCGGGCATCATGAACCCCGCCTTCTCGCGGGAGCTGAGGGAGGAGTTCATCAACCTCATGCTCGTCGACGACGAGGCCGACGACTGCAGGGAGCAGTACAGGGCGATATGGGGGCGGATGAACGCCCGCCTCGAGGAGCGGCTGAGAAGCGCGGAGGTATTACACATCAACAGAAAGGGGAACTGAGCATGCGGTACATGGTGATAATGAGGGACAGCTCGGCGTTCATGACCGACTGGTACAGGTACGGGAACTGCTGGACGGAGGACATCTTCTGCGTGGTGGACACATGCGCGGACAGCGTGACCTTCGACGGCAGGGAGTGGCAGGACGCGGGGAGGGACCATCTATGAACTGGATCAGGACATCGGAACGGCTGCCGGCGACTGACATGTCCGGCGAGAGCGAGTACGTGCTGGCGTACAGGGGGCGGCGCTGCATCCCGCAGATCGTGAAGTACTCCGACGGCACGGACGCCAAGCGCGGGTGGTGGACGCAGAGCTTCGGGCACATCCCCTTCCATACCGGCCGCGGAAGCAGGCGCCGCCTGACGTTCACGCACTGGTGCGAGATAGAATATCCGGAATAAACAAACATAAAGGAAACAGGTTATGAAACAGACAGACATCAAGAGGCTCGAGAAGGCGGTCGAGCTCTACAAGAAGATCGAGGCGGTGTTAGACAAGGCGTGCGACAGCATCGAGAGCCAGCCGACGGAGTACTTCTTCCGCGGCGAGCAGACGACGTCCCGGCTGGTGAAGGAGATGTACGAGGCCGCCATCAGGGAGCGCAAGTACATCGAAGGGAAGATAAACGCATTCAAGGAGCTGTGATTATGGGAAGACCTGTAGGAAACGGACTGATAGAACTCGTCGACGAGAAATCGAGCGACCATGGGTTCTTCTGCATGAAGCTGGTGGGCTACATCGGCGAGGAGAGCAAGGAGCAGCTGACGCTCGACTACCAAGACCTGTGGGAACTGCGCTTCTCCGAGGCCAAGGCGGGCCGTTGTGCCTACCGCGACGCCTGCCCCATCCATGCCAGGGCGGTGGCGAAGCGCGGGAAACAGCCGGTACAACTGACACTCAATTTCTAAAGATATGACACGGGCAACACATTTCATCGAAACTATCAGTGGTGAATGGATAAAGGGAGCGTCGCAACTGATACCAAACCTGCAGGAAGGTCAGTTCGTGATAACGATGGACGGCAAGGAAAAGGACTACAGGAAATGGCGTTGGCGAATAGACAAGATAGAAACGATCATTGGAAGCGGTGTCGATTCAGTCCTGCAAAACGTGTTTATGACCTGCTGTGGTCCCGAAGATCAATGGCAAAAATTCGTAGAAGGGAAAAAGGAATAACAATATGAACGAGAAGAAGACAGTAGAGCACGCCGCGAGTGTTATCAAGGCGATGCAAGAAGAGTATGCCAAAGGTGTCATCAAGGATTGGGAAATGCCACCGATGGTGAACATGAAGACGGGAGACACCACAGGTTTTGCCGTAGTGATTCAGGTCGGCACAAAGTACGACTACGACGAAGAGCTGCTCAGACAATGGAAGGAGCGATTCGATGCCGACGAGTACAAAATCAGCGCACGGCGCAATCAGTTGTGGCTGACGTTCACGATTCGGACATTCGTGCCGACGGATGCGCACATCGCTAAGATGGCACACGCAATCGGACTCGACAATGAGCGACCAGAAGAGGGAGGGTGTTATAAGGCATACCGCAACGGCTCATGGTACGACGAACCTGACCAGCTGTGGGATGAACTGGTTGTGTCCGGCTATGCCACCGACCAACGCAGGGAGAAGGATTACAGTTACTATGTCACGCCGAAGGGTATGCAATTCCTCGCACGGCATCATAAGATAATGATTAAGTACACCGAAGAGTACGAAGGGAGGGTCTGACCGATGGTACTACACAGATTCATGTCGAAGCGGGAGTACGACGCACTGATGACGGGCGAGGTGCTGCGCAACGATACCGACCACGGGGCGATGGGGCAGAAGACGGACAGCGTGGGCTTCTGTTTCTTCCCCGAGCCGCCCGACGAGGCGATACACTGGCTGTCGTTCATCGTCGATGCCGACGTCTGCGTGACGATGGAGATACCCGACGCGCTGCTGCGCAAGTCGAAAGGCCGTTACCGCGACGTGGAGAAAGACAAAGGCAACGGGCTATTCGACGAGCCGCCGATGCTGTGGCGCACGGAATACTGCCTGACGGAGTACAGCCTGCAGACCGTCCGCGTGCTGCACGTTACCGACCAGTACAAGTGGTATGGCCGCATTCCCGAGAACGCTTCCTTCTTCGAGCGCATCGAACGGCTCCGTATGGTGGGCGAAATGGAGAACAAGCGATTAAAAAATTAAAGATTTAGCGATATGATTAACAATTTCAAACTGACGGGGGAGATTCACGCCGACATCCCAACGGTATGCGAGGCCATTGAATATGCAAAGGCTTTGGTCGATGGGCTTATGGAGGAAGCCACGGGTAAGATGAACATCAAGGAGCATCCGAGGAACACGGCTGTGTTCGTGGATATGCTCGAACTGCAAAAGACGGTGGCTCAGGCGAAATCCTGCACTGACCGTCTGGCTTGGGACGAGAAGCGGCGGTTCTATGGCCCGCTGGCTGACAGAGACGACATTTTCATTGGTAAACACGATTGACGTATGAAGACAGAGAACTATTTAGACCCTGAGCGGCTGGCGAAGTTACAGCAGCGGATATGGGACGTGGCGACGGCGCACGGCTGGCACGAACAGCCAATATCGACGGCGCAGTATTGCGGACTGATAATGACCGAAATGGCCGAAGCAATCGAGGCCGATCGCAACGGCAGACGCTTCAAGATGACATCGGCACCGCCCGAACACCCGCAATGGTTCCAAGGCTGGTATCAGGAGTGGGTAAAAGGAACCATCGAAGAAGAGTTTGCCGACGTAGTGATCCGCGTGCTCGACATGGCGCAGGAGGTTCACGGCGACAAGATGCGCTGGCTGGGCTACTACCCCTGGGGGCAGACGTACCACGAAAAGGATAGTTTCATCGAGAATGCCTGGTACTTCATCCGCGAGGTGCTGAACTGGGGCACGATGAACATCAGCGATTGCGTGTCGTTCATGTTCGACTGGGCGCAAGACCTCGGCATCGACCTGTGGCAGCACATCGAATGGAAGATGAAGTACAACGAACTCCGTCCGTATAAGCATGGCGGGAAGAAATATTAAGGAGGACTGACGGATGAACGAACCGATTTGTGCCGAGTGCAAGAAATGGGATATGGGCGAGACGTGGGGTACGGGGCGCGGCAAGACTATCGTGGAGTGCCGTGGATGGTGCCACAAGACACCGTGGCGCAAGCCGCGATGGAACTACGAACCCGTCTGCGGCAGCTTCGACCCACGCGAAAAGACCAGCCTGATACTGCACGGTCAGGGCTATCCGACCGAAGAGCAGTTGCAGGAGATTGACGAAGAGATAAGAAAATTCTTAAACAAGGACGATATGGAACAACAGGAACAACCCAAGCGTGACAAGGCGGCTGAGTATGCCGAGGTGGTAGGCCGACGCTTCCGACCGACGTTCGACTCGCCGATTGACTATTTCGAGATTCGCGGCTACGATGCCGAGCGCGACATGGTGCTGACCACGGCACATCCAAAGCAGGGCGACCCCTTCGACGATGAGATTGAAGAGGTATATCTGATGGGCGCTTTCGAGAATGGTGACTACAAGGCCATCAACGACAAACCCGTTGATGAGCGGACGTTTGAAATCATGGCACGGCCATACCTCGACATGATGCCGCCAACGGTGACGCGCAAGCAGAAGTTCTGCGGCCCGTGCTGCGACCGCTGCCAGCACCGCTTCGGCACGACGAGCAACCGCGAATGGTGCAGCAGCCACTACGAGAATGATAAGTGTTACAGATTCAAATTGGCCAAGCAATGAAACTCTTCAAACGACTATTGGACTTTCTGAACATCCACCCCGACAAGAACCAGCGGTGGACGCTATCGACGCTGTTCATCGTCGGGCTGTTGGATGCCTACGTCGGCCCCGCCATATCGAAAGCATGGGTGACGGAGCTGCCTGCCGAATGGCTCGCCTTCCAGTCGCTCGTCTATTCGGTGGTCGGTCTGCTGATCGGCATGATATGGAAAGGCTGGGTGCGCCGACGGGCTATCCAGTGGTTCACGGTGCTCTGCATCGTCGAGTCGGCGGCGGGCTTCTGCGTCGGCATGTGGCTCTGCTTCGTGGAGTACAACGTGTGGGTGTTGGCCATCGCCTGCCTGCTCTACGGCACGCTCGTGTCGGAGTTCATCGGCAAGTGCCTGATGACGTTCCGTCCGAAGCTTTGGAACGAGCATGAGCGCGAGGTCTATGACAACAACAACGACGTGGTGTGCGGCATCTACTGCATTGTCGGCTACGTCTGCGCCCTGCTGTTCATGCCGTCGCTGCGGGTGGCCATGTTCATCTGGGGTCTGTGCTGCGGCATCGACAACATCGGCTGGCTCGTGGTGTATCACAAGAACAGGGAGAAGTTTTTGGAAATAGAAAAGGAGGGTTGACTATGGGACTGATAGACCAAATGAAGTATGCCAAGATACTGTATCTGGCGGACGTGCTGGAGGACATCCAGAACGAGATGAGCAGGGACTACCGATGCCACAGCTATGCCGAGAGTATCAATGGCATCGTGAAAGACCTGCGCGAGACGATAGCCGGCACTTCGGCGCCAAACGAAATGGAGTGCGAGAAGTTCGAAATCAAGCTACTGGAGCATTGTCGCAAAGCCAACATGATGGACTTCCCGCGTAATGAACTTGAGCAAATCAAGTTTCTTCATACTCGCGCTGTCGAAGACGAACTGTTGCAATTCATCAGGAAGAACAAGCTGATTCGTGTCTGCAAGCACGAGGATGACAATGGAAACATGACGTTCGCCGCCTCGCTGATAGTCGGAATTGAAAAGCAGCCTTACGTTCCGCAAGAGCAGCCGCTGACTCCCGTGGACGGCCTGGCGAAATGGATGGACGAAATGGATGAGGACTGACAACGAATTAAACAGATTATACGAATTATGGAAAAGGTGAAGTACAAAGTACGTTCCGACAGTTCAAAGACACCGTGCCCTCACGGCATGATGGCAACCTGCATCAACTGCCGTATCACGAAGCCACACATCGTCCATGTCGGCTCGTGGATGGAAAGGGACTGTCCTTTCTTTGCGGGCGAAGTTATAGGAAAGAACGAGGTGCTTTGCAACTACATGCCAACAGACATATTCAAAATATACAATTCAAGATGAACAACATCGAACTACTTTACATCGACCTCTTCTGTGGGGCGGGCGGCACGTCGAGCGGCGTGGAGTACGCCACGGTGGACGGCAGGAAGTGCGCCGAGGTGATAGCGTGCGTGAACCACGACGCAAACGCCATCAAGAGCCATGCGGCGAACCATCCGAAGACGATGCACTTCACCGAGGACATCCGCACGCTGGACCTGGCACCGTTAGTGAAGCACCTACAGAGGATGAAAAAGAAGCACCCACGGGCGAAGGTTGTATTGTGGGCCTCGCTGGAATGCACGAACTTCTCGAAGGCGAAGGGCGGTCAGCCCCGCGACGCAGACAGCCGCACGCTGGCCGAGCACCTGTTCCGCTACATCGAGGCCATCGACCCCGACTACATCCAGATCGAGAACGTCGAGGAGTTCATGTGCTGGGGCGACCTCGACGAGAACGGACACCCCATCTCGCGCTTCGAGGGACGCAGCTACATGCGGTGGGTGAAGCACGTGACGGACTACGGCTACGACTACGACTGGCGCCTGCTGAACGCTGCCGACTTCGGGGCCTACACCTCGCGCAAGCGGTTCTTCGGGCAGTTTGCCAGAAAGGGACTGCCGATAGCGTTTCCCGTGCAGACTCATGCGAAGATGCCGAGCGACCTGTACCCCAACAAGGATAATCCAAAGGGCTTTTATCCTACGCCTGACTGGCACGAGCTGTTCCCCGGCTTCTATCTGCCTTGGAAGCCCGTCCGCGAGGTGCTCGACCTGGAGGACGAGGGAGAGAGCATCTTCACGAAGAAGAAACCGCTGTGCGAGAAGACGCTGGAGCGCATCTATGCCGGACTCATCAAGTTCGTGGCGGGAGGCAAGGAGCGTCACGAGGCATGGATATTGAAATACAACTCCACTAATCAGGACGGCCATCACAACCCGCCAAGCATTGACGAACCGTGTCCTACGGTGGCCGTTCAGAACCGCCTCGGACTGGTTAAGGCTCAGTTCCTCTCGAAGCAATTCAGCGGCGACCCGATGTCGAAGAACCAGGGCATCGACCGCCCGGCGGGAACCGTCACCTGCAGGGATCACCACGCCTTCGTCACCGCATATTATGGTAACGGCTTCAGCCAGTCGGTGGACGAGCCCGCGCCGACGGTCACGACGAAGGACCGCATAGCACTGGTGACGAGCCGGTTCATCGCCAACGAGTACAGCGGTGGCGGTCAGCTATCCGACATCAACCAGCCGTGCCCCGCCGTGCTGACTACACCGAAGCAGAAGGTGGTGTCGGCCCAGTACCTGATGAACCCCCAGTTTGCCAGTGCAGGCGGCAGCATCGACAAGCCCTGCTTCACGCTGATAGCCCGCATGGACAAGATGCCGCCCTACCTGGTGAGCACCGAGCAGGGCGTGGGCATCGCCATCTACGAGGACGACAGCCCCATGACGCGCAAGGTGAAGGAGTTCATGGCCATGTACGGCATCGTCGACATCAAGATGCGGATGCTGAAGATCGTCGAGCTGAAGCGCATCATGGGCTTCCCGGAGGACTACACCCTCATCGGCACGCAGGCCGAGCAGAAGAAGTTCATCGGCAACGCCGTCGAGGTAAACATGAGCCGCGTGCTCTGCGAGGCCCTGGCAAGGAAACTAATGGATAAAGCAGCATAATAACATCAACTAATAATTTACGGCTATGCTATATTTGAGTGAACTTTACGGACGCATCGGGCAGATACTGCGCGAGCACGGAGACATGGAGGTGGCGAGAATGCAAAATGTGCATATTGACGGACTGACGAACGCCTACTCCGGCTTCATGGAGTATGACAACACGGACTTCTACATCCATCAGTCGGACGTCACAGAGGGCAACGGCGAGAGCGGCAAGGTCATCGCCAGCCGCAAGCGCTTCGTGATAAACCCCTACGGCAATGGGAAGAGGAACAAGGAGATGTATTAGACAACGGATTAAACGAATATCATGAATTATGAAACTGAAATACAAATGGCATTCGTATAGAGACGTGTACGAACGGGAGGTAGAGGTTCCTGACGATACAGTTTTCATCCATGTGGACGGTGATATAGGGCCTGGCCTGCATCACGGGTTCGGGCATTATCTTGGCGGCTCCATGCAGGAGACGGAGGATGAATTGAGGTGCGACGGACTGCGCCGCTACAAGGAGTTCCCAGACATAACGCTGTTCGCATTCAACAACGTCGTGTTCGAGACGGAGATCAACGTCATCCAGTCAGATGAGTTCTACAGCCGCTTCGACATCGGCAGCTACTATATCTTTTACTATACCAGGGAAAAGATGATACCTAAAATCATCGAGGATGGCAACAATATAACGATTTCTCCGATAAAGACAATCCCCGCCCGTCTGGTGTCAGCCTCCAAGATTGTAAGTATCAGGTCCCAGTATCTGGTGGATGCGATGACATGTACGGTCAGCAGCTGGCTTGACTTTGACAACAGGGAGGTGAAAGGGATATCTCTCAACAAAGACCTGTTCCTGTTCAATATCCTTGACGAGAACTACGGCGACGTGGTGGTCAAAAAGGATTGTGACAAGGAATATACCGAGGCGATGAACCAGGTGCTGAGCGTGGTGGGGAAGAAGTTGAACGTGGAAGAAACAACGGATTAAACGGATTAAACGGATTATGGGAGAACAACCACAATTACTACAGATCTTCGATCGGGACGGAAAGCCGGTGGCCGTGCTGCCGGACTGCCAGGTTGAACTGACAGAGAAACCGTTGCCGGAGGGAACCCCCGGCGAATGGAGCCACGGGTTCAGCATGGAATGGACGGGGAACTGCACCGTGCTGGCAGAGACTGAGAATATCCATCAGCTGATGAACAGGCTGTCGCGCTCCATGCGCTTCGACCGCAAGACGCTGCGCAGGCTGTTCCACGCCGTCACGCACCGCAAGCAGGTATGGTTCGACGTGGTGATAGAGTTCGGGGACGGCACCATCGACGAGGGTGGTCTTATCGTCAGGACCCCGCGCGAGCTACGGTTTCTGCTCAACAAGATACGCCACATCAGGACACAGTACAAGATTAGCGACAGGGAGGACTGACTTATGGACACGCGACAGCAGCATAACGCAAATGTCTCGTCGGACGAGTGGTACACGCCGAGGTGGATCATCGAGGAGCTGGGACCGTTCGACCTCGACCCGTGCTCGCCCGTGGTGAAGCCCTACGAGATAGCGCCCGTGTCGTACACGAAGGAGGACGACGGGCTGGCGCACGACTGGCACGGTACGGTGTGGATGAACCCGCCGTACAGCCGTAAGCCGCTTCGGGCTTTCTGCGAGAAGATGGCGGCGCACGGCGACGGCATCGCCCTGCTGGCCAACCGCCAGGACAACCTGCTCTGGCAGGAGGTGATCTTCCCTTCCGCACGCTCGATGATCTTCATGCGCCACCGCGTGAAGTTCATCCATCCGGAAGGCAGGAAGTCGTCGCCGTTCACAGGGTCATGCCTCGTGGCCTGGGGCGACGAGTGCGACAGACGGCTGCGCGAGAGCAAGATAGAAGGGAAATATGTGGTATTAAACTTATAGAACAGCTTTTAAACATTTACGACTATGGCAAAGAAAGAAGAATTTACGCCGAACGGCTCCGTTACGGTGGACGGAGCGGAGATCAAGACCTACGGGCAGGAGATCACCAGCTGCAACGTCATCGGGGTGGAAGTCGGCACCACCGGGCTTATGGGCGGCGACACGGGACACGGCGGACGGACGTACTTCAGGATCTCCGACGTGTCCTGTACCGACATCCGGTGCAGGGTGAGCGGCCACCGCCTGGACCCGTACCAGTACGAGGAGGTGAACTTCGACGACGTCAGGAGCGTCGAGATCATCCTCGGAGGCGACACGGAGCTCAGCACGTTCTGCGAGGCCCTGCGCATCGGCTACGAGGTGCTGAGCCGCGATGCGGGCAGCGTAGACGTCTACGAGCCGCAGATGTCCCACAAGGAGACGCAGCAGGCGAACTTCGCGATGTACGTCAACGAGCTCTGCGAATACTACCGCAAGAACCGCACGCTGAAGGGGAAGGGCAGGATCCGCGAGAAGTACAGGGTGTCCGACATCAGCGTGCAGCAGTTCTTCGAGTGCGACCTGCACAAGGCGGAGGGCTACGTGCCGCAGGACTTCTGCAACCGCGTCTACGCCTTCGTGCTCGACACGACGAAGGCCGTCCCGGCGCCTAAATATGACGAAGCGATATGAAGACAATATACATCAGCGGGCCTATAACGGACCAGGCGACAGGCCAGCCGCGCGAGGGCTGGCAGCAGGACTTCCTCGACGCGGAGCAGAAGCTGCGGCGGATGGGGTTCCATGTGATCAACCCCGTGGACATCGCACGGGAGGTGGACGAAGCCAACAGGTGGCAATATGAATGCACGTCTCATCCTTGCACCTGTAATGGCGAGCCGACACCGCCCGGCCGCGCCGACTACATCATGGCGTGCCTGCAGCGCATGAAGCTGAGCCACTCGCTCGACCGCCTGCACGGCGTATATGTCATCGGCAAAGCCATTGCGTGCCAGGCATCCCACGGCGTGCAGTTGGAGCTATTGATGGCCGACCTGCTGGGCTTGCCCATCTATGCGGACTGCTTCGACGGCGGGCGTGTGAACTGCTTCGTCGCCTTGCAGCCCGGCAACGGGATACTTGAACTCATAAACGACTGAATGATATGGAAATGGAACAGTATGTAACCAAATAATTATGGAAGAATTGAAGATCAACGGCAAGGCCATCTACACCACCAAGGGGGCGGCCAGGGAGTACGGGCGTGTGGGCTGCAACTTCTACACAGGTTGCCCGCATGAGTGCAGCTACTGCTGTCTGAAACGCGGCGCACCGAGCAGGCAGCTCGGCGGCAACGTCGTGCAGCTGAAGAAGTGCTTCAAGGACGAGGACGATGCGCTGGAGAAGTTCAGGAAGGAAATTGTGAGAAATATGGACGTGGTTTGTAAGACGGGCGTGTTCTTTTCGTTCACCACTGACCCGATGATACCTGAGACACAGTGGATGACCATGGCCGCAATTAAGGAAGCAGTCAAACTTTACGTCCCCGTCTATGTATTAACAAAGGGTGCCTCGTTTGTCTACGAAGAGTGCCTGATGGACGAACTGGATGCAATGATTACGAGATGTCATCTCATCCATTTCGGCTTCACGCTGACAGGACGCGACGACATGGAGCCAAAAGCGAGCTGTAACCTCGATCGCATCAAAGCTATGCGAATCCTTCACAAGTATCACTTTCCGACATGGGCCTCGATAGAGCCCATCATCGACTGGCAGCACGCCAACATGGCCGTGGAGATGTCGCTCGACTGCTGCGACCACTACAAGATCGGCCTGCGCTCCGGCGTCGGGAAGGACTACTACAACCTCCCCCAGAGCGCCTTGTGGCTCGACGACCTGACGAAGAAGATCACCGAAGCTGGAAAGACGGTCTATCTGAAGGAATCTGCCCGCAAGCTGCTGCTGCAGTGCTGCCAGGAACACTACTACAACGAGATTCTCTCCCGCACCGTCGACATGGACGGCAACCCGGTAGCCGTATAATCCGCGGTTCAATACACAGAGTGAGATGATATAAAAAGACACGGGGCGCATCGCTGCGGCCCGTGTCACGTTGTCTAACATTTAAAAAGTACTATTCAACTTTGAACGAATCAACTTTGTTATGTGGTAATTCGAATATGTGGTTGTTTGAGTGTTGGTCTATGCCTGTTCGCCTGCGACGGTCTCGACGATGCCGGTCTTGCTGTTGTCGAGCGTCGTGAGCGTCATCTGCTTGATGTGCCACTCGGCGCAGCCGTCGTTGTCCCATCCGTTGAACCTGAGCACGCTGTCGAGGAATCCCTCGTACAGCCGCTGCTTCGGGTTCAGCTGCTGCTGCTTCAGCAGGGCCATCTCGCGCAGGGCCGTACCGCCGTTGGAGGCCTGCACCATCGGCACGCCGACCAGGCGCGGGTCGACCTTCAGGGCGAGGAAGATGGGCGACGTGGAGAGCTCCAGCTCCTCCTTGCCCGCCTTCGCCTCGTCGTTCACGATGTCCTTGATGTCGACGATCTCGACGTTGTGGTGCTCCTTGCCGTCCGGGCCGAGCCACATCCACTGGCGCATGTACTTGCCCTGGTTCTCTCGGTGCTGCAGGAAGTCCTCCATCGACTGCTCCAGCTCGTCGACGAACTCCCGCTGCTTCTCCAGGTTGTCGTTGTACCCCTCGTCGGCGAACACCTGGTCGAGGTAGTCAAGGCTTATGTAGAGGATACGGCCCCAGCTGGTGCGGTTCTCGCGCTGCTTGTACTTGTCGTAGAGAATGGTGGCGGAGAAGTCGAAGGCCTTGCTGGTAAACACGCTCCACCATGCGGGCTGGGGATAGTATGGCTTGTTGAGCGACGGGTAGAACGTCGGGCAGACCACCCACATGGGCCGTTTGCCTGCCGCCGTCTTCTGGTTCGACTCGACGATGTTGCGCATGTCGCGCAGCAGGTGCTGCGGCATGCAGGCCGGGAACATCTTTATTTTCATCGACTCGGGCGACACGACACGGGCGGTTGTGGCTCCGAGCGTGCGCCACTGGTCGCTGAAATAGCAGTTGTTGATATGGCGCGTGTCGTTCATCTTCTCGAGGCGTGTCGAATGTGCCGGAAGGAACGAGACCGAGTTGATGACCGGATCCCAGACGCCCCTCGTCCCCTTGTTGTCGAAGCCGACGGTGGGGAAGTAGATGTCGAGCATCACGTCGTCCTGCATGCACTGCGAGATGTGCAGGTTCAGGTTGTTCTCTTCCAGGAACTCCCTGATGCCAATGATATGGCGGTCGTTGCCGAGGGCATCCTTCACGTCCCTGCCGTACCACGTGCGCTGCCACTCGGTGAGCCGCCCGCGCCAGTAGTCGCTGTTGTGGCGCGTCGAGAGCGGGCGGATGTCGTCCACCTTCAGCGACTCCTCGCCGGGCTCCAGACCTCCTCTCTCCTGCCGTTCCAGGATCTTCTCGGCCGTCTGTATCATCATCAGGCCGTAGTTGGTTGTCACGTAGTCGCCGATCAGGTTCCTAAGGCTGGCGCGCTGGCTGGCCTTGCTATCGTTAAAGCTGACGCGCACAGTGCCCTCTTCCTCCTGCTGGCGCTCCTTCTCCTCCTCCTGCTCGATCAGCTCCACCAGCTTCCACTCCGCCGTGCGGAAGTCGGCCAGCGAGCCGTCCGGGAAGCGGTACATCAGCGCCGGCCCGAGACCGGAGGCGAGGTCTGCCAGATAGCTCAGCGGCGCGGCGGTGTAGGGTGACGACTGCGCCAGCGGCGGGATGACGCTCGGCGTGGCGTTGTTCGGGCCCCACTTCACGTAGCCGAGTCCCATCGGCTTGCCGTCCCTGCCGGTGACGGGCACCACGGTGTCCGTGCGCTCGTCGAAGCCCCAGGCTACCTTCGACAGCGGCCCGTTAGACCACGCGCCGCAGCCCATCGCGCCGGCCATGGCGTCGGCCGCCTTGTCGCCAGGATCCTTGTCGCCGAGGGTGACGGAGCCCGCCTTGCCCTTCTTCAGCACGTCGATGCTCACGAAGCCCTTCTTCGTCAGTGAGTTGTGGATGCGCTCCAGTCCCTTGACGGAGCTCGCCTTATGGGTCTTGATGCCTTTGTCTGCCATAATCGTTCGTCTTTATTCTGCCTGCAAGATAGCGTGCGCAGGCGCGGAAAGCAAGGGCAGCCGGGGTTTGTCAGCGCGGCATGCCGGCGAGGTTCCTGAAGCGCCCCCTGAGCGCGCCGCCGATCTTCGGTCGGCCCTCGCCGTGGAAGCGCACGCCGATAAGCAGGTCGTCCAGGGCGTCCGTCACGTCGGTGCGCTCACGGGGATCGCCGCCCAATGAGTCCGGGTCGGTGCTCTTCAGCTTCTCACGGCTCTTGTCCTTCTTGAAGGTGCCTGGCAGGATGCCGGCATTCTCGATGGCGGTAATGAGGTAGTCGTTACGCCCCGCCTCGCGGTTGATGCGCAGGGCCGGCGTCTGCTGGAAGGCGAGCACGTCGTTGATGAACTGGTACTTGTCCTCGCGGAACATCGCGCCGCCCATGTCCACGTCTGTCACGTTCCACCCCATCTGCGTCAGCTCCTGGACGATCACGCGGTCGAAGCGGGTGTCCTCGGCCCCCTCCACGGCGTATGCCGTCGAGCCGCCCTGCTTGATGGTGCTGGTGAAGTAGAAGACGACGTCGCCGTTCTTGCGAAGATGCGGCTTGTAGTAGTCCGTGAAGTCACGGCACAGGGCACGCAGCTTCCGCTCGTTCATCACGTACATGCTCTTCAGGATCATCAGCGACTGGCGTCCCTCGAAGCTGCGGGTCTGCCCGATGACCATGCAGTTCAGGTTGGCGTTGCAGTCCACGGCGATCCGCAGGGGCTCCGTGTAGTCAACGTCCACGTCAAGGCTACAGTTGTCGGCGGCGGCCTGGCACTGGCTGAAGTCGATGCTCTCCGTCTCGTAGGCCGTGGGCCACTTCTGCACGTCGAGCGCCTTGCCCTTCTGCTTGACGGTGAACTTGTCGGCCATCAGGCTGTAGGTCTCGAAGTCGTCGCAGGTGTAGCCGTGGATGTCGATATCGAAGTTGCTGTAGAAGCCGTCCTTGGCGGCACCCTTCTTCTGACCGAGGATTTGGATGCGGAACATGAGGTCCGGCAGTGACCGCTTCATCTCACGTACCCACGCCTCGCCGCCGAGCATACTCATGTTCTCCAGGCTGCTGAAGTTCCAGAACGTCTCTGACTGCGAGCGCAGCAGGTGCAGTTGTTTCAGGAACGCCTCGTTCTGTGCCAGTTCAACGGCCATCCTCGGGTTCACCTTCTCCAGATACCTCAGTTCGGCCAGCATCTCCGCAATCTGGGCGTTGACGTCCTTGGTCTCGTACATTTCCTCCTTCTCCCACTCGCACTGCTTCTGGGTCAGTCCCGCGTCGCTGACGAACATCTTCGAGCAGTACCGGTTGTTGACCGCCGGATCCGTTCCGTAGCCCCACTGCTTCTGCTGCACCTTGCGCGCAGACTTCGGTATGAAGTCGCCGCGCACCGTCGGGAAGGCTTCCTCCTTCACCTGGCTCCACTTCATATACTTCACCTCGTCGCCTCTGAGCCACCCGGCGTTGACACCGTTACAGGAACCCTTGACGGCCATCGAGGCGCCCATCATCACCGCGCCGTTCTGGAAATGCACGCAGTTCTCCCAGTTGCGTATCTTGGCTATCGGCTGGTCCCAGCGCAGCTTCGCCGGAGCATGGCCACGGAAGTAAAACACCCCCTCCGGGAAGCCGAGGATGTCGAACATCTTCAGCAGGTTCGGCATCGTGCGGCACATCATCTGCTTGGCACTGGCTGCCAGAAACAGGCCTATCAGAAGCGGCAGACCGAGTACACATTTCAGGGTGTCGATGCCGAGAAAGGCTGTCTTTCCAAATCCGCGCGCCGCCCTTATGAATGTGGTTTTTGAACCGAAGTTATAAATATCCAGCTGGCCACGGTGCATGTACATCATGTGCTGACCGTCACCCAGCAGGTCCACCGTCCCACCCTCTTCAAATTCGGGACGCTCCTCGTCGACATCCGGCAACATCCTGGCCTCCAGGCTGTCAGAGCTGACGCTCATGTTTGTACCAATGCGGCTCATTATTCGTTATCGTTTTCGTTGACTTGACCCGCTGCTTCCATCACAGCCACTTTGTCCTCGATCATCTTACGCTTCTCGTCGATGTAGGCGCCGTACTTGTTCATAATAGCCAGCGACTGCTTGTCGTCGTAGTCGATCTTCGTCTCGTCCACATCGTGTGCGTTGGTCGTAACGACTGGAGGCAGGAACGCCGCCTTGTACATGTCGGCCTGCTCCGATTCCGGCTGGTCGAGGCGGTCGAGCTTCATAGCTATCTTAGCCCCGTCGGCGATGGCGAAGGCGTTGTCGGTCTCCATGCCCATGCGCATGAGGTGGTTGGCGGAGGCGCGCACGCGCTCCTCCTGTATCCTGCGGCTCGGCGGCATCATCTGCTCGACGACGAACTCGAAGAGCCGCTGGTCCGCCTTGGCGACTCGTATATCATTGGACTGCGTGGAGTACTGACCCCTGACCAGCTGTTTAAACATCGGCAGCGTTTCCAAAAAAGGGTTCCGCTTCCATATCCAGTAGACATGGTCCACGCGCGCCAGACGGTTCCTGTGCGCCGGCTCGCAGTCGCAGTCGTCGATCGGCACGCCCTGCGTGAAGTGCAGCAGCGCAGCCGTCATCAGCTTCTGGGGTATTACGCTTGGCAGTGACATATCATTTCATTGAATGTTGGATATCAGATACTCTTGTACTCGCGCTTCGCGTCGAACGAAGGGCAGGCCTTTCGGACGCCCGCGAAGTCGCGGTGGCCGAGGATCGTGGCGTAGGGGTAGAGCTTGCGCAGGTCAATGAGCAGCGACATCAGCGCGGCCTTCTGCGCGTCGGTGCGCGTGTCCTTCGGCTTCAGCTGCTGGTAGGTCTTCTTCGGGTCGCACTCCAGGCCGCCGACGTACACCACGCCGATAGAGTTAGAGTTGTGCCCGGCCACGTGCGCTCCGGCGACGTCCACGTCCCGTCCGAGATGCACCTCGCCGCCGAGCGTCACGACATAGTGGTAGCCGATGTCGCTCCACCCCTGCCTCCTGTGCTCTGCGCGGATCTGCTCGACGGTCTTCGCCTGCCCCTCAGGCGTGGCGGTGCAGTGTACGACGATGTAGTCGACGTGCCGCCTGGACTTCCTCAGCTCGATGTCGCCGTGCTGTATGGTGTACGGTGTCTTCGACGGCGTGACGGCGTTCGCCGCCGCCGTGATGCCCATCAGCGCCAGCGTCTTCGGGCCCGCGAGGCCGTCGGCGGAGAGGCCGTGCATCAGCTGCCACCGCTTCACGCACTCCGTGGTCACCGTCCCCCATACGCCGTCGGGGTACGCCCCGACGACCTTCTGTATCTGCTTCACGACCGTCCCCCGGTCGCCCTGCTTGTAGACTGTTGCCATATCGACTGTAGATTATAGATTCATTCCTCCTCGATCTCCTCCCCGTCTTCCCATCCGTCGTCGGGCTTGCGGTCCTCGCGCTCCCTGAGGTACATCACCCGGGTTCCCCCGAGCAGGTGCCAGCGGAAGCCGTGCTCCAGGAGCTTCTGCTCCGCCGCCGGCCACGGGTCTCCGGCCTCGATGGTGGCGCGCAGCCCCATCGCGTCGCGGAGCTGCCGCTGGTCCATCACCTCGCAGTCCGTCATGAGCCTCGGCATGGAGAGGTACCGCGCGGCGAACGCCTCGACGGCCCTCTCGGTGTTGTCCTCCAGCGCCGCGATGTCCGTGCAGTGGATCTCGTTACCTTCGTCCTTGCCTCTTCCCATTGATGCTGTACTTCTCGGTTGTGATACTGCTGACGCTCACGGCCATGGGCCTCACATCAGGATTATCGTGCTCTTGCTGCTGGGCACCTCCACCACCCTCGTGATGGCGAGGTCCTCGTCCTCCAGCAGCATGTCGGCCTCCGCCTTGCGGCTCACCGACAGGTACGGTACCTTGTTTCCCCATGGGTCGTCCTTGAATAAGTGATACATAGCCTTAATTCTTTAGTTCTTTATTCCTCCGCGACGTACAGGTTCTCGTCGACGCAGAGGTTCAGCGGCTCGGTGCGCTCGAACTGTATCATCACGGCGTACCAGCCGTCCTGCAGCGGACCGATGGACTGGATGTCCAGGATCGCGTTGTCGAGGTCGATGCGCGCGAAGTCGCCGTCGATGTTCTCGTATGCCTCCTTGTCGTGCTTGTCCTTCAGCCACGCCAGGAACTGCTGCGCGTGGTACCACGCCTCCGCCTTCGCCTCGGCGGCGCAGTCGCCGTCGGCCATGTCGCGCGCCCTGACGAAGAAGTAGATGGGGTAGTTGAGGACAGGCCGCGTGATGCTGCCGCCGCCCTCTACGCTCGACTCCATCACCACGCAGGGCGAGAACTTGGGCTCTATGCCCTTCGCCAGCTCCACCACGCCGCCCTGCGAGTCGGTCAGGTAGAACCGCCTGTTGCCGTTCGTCACCGAGTCGAGCATCGGCTTGTACGTCCGGCACCACTGTCTTACTATCGAATGGAATGTCATAGTCCGTAAATGGGTTTAGTTCTCCGTTCCTTCACCCTCGGAGTCCGTTGGACGGTTTTGGTCCAATTCGTTGGATTGGTTGGATTGGTCGGATGACCCTGCCTCGTCCTCTGCCGACTCCTTCTCTCCTTTACTCCTTCTCTCCTTCTCTCCTTCGAGGTCAATCCCGTAGTGCTCCGCGGCGGCCCTGACCTTCTCGTCGTCAAACGCGGCGTCGCCCTCCAGTGCCAGGAACTCCCTGAAGCTCTCCTTCCACTTCCCGACATGCTCCGCGCGCTTGTCGCCGTTGCCGCGCCTGGTGTCCACGAGCCACTTCCTGAGCTCGCGCCTGCGGGCCTTCTGCTCGCTGGTGAGCTCCGCCGGCTCCTCCGCGGCGGGAGCGTCCGCGGCGGCAGATTCTTCACTATTCGCTTTTTCGTTTTCACTTACGATTCGGGCGTTCCCGAGGTCGTCGACCACTACCCTGCCCTCCTTCACGAGCCTGTCCCATCCGGCATCCAGCTCGTCGAGGATCTTCCGGATCGCGTTGTCGATGGCCGTGGCCCTCTTCGCCCACGCCTCGCGGTCGCTGTCCTTCGCCGTCCCGTCGTCCACCAGCAGGTCCATCTTCCGGCGTGCCTCGTCGAGCTCGCGGTACAGGCCCTGCAGCTGCGCGGCGCTCTCCTGCGTCTTCTCCGGCAGCAGGTGGACGTACTGGTCCACGTGCTTCGGCCGCACCGGCGCCGGCCTCGCGTCCGGAGACACGCCTGCCGCGCCGCCGTCCCCTCCGCCGTAGCCGGCCTCCTTCGCCTCGCCGGCCTGCATCCTGGCGCCGCCCGCGGACGGGCCCTTGTCTGCGGTCTTCCTGCCGACGGCCCGCGTTGCCTTTCCGGTTCCGTCCGCGGGCTCCTCTTTCGACGGATCCGCAGTGTCGTTATGCTTCTGCGCGACCACGGCACCGAACGCCGTGTACATATTGGCTATCGCCCGCTTCGCGGACTTCACGTACAGCATGTCCGGCAGCCAGGTGTCGGTCAGGTTCGTCAGTGCGGAGAGCAGCACCGCCCCGTCCTCGAAGGCCTGGCAGTAACGGTCGTTCCACCCGGCGCTCACCTGCAGCACGTTCTGCAGCCGCGCCTCGAGCGTCCCGCACAGCCTTACCAGCGACTGCCCGTCGACAGACAGCCAGTCCCCCACCCTACTCTCGTATGCCGCACGCTCCGCGGCGGTCATGTTGTCGTACCTCTTCAGGTACTCCGAACTCTGGATCTTACGTATCATAATCGTCTCGTTTAATCATCTGCCCGCAAGATACGATATGTTGGAAATAAAATCAAGGGCAGCCGCTGCCTATCTTTGCAATATTGCAATAATGTTATAGTGTTTAACTGCCAAATTGCAATAGTTTAATAATTTTTAACTGCAATATTGCAATAATATTCAGGAATTATCCCTACCTTTGCAGCAGTTACAACATTTTATATCACTACATTATGGCAAAACTACGTAAGACGCAGTTGCGTGCCGTCATCGGCATAGGCAACTACAAGGGAGGCGTCGGGAAGACCACGACCGCCCTGAACCTCGCTATGGCCCTGCACCTGCAGGGCTACCATGTGATGGTCATCGACATGGACCGTCAGTCAAATCTCTCCTCCTGCACCGACTGGGACCCGGACCTCGAGCTGCAGCACTACCCTACCATTTACAACGTACTCTGCGAGGAAGCACCCATCCCCGTCTACAAAAGCAGCAGCGGACTCTACTACTGCCCGTCCACGTCCATCATGAACAAGGTGGACCAGCAGCTGCCGACGATGCGCAACCCGGCGATGAAGCTCACCCGCGCCCTGCAGAAGGCGCCGGACGACCATACCGGCGAGGGACTGACGGACTGGACGACGGACTTCGACTACATTCTGATCGACTCACCCGTCGGCCCGCAGGTGCTCGTCGACAACATCCTGATCGCCGTAAACGCCGTGCTCATCCCCATCAACCTCGAGGGCTTCGCGCTCAACGGCCTGCAGAACTATCTCGCCTACATACAGGAGATACGCGAGACGGAGAACGACGAGCTCGTGAATCTGGGCTTCCTGATCACCCGCCGCAAGGCGTATATCAAAGGACAGCGCGAGGCGGAGGAGCAGCTGAAGGCACGCTACGGCAGGGAGATCCTGCCCGTCAGCATCTCCGAGCGCGAGGCCGTCAGCAAGTCGCAGCGCGAGTTCACCAGCGTCTACAACGTACGCAACGCCGACGTGCCGCGCGAGGAGTTCACGATGCTCGCCAACGAGATCGTCAAACGAACTAAAGCATTATTGCAATAATGTTATAATACAATATTGCAATACATCTATAGTTTTATAACTTAATTCTGCAATATAGCAATAGTGCAATAATTCAATATAACAATAACATTATAAAGCAATACGACTATGAGTGCAATCAGTAAAAAGAAACAAGAGAAGCCGACGCAGATCCTGGGCGAGTCGCCGGAGGAGATACTGCGCCGCAAGCGTGCCATCGAGAGCAGGGTAGGGGATAATCCGTCACCCCCCTCTGATGAGGAGCCAACGGGCATGGCGGCAGAGAAGGCGGTAGGCGCGCTGTGCTACCTGCCTAAGTCCGTCCACCGCCTCGCCACCCGCTACGCCGAGGACAGGGATCTCACCGCCAAGCGTTTCTTTCTGGAGACGATGCTCCTTGGTCTGGAGCAGCAAGGCGTTATCACACCTGAGCAGCGCACCGAGGCGCTCACGCTTCCCAATGAGTACGGCTGGAAGGGTCGCAAACAATAACGCAATATTGCAGTATTACAATACGGCAATAAAACAATAATTCAATAAAGCAATAAAATTATGAAGACTACCTACAAAGTAACCGTTGAGACGGATCAGAACACGGAATCGTCCGTCCCTGCAGCAGAACAGAAACCACAGCGTTTCGTTCGCCTTCCAAACCCGCAGATCCCCATCGCGGAGTACAATCTCGTGACGCGCTACTGCGAGAAGTTCGACAATATGACGCGCCAGGACTTTGTGGAACTCGCTATCATCGAGAAACTCCACAATGACGGCGGCATGTCACAGGCGGACTTCAACGCCCGCTGCGAAGAGATCCGTAACCGCCCGCCGCGTGGCCACCGCAAGAATACTAAAAACAAATAAGCAACTTATGATTAAAGTAAAAGACCTGCACATGCAGCAGACCGTGAAGGCGGCGGTGAAGTATATTGAGAGCGGGGTGGGGTTCCCTGACCTGCGCAAGCATTTCAACCAGCTCTGCATGGACTGGCATGCCGACGAGTACGACCCGGACGGGCTATCGCTGGACATAGATGATATCGCCAGACATGTCGACGACGAGCCGTGGATCAGGGATGTCGCCGCCATGCCGGCCCATGAACGCACGTGGCAGATGAACGTCCGCGTCGTGGAAGAGTTCATCGCCAAGTACTGGTTCATGCCGAAGGAAGAGATCTCCACCCAGAACGTGGCCGATGTGCTCCGCGTGGCAGACCCGCTCAGCCGCCGCCACATCCTGGCACAGCGCGTCGTCATCAAGTGTATCCACGACCTGAAGTCAGAGAGTCAATTACATCGTCTGGATCTTCTGATGGATGCGCTGGCCACCAATCCGGGATTAGAGAAAGAACATTTTTGGCATTTTAAAGCTACGACACTATGAAACAGTACAGTCACGACTACAGTAAGGCGTCAGAGGCGGAGAGCCATCTGTTCGCCGCACAGCAGCTGAACGCCCTCGACGATCCCGCCGGGGCGTGGAAACACGTAGAGGACGCCCGCAGGCTACTACAGGAATACCTCTCCCGGGACAACATGGTAGAGGACGGCGAAGCGGAGGACGGCTGGGTACGCTACGGCGACGCGGCCCGCGAACTCGAGGACGCCCGCAGGCTCAACGCCCACTACCGCGAGACGATGCTCGCCGTCTCCAGAACCGGCGCGGCGGTTGCCGCTATTTCAGAAAGGGACCTCGCGGAGCTGGAAGAACCGAGGTCGAGGCAGAAGCCGTCAGGCCCGAAGGTCGTCCGCCACGGGAAGATCGACCGCCAGTACAGGCAGCAGCTCGACGGGGTAGGGGACGCCTCCTGCCCGCTCTACGGCAAGCACATCCGCATCAGCGGCACCTTCGAGCAGATCCAGATGTCGCGCGACGACGTGGCGGCCGCCTGCCAGCGCCTCGGCGCGAGTCTGGTCAGCGACGGCATCGCCAAGAGCATGGATATCGTCATCCTGGGCAACAACGCCGGGCCGTCGAAGATGGAGAAGATCAGGCTGTGGCAGAGCGAGGGCTGCCAGATACAGGCGCTCTCGCAGTTCGATATCAAGAAGATCTTCGACGAGTACCTGCCGAAGCTGTGAATCTGTCCGAGTCTCGCGCCCGCGCGAAAGCGCGCGCAAAACTATAAATGTGTCCGAGTTCCTGCGGACGGAAAAAGCTATAAATCCGTCCGGATTATTAAAAAAACACCTGATTAAATAATAAAAAAATCGGGTGTTTCTTTTTTTATCTACGTGTAATAGGGATATAGAGTAAGCCGTGGCGTAACTGCCTGATACACAATGCTATGACACCGCAAACACGGACGTTTATACAGGGTAACTCGGACGGATACACAGCTTTCCGCGGACGGATATACGGGGAAACGCGGACGGATATACGGGGAAATCAGGACGGATATACAGCCGTTTCCGGACGGATTCACAGCCCAGTGCACGGATCTCGGACAGATTCACAGCCGTATTTCGGACAGATTCACAGGTACAATCCGGACAGATATATAGCTTTTTACGGACATTTTTATAGCTTTCTTTCCAGTCTGGAGAGAACTGGAAAGGATTGGAAACGCGGACGTTTATATAGTTTTTTACGGACAGATTTATAGTTTTTCAAAATCCGGACAGATTTATAGCTTTTGGGAAATTTTCATAACTGCCTGAAAATAAATGCAAAAAAGTTTGGTAGTTTGCGGACAATTTTATAACTTTGCACCCGAAAGTTACAACGAATAAAATTTTTCTATCATGGCAAGAAGATCAAAGAAGGCCGAGCTGCGCAAGCAGGAGCTTGCACGCATCGTGCCCCTCGACCAGCGCAGGATGATCACGCAGCCCATCACCTTCGCCTTCCTCAACGGCGACATGTCGGTGATGCACGCCCGTATCCAGACGACCATCATGGACAAGCTGCAGGGGCGCATCGCCAAGGCCGTGAAGAGGCAGCACGAGAGCGGGTTCGCCGGCAGCCTGTTCTCCGACGAGGACTTCGCGCCCGTCAAGGGTGTGTCCGGCAGCTACCTCACCTTCTCGGTCAAGTACTCCGAGCTGGGCGTCGACCCCGCCAACTACCGCTACGTCAGCGAGGCGGCGCGCGCCATGCAGGGCTCCCTGTTCTACGAGAAGGAGCAGGACGGCTACACGCGCTCCATCGTCGTGTTCCCCGTCATCGACGTGCCCGACGAGACGAAGAAGGAGCGCCGCACCGACATCAAGCTCTACATGACCGAGTCGACGGCCAGGGACCTGTTCACCTTCGAGCGGTACCAGAAGTACCTGAAGGACGCCGTGTTCCTCTTCTCCTCCGGCTACGCGGGACGCATCTACCTGCTCATCAACGCCTACAAGTACGCGGGCGTCTGGGTGGTCGAGTACGAGAAACTCCGCAAGATCCTGCTCACCGTGAAGGACGAGAAGACGGGCAAGTACGAGTGCAGCAAGTACCGCGACATCAACGACTTCAAGAAGCGCGTGCTGGAGCCCGCCCGCAAGGAGATCGCCGAGGCCGCCGCCCACATCGACTGCACCTTCGACTACGAGTTCCGCTACCCCGCGGGGAAGAGGCGCGGCACGCCCGAGGCCATCGTCTTCCACATCCACCTGACGGACACCGGGCGGAACATCCGCCAGGAGCAGCTGGAGGCGAGGGAGCAGATAGGCCAGCGCAGGGGCAGGGGAGAGGCCGCCGGGCCCGCCGCCGTCCAGGCAGCCCCCGCCGCGACCGCCGACGCGCCGCGGCTGCCGCAGTCCGTCTACGACGACCAGGCGGAATGGTAACCTTTAAAAAGACATGACGACATGGACAGTAATAACGGCAACGACAGGAACAATCCCGTGAACAACCCCCTCGTGGCGGCGTTCGCCAGCGAGGTGGAGAAGATGGGCAACCCCGCGGCGTCTGCGGCCAGGCGCCTGCGCTTCGGCATCTACGGCAACGTCGACCCCCGCAAGGAGCTGTGGGCGGGCATCGTGTACTTCATGACACAGGAGAGGCGCCAGCCGCAGTGGAACGGGGCCTACGACAGGGTGGCGGAGTGGCTGGCCGACAACGAGGGCCGCGGGCTGATCTGCGTCGGCACCAGCGGCCTCGGCAAGACTGTCGTCTGCCAGAAGGTGCTCCCGGTGCTCTTCTCCCGCCACTTCGGGCTCGAGGTGCTGTCGGTGACGGCCAACGAGATGAACGCCCGCATCGACGAGCTGCTCAGGTACTGCCAGCCGAACCGCATCGTCATCGTCGACGACGTCGGGACGGAGCCGGCCAGCGTCTACGGCCGCCACCCGTTCTGCGAGCTCGTCGACACCGCCGAGCGCCGCGGCACGCTGCTCATCGTCACCACGAACCTGCGGACCACGGCGCGCCGCCTGACGCAGGACTGCGGGCAGCAGGGCAGGGTGGGGGACTACGACCCGCTCAGCCCGCCGTCCATCGAGAAGCGCTACGGCATCCCGACGCTCGACCGCCTCAGGGCCACGACGAAGGTCGTCCGCTTCACCGGCGAGAGCATGAGGGGATAGGAAAGACGCCGGCGGCGATCCTCACGGACTGCCGCCGGCCAGACAAAATACGAATTGTCTCCAATGGAAAAATTAAAAGTTGTTACAAAAAGTCATGCTCTAACAAAAACTTAAAACCTGTAAATTATAAATCATAAACTTATAAGCTATTTCCTGTTGTCGCCCCTCGCGACGCGGCGGTTCCACTCCCGCTTGATGGCCTCCGAGTGCACCTCGTTCGTGCCCGTCTCCCGGCACCACGCCTCGACCATCTCGATCGCCGGGTAGTCCCTGCCGCCGACGCGCCGCGCATACTCCGCGTTGAACGCCTCGACGGCCCGCCAGAACCCGGCGCGGATCACCTGCTGCAGCGCGCCCGCCTGCCTCTGGCCGAAGCCCACGTCGTTGGTCCACTCCCGCAGCACGCCGTGTTCCGTCATGCAGCGCGGCGGGCACTCCACGGGCACGAACGACCCCAGCAGCTCCGCCGTCACGCCGTAGAGACCCGCCGTCACCTCCGGATCCGACTCCAGCCCGACGGCGATGACGTTCCGCCGTGTGGCGCTCATCGCCTTGTCGACGGGCCCCGCCTCCGCCGTGTCGTCCGCCGTCTCCATCATGAGCGCGTCCATCGCCCCAGGCAGATGCTGCAGGCACACAACCCGCTGCTCTCCGATCCTCGCCCCACCGCCAAGCTCGTGCTGAAGCCACCCGTGCATGTAGTCCGTCACCCTCAGCCATGCCACGGGAGGCACCTTATACTGTCTTTCCATCCTTAGCCATTCACGCCGCAAAGTTACGACAATCCACCGACACCGCCAAACAGTCCGCGATTTATCTTTTCAGGGCCGCTTTTTCCATTGGCGCGACTTGTAAAAATAATCGTTCGGATAACAATATAACACGCTGTGTTTCAGTACGTTGCAGAAACACCGTCCACCCAGGCCCGCAAAAGAGTTATCTTATACACAAATAATGCGTAAACGTCTGGCATACAACATGTTTCAGCACACACAGGTGCTTATTTATCCGAAAACACCGCCTTTCACGCAAAACCCTTTTCAAAGAAGAAAGAAATACAGAGCCTTCCCTAAAGCCAATTATTCATCATGCGACGCGCAAGACTCCCCGCTCTCCACCATAAGTAATAAAAAAATGAAAAATAAAAATAAATGACTGATAATCAATAAGTTATATATATACTATATATTACTCACAAATATTTTTCATATACTTTAAAATAAAGAAAACCGCAAAATAACCGCTTTTTTATAACATAAATAACTGATTTTCAGCACGTTACAAATTATATGCGGCATTGATAACCCCGGGATAAGCTGACAAACGGCGGGTGCTTTTCCCGTTCCGGCGAAAGATAACTCGCTGGATCCTTGCACGTTACGCGGAAAATGCCTACCTTTGCACCGCGAAACGTAATCGGATAAATCCACTTCGCGGCGCAGTTTCCCGTCACACCAAAACGCGGGATCCCACACCACCACCACCGTACCGCGTCTGCGCCGCGATTTTCTTACGGATGCCATAAAATGAAGATTATACGGATGATAGCCATCCCGCGCCGCCGACCGCAGTTGTAACTTTTTGGCCGGCGGCGCATTTTTTTATTGCCTGTCCCTGGCCTGCGGCCGAGTGCCATCCTCGCCTCGGCAAAGGCATCAAGCGAGCCTATGCCTTTTGCGCTCGGCTCGTCTGCCCTTGCATTTTTCCTTGTTGGAAACGTATATTACGGGAAAAACAGGATATGTTATGAGATACAGCAACCCTAACGACCCGTGGCGCTACGACCCCTTCCGTGACATGGACGACGACGGCCGCGCGCAGGCGTCCCTCATCAAGGGCCTGGTGTTCTTCGTCGGCATGCTGGCGATACTGGTCCTCGACGGCCTGCTCTCCGGCTGCACCGTGCCGAAGGCCGTCGAGGAGCACCACCACCACCACTACGAGGCCGACACCGCCGCCGTCAGCCGGCAGGTCGACGCGCGCCTCGCCGAGTGGCACTCCCGGACAGAGGCGTTCGTCAGCGAGCGGCTGGAGCAGTTCTCGAAGCAGCACCAGCAGTCCGAGCACCAGCAGGAGACGGTCACCGAGACGATCACCGTGTCGCTCGACTCCCTGGGCCGCGAGATCCGCCGGGAGCAGCGCACTATCAGCCGCGACATCACACGCGAGCTTCAGACTGTCGAGCAGGCTATTACCCGCGAGTACGAGAGCCGCCTGAGCACCGTCGTCGACAGTATCGACTCCGCCTGGAGGCAGCGCTACGACTCCATCTCCGCACGCATGGCGCAGACGGACTCCGCGCTCGTCATGAAGACACCAGTGGGCGACGCCCGCCCGTGGTACCGCCGCGCGTGGGACGCCATCGCGTATATATTAATAGGTGCGTGCGTCGCGGCAGCGGTGTGGTTTACGCGAAAGTGGTGGATAAGACTGCTGTAGAAAAGCAGCATATTCAACAGGAATCATGAGAGAACAATTAAAGGAACTGGCATTGTCGGAGCTGCGGCGCGTGGCCGAGCGGTCACGCCTGGTGAAGGTGCGGACGAAGGACGGGCGTGTCGAGGAGGCGCAGGAGCGCGTCCCCTGGCGCGTGTGGTACGTGGCCGCGTCGAACGGCGACGTGATCCGCGGCGAGGAGTGCGTGACGCTTGCCGTCTATCCAGACCAGGGCGCCTGCGGCGCCCGCCTGGTGATGTTCACCGCCAGCGGCCAGACGCGCCGCCTGCGCGACTGCTGCATCCTCCGCGCGAACGACTTCATGCTCGTCATATAGAATACTCACCACCGGCCCACCTCCGGCAGGAGAGGGGAGCGGGGACGAAAAGGACATATTTGAAACAAACGTTTAACAATAATTATGCAACCCAAACAGTATCTACAGAGGCTCGCCGCCGACGTCGTGAAGCGCAGCGGCATCGCGCGCCCCACCGTCGAGGCGCTGCTGCCGCACGTCTTCGACGAGATCCGCTACCAGCTCACCGAGGGGAACCGGTGCGTGCCCATCGAGGGCTTCGGCACCTTCGCCGTCATAGACATGCCCGAGCGCAGGCGGCGCTACACCTACAAGGGAAAGAACGAGATCCGCGTCATCCCCCCGATGAAGAAGCTGAAGTTCGCCCCGACGAAGAACATGAAGCGCGAGATCGATGCCGGCCGCTACGACCCGACCAGGAAATCCTTCAGCCACCACCCGCAGGACCCGAAGATCCGCAAGCGCTGCGACATGCAGTACAACCGGCGCTCCGAGGTGTTCCTCGAGCACGTGCCGGAGGCATGCGGGGATTAAGACGGCTATTTTGTAACAAACGTTTAACACAAGTTATGACACTACAGGAAGCATACCAGGGGTGGCAGCAGGACGGGCAGAACCGCCAGCTGTACGCGAACACCCGCAACGCATTCCGCAAGGCGTGGTTCCGCCTGCCGACGAACCAGCCCTGCCGGTACTACACGAAGGAGGTCCTCGGCGAGGCGCTGGCCGCCACCGACGAGGTGCGAGAGATGAAGGCGAAGGCTGCCAGCGTGATGATCCACGTGCTGGCGTTCGCCCACCGCCAGGAGCCCGCCGACAACCCCGAGCCGGACTTTACCATCGACCAGCTGATGATGACCAGAGAGCCCAGGCCGCAGGCCGAGGACGCCATCTGCCAGCTCGACGCGAAGACGCTGGAGGTGATCAGGACCTGGCCGAACCCGTTCCGTATCAAGGAGGAGATCGGCGTCGGCAACGTGAAGCGCGCCATCGAGCGCTGCGGCCTCGCCGGCGGCTTCTACTGGAGCTACGAGAGGGACCTCCCCGAGCGCCTCGCCGAGCGGAAGCGCCGTACCGAGGCAGCCCACCGCTTCAACAGAAGCCTCACCCCCGACCCCTCTCCGACCGGAGAGGGGAGCGACGCGGCAGAGAGCGACGCGGAGGGTGACACAGCTGGGGACACGGCTGAGACCGTCTCCCCAGCGATACAGATGCGTGAGGCCGCGTCTGCGGTTGGGGATCTGGTAAAGGTCTTCGGGGAGACCCGGGATCCGTCGGACTCCGCCGCCCCCGTGCAGCCCGCTCCCAAGAGCAGAAAGAGGTCCAAAACGAAAAGTGGGGACAAGAATAAAACGAAGAAAAGCGGGAACACGAAAAAAGTAGGGATAAATTCTGCCGTCAAGACGAAGCTGCCTGAATTGCGGCCAGTCTTCCAAGAAACCACAAAGCCCGCGACAGAGAACCAATCCGCAGGATCACGCCTCCCTATGGTGGATAGGCCGGTGGAGAAGCCCTCCGTCGCCTCTCAGGCCCTCGCCGTGTTCACCGACGACGAGCTGTTCGCCGAGCTCGACCGCCGCGGATGGCACGGCAGCTTCAGCCGTACCGAGATCGTAACCATCGGACAGCCATGATCGACGACGACCTGCAGCCCGCGCCAAGGGAACATACACCCGGCGACCAGGCGCCGCCTGGCTACGACCCTGCCGACGACGGGCTGCCAACCCTCGACTGGCTCGAGAAGTACGTGCCGTACCGCCCGTTCGACGTAGAACTGTAAACGCTTTTTTTATAATACTCTTTTATTGGCCCATGTTATTTTCACATAAATCCTTTTCGCCGCCCGCCGTCTGAGAAGATAGCGGGCGGTGTTTATCAAAAAAACTCCCCGAAAAATTTGGCGGTGTCGGAAAATATCCGTACCTTTGCCGGCGTGTTTATAACTTTAAAGCTACGACATTATGAAAAATCAGTTCATGAAGGCCCTGCCGGTGGCCTTGATACTGGCAGCAGCAACTACCGTGTTCAACTCATGCGCCCGCGACGACGATCCGGCGGACGGCGATATCAGGATCGGAGTGGAGCCTGCCGACACGATGCAGCGGCAGACGGTTAATTTCAGTATCGGTGGAGATACCGAGATGGTACCTTTTTCGGAATCAATATCCGAGATACCGAAATCTGAACAAACAAAAAAATTAAAAATTCTTAAATAATTTGCATAGACGGAAAATGTATTATAATTTTGCAGCCAAAAAGAGCAACAATGTTATAAGATGGAAAGAGAAATCAGGATACCAGTTACCAAGCTGAAGGACTACCTGAACGAGGTGGGCCTGACGGTAAAGACCTTGGCTGACCTGTCGGGTATCCATGTCAGACATCTGGAGAAATGCCTGGCGGGCGAGGTGGATAAGCGCAACGGCGCACTACGCACGATGAGTGACAACAATCTGTCACTTCTTCAAGACGCGCTACACGAGCTGTCGCTCCGCCTGAAGTACATCTTTATCTTTTACAACACCGACCTGGAGGAGGTGAAGCGCAACGGTAACCGCTACTGCAAGGACTGCGTTCGTCAGATCAAGGAGCAGCTGTCGCCCTACTTCGTGGTGCTGCCGTTTATGATGTATACGCTGGGGTGGAACCGCAGCAAGGTACGCAACGTGATGGATATCGAGAAGGGTTTCGCCTTTGGCAACATCAGCCAGGACGATGTGAACCGCATCAACGTGAAGCTGGCGGGGATTGCCGCACAGCTCGAAAGGTTGACGCTCGTACAGGGCTGACACCTTATATATATATAATAAGGTTTAATAATACTATCTTATAATACTTTCTTAACATAGAACACAATCGACTAATACTATTTTGACATAAAGGCCAAAGGGTAGCAAGAAACTGAAACCCGCATATTTACCGCGAATATAAAAGGAATGGCGGCGATGATGTAAAGAATCACCGCAATTATAATCTTATTAGTGCTTCGATGGCATAATACTATATTACCAACAATCCGGATTTTCGATTTTTTTTTCTCATGACGAGAGAACAC